GCACCATCTGGATGTAGGTTAATGGTAAACGCTGTGGCCTGGAACCACGGTATGGAGGTTCGATTCCTCCCATCCAGACCAGTTTAATGTTGCAGAAATGCAGCTTAAAACCGTCAATGCTGGTTTTATGCGTCATTTTTGCTACTTTATGCCCGTCTAGCGCAATTGGCAGGAGGCGACGGTTTTAGATACCGTACAGTCCGGGTTCGAATCCCGGGGCGGGTACCAATTTTCAGCTTGCTTCGGTGTGGCCGTAGCCTAATGGTAAGGCCTCGCGCTGTGAACGCGATTACGCGGGTTCAATTCCCGCCGGTCACCCCCAAGCAAGTTGAAAAAAAGAACTTGACAAGAGCTTGACTTCATGGTAGAGTTACACTTGTTGAGTGGGTGATGAATCAACACATGATCAATCACCCATGCGTTTCACGAATCGGTTTCGATCGCCGCCGTCACTGGCCGCGCGCCGATTCAGATCGCGGAGTTTGCGCGGGTGGAGTAGGGTCACAAAGGCACATCGCTGGCGGGACCTGAGGCAGACAAAAACATAGCGTCCTTGTTTGACGCATTTGGAGCACTGGCTGAATTGGCAAGGCACCTGGCTGTAACCCGGTAGTATGGTTTCCATTCGTGGTTCGAGTCCACGGTGCTCCACCATTTTGAGAATATCGCCTCATGGACGTCCTGAAAGACGAGGTTGATGGATCAAGGACGGCCCTCTCGAGAGCCGACCCGAGCAGTTCGAACCTGTTAGTGTATTCTCAATTCATGGCCCGGTGGTGTAATGGTCATCATACTGGACTGTCTCTCCGGAGATCGGGGTTCGATTCCCCGTCGGGTCGCCATATTCGGATAAACGCTGCTCACCCTAGCAAAGTGAGAGCACATTGCAAAGCGAGCGAGTCCTTAGGATGCAATGAGGCATGGCTTAGTAGCTCCAATTGGTTAGAGCGTTCCCCTGTCACGGGAGAGGTTGCGAGTTCGAATCTCGTCTAGGCCGCCAGTTTACAACGCCTGGTAGCTGAGGGGTTTAGCGATCGGCTGATAACCGGTGTCATACGCAGGTTCGAGTCCTGCTCAGGCGACCAGATTGTGTATGGTGTAACAGTTGATAATCCGAACCCTAGGAGAGACTGAAAGCCATTGGGGTCACATTATGCTCCGGTAGATTAACGGTTAGATCGTTGCCCTTTCAAGGCAAAGATCGGGGTTCGATTCCCCGTCGGAGTACCAGTTAGCTTGCAAGTTCCGTCGTCGAACAAGTATAGCATGGTAAGGCTCTCACGGTCCGTCATCCAAGGCGCCGCCGTGAGGATAGTATGGGGGTTCGAATCCTTCCCTTGCCGCCATCGGGGTATGGTATAGAGGTAGCACCCGTGCTTTGGGAGCACGTAGCGGAGGTTCGATTCCTCCTACCCCGACCATTTGAAGGAGCGATGAATGACTTTGAGAGAAGTAACTGATGAAATCAAGGTAGGCTTATTGGCCGCAGGTTTTTACCTAATTATCTGGATTTCTGCTGCACTTGCTTTTTGTCAGATGATTTATTGGAGACTTACTGGCGTCCCTTTCATTAAGGTGAGAGGTAAGTTTCACAATGAGTACATTCGCTCGTGTAAGTGATTATTCACCGGTCGTCTAATGGCAGGACAAGGGCCTTTGAAGCCTTCAATGCTGGTTCGACCCCAGCCCGGTGATCCATTGAAAGGAGTTTGTTGATGATCAAAGTTGTTCGTGGAGATATGACCTACTACTATTCCTCAATGAGGCATGTAGATAACGCCATGCAGAGCTGTAAGGAACCCGATGGTTCAATCCGTCCTGGGTTCTTGGAATACAAACTCATGCAGCTTGCAGATTTTGCCATCAACCGCAGATCAAACGAGCTCGTAAAGTGCCGCACTGATGTCGAGTCTGTATTCGAATCAGGACTGCGTGTGGATGCCGTTGTGGTGTTCACTGAATAAAAGAATGCGCCTGTATGCCCTCTGGCTACGAACCAGTTGAAAGGCTAATTGGATACATGGGGGTTCGAATCCCTTCAGGCGCGCCAGTTCAATGGGTAGTTGGCAGAGAGGTAATGCAGCGGTTTGCTAAACCGTAGAACGTGTAAAAGCGTTCCCAGGGTTCGATTCCCTGACTACCCGCCAGCATGACATGTTCGTTCGTCGGAGACAAGAATGCAGCGCGCAAGAGGATTCCTCAAGATGTAGTGCAGGCGAGAATGGAGAGTACGGCGCAATGGAGCGCAACTAGTCTTGAAAACTAGCGCAGGGTGCTAGAACCATCCTGGGGGTTCGATTCCTCTACTCTCCTCCAGTTTATTCCCTAGGGGCCCTGAGGGCAGGGGCACTGGCCTGTTAAGCCAGACGTTGTAGGTTCGAATCCTACCTAGGGAGCCATTATGGGTGGAAAGCTTTAGTGGTGAAGCACCAGACGTTTAATCTGGGGAACGTGGGTTCGACTCCCCGGTCGCCTACCATCATGCAGACATAAATAGTTCAACGATTTATGTTTGCAGAAAGAGCTTGACTTTGTCTGCAGAGCGTGCTAGAATACGCATAAGGAGAAAGACATGGCACTTTCAAACGCCAAGAAGCAGGAGCTGTCACAAGAGCTGCGCGGAGAACGTAATGGCAAGGCCACAGGCCGCTATCACATCTACGACAAAGTCAAGAACAAGCTTCTGAGCAACAAAGAAGGCGTGTATGTTTATGCCAACAAGGCAGCCGCTGAAAAGGCGATCGTTGCACTGATGGCGAAACCGTACAATAAGGGAAAAGAGTTCACACCATTCCCGCAGTACCGCTAAAAAGAGCTTGACAAGAACTCCCAGTTGTGGTAGAGTTCACATCAAGACAGTGACTGACCAGCGCGCAAGCGCAGAAAGTTACAAAAGCTTTTACAATTTAATGGACGGCTTGACGTCCTAACGCAAGAATAAATGGTGAAAGCCAGGAAAGGGGAAGTGCTTCCTACAGCGCCCCGCCAGAGATGGTTCATTCAAGCAAGCCAAGACCACTCGTCTTCTGCTCCGGTGGGAGATAGGTTTGAAGTTGGACCTGAAAAGACTGATCGTAATAACCAAAGGTGAAGTCGATGCTGACCGCAAATCGGCATAAGGATGCAAGCCAGCGAAATCTGATGGTCAAAGGGTAGTTATTGAGTTCGAGGTGTTGCAACCTAGAGCAAGATAGCAATATGATATGGGTTTGGTAGTACACTTGCTGCCAGGGTCGTAGAGTATGGTTTAGTAGCTGATAGCAAGGCAAAAGACATTCGGTGGGTGATATTTTGTGCCTCAAAAGGGTATGAAGTCACAGGGCAACGCTCATCGTGGTAGGTTCACAAATCGACTAATGGTAGGTCGGTTCCCTTTAAAGGAACTTGTGTTGGTTCAATTCCAACTTTGTATTAAATCAAAAACGCAAAGACGTTGCCCCACGTAGGTAGAAAAGTGACCTAATTCCTCAACTCTTCGGAGTAATGAGGACTTACCAAAGCTCGCAAGGCGGCGGTGAGTTTAGGACGACTGCACTTGCAGCACTTTGGCCGGTGTTGTAAGGAAAGAGATCCTAGAGTAAACCTGCGTTAGTGGTCAAATGCCAGACCAGTAAAATAAAAGGCGGTCATGGTGTAGTACGAAGCATGGCGCTTCGTGGAAAGGTTCTCAAGCTGGAGGGTAGCACCTCAAAGCGTACAAGAGCTAAAGCTGCATCAAGCAAGCAAATTCTAAAGGCTTGCACTTTTATTAGTTCATGCGCTGAATTGATCAGTTCTTCGTATGAACCAATAAGGGTGAGTTTCAAAACGGATCGTTCGTATAATGGCTATTATCGCAGACTCTTAATCTGACAGATCCGGGTTCGAGTCCCGGGCGATCCACCAATTCATATTCCGCGGTAGTGTAATGGCATCACGCTAGGCTGTTAACCTGGAAATGGGGGTTCGATCCCCTCTCGCGGAGCCAATTCTTAGGGGCTGTAGCATTTGGTGGGAAGGCTTCCTGTACGTAGATTAGGATCAGAGCTGTGCATGGCTCCCGAAGCTGCAACGCAGGGTTGGGTTATCCCGAACGGTACAAGCCGTTGATCACTGGTTCGATTCCAGTAGGCTCCTAAGAAAACATGCGTCCTCGGCAGAGTGGGAGAGCTGCGGCAGTCTGTAAAACTGTTCCCTCCGGGTGAGTAAGTTCGAATCTTACAGGGCGCACCAGTTCAATGGGTCGTTAGTATAAATGGCAATTATCCTAGGCTTTTAACCTATGAGATCTGGGTTCGAATCCCAGGCGTCCCACCAGTTGTGGCACTAGCCCTGAAAGTTATCCCAAGTAGGGGTTCTTGTGGATACATCTTTGGTAGCTTGCTATCAGAGATGGAGCGACCGTCCGAGGCGTAGACAGTAGTGCGCACTCAATATGGCTCGATGGTGTAAAGGCTATCATGGCGGTCTCCAAAACCGCAGATCGGGGTTCGAGTCCCTGTCGGGCTGCCAGTTCTATGCTTCCTTGGGTCCGAATGGGAAGGACGCTCCCTTACAAGGAGAGGCGAGAAGGTTCGATTCCTTCAGGAAGTACCAATATGAGGAGGTAACTATGATGAATGGGAAGCGACCTTCAGAAGAAGGTTCAGATACTACGTTTTAGAACCGCCTGTAGCTTCGTAGAAGCGCTCCAAGCGCTCCGAAAGACTGAAGGCAACTTGACTAAAGCAATTCGACTAATAATGACTTCAAAGGGCGTATAGGGCGTCAACAGGAGATGATCATGAAAGGAAATTTGAGCGACAACGACCACGGCCTCCGGGCATACCACTTTGGCAACTTTTATCTGTCGAGTATTCAGCAGGGCATCCAAGCGCATCACGCGGGAATTGCTCTTGCGCTCAAGTATCGCATGGGCGATGACAGCGCGGCACAGATGGTATGGGAGTGGGCACCATCGCCTATCGTTTACTGCCTGAATGGTGGCAACAACAAAACCATGCAGGAGATTCGTCAGCTTTTCAGCTCGGCGAACAACCCATATCCGTGGAGTGACTTCTTCGAAGACTACGATTCACTTCACAACATTCTGACTAACGTTGCCATCATTGTGCCTGAGAAGATCTGGGGCGCCCTCGACAAGTGGCGCGGAGTGTTCAAGCACTTTCAGACTCCTTATGGCAACTATCCGCTCAACTTTGAGGAGTTTGTTGGCTGCATACGTGAGGAGCAGTATTGGGCAGAGAACTCTGAGCAGAAGCTAGGCCTCGGCAGCATTGCTCGAGAGTTTGTTGATCACGAGAAGGAAGTTGGTAAGTACACACTGTGGGAATCGCAGTTGGTTGACTTCATTCGTGGGTTCCGACTGGCTCAATAAGGTCGTCGGCGTTGGTACGCGAGAGCGGCTTATATCCGCTTTGCCGCCAGATTAGCGGCCTAGACGGGGTTCGAATCCCTGGGCGACTACCAAAAAAGATGTTGACAAAGACCTCTGATTGCTGTACAATTCACATCAGAGGTTACATAGGCCCCTGAAACATTTAGGGATGATGCCTCGCCTTGTAAGCGAGAGAACGCGGTTCGATTCCGTGCTGGGGCTCCATATAAAAGAGGCATGATAAATACTTCGTGACGTGAGGTAAACGCATGAACAATGACTTTATCATAGCCTGGGTATTGTTTTCATTCGCCTTGAAGATCATCTTCATTGGCGGAGTCATATATTATCTTGTGAAGGAGTGGAGAAATGGCCGCAAAGCACAATCCAGGGCGCAAAAAGAGACCCTGTAAGGCGAACTACAATGCCAGTATGCGATGGAAGACCAACAAGGTTCGTCGCATTGCGCGTCACCTGAAGCGTTGTCCGGGAGACGAACAGTCTCAGGCCGCGCTTGCAAGATTGCAGCGCTGATGTTCGGAAAGGACACTTGGTTGCCAGCCAGGAGATGAGGGTTCGATTCCCTCGGACCGCACCATATCAAGAGGAGTTGACGTTCCTCTGTGCAGTACCAACCCCACGCTGACGGAAAAGGGCCGGGAGTTAGCCGATCTCAAAGAATCGGATTGTAAGGTCGTCCTGTCGTACCTGAGTCACAAACGGGGAGTGGAGCAATGCCGTTAGGCACCGCGCGCGATGGTGTCTGTAACAAAGTCGCTGCTCCACTATAATGCGGCTATGGTGTTCAATGGCAGCATGTCTGGCTTCCAACCAGAAGGTCGGGGTTCGAGTCCCCGTAGCCGCTCCAATTTATATGCCGTTCTGGCGCAATCTGGCAGCGCAGCGCACTCGTAAGGCGCAGGTTATCGGTTCGAGCCCGGTGGGCGGCACCATTTGAAGGAGTTGATCATGAGAGCGAAGGTGAGAGCAAAGAATTTTGTACAGACGATAGCTGCAAACGTTGACAATGCGAAATTGTCCGATGCAGATTTTCGTGTGTTCATTCGCAACACTTTGCCGTTCGTCGAGGGCGTTGCCAACGATGACAGGAAAGAGATTGCCCGTGAGATGGGCTAAGCGAGGGTTGCGCAATGAGGGGAATGTGGGAAATTTTGGTTCCTACCATCAGGAATGATGGCAGACCAATCAGAACCAGATTCCACAGGGTATGGGATGAAAAAGTCAAAGCCATCTCTGGTGGCATGACAATCTTGACTCCAGCCAAAGGCAAGTGGGTCAACCCTGATGGCGTTGAATTTCATGAGAGGATGATTCCTGTAAGGTTGATTGCCACTCGTGAAGAGATTGATCGCGTTGTTGACTTGACAATCGCCTACTACGAGCAGGAAGCTGTGTTGGCGTACAAGATCAGTGACGAGGTAATTCTCAAACATGCTCCGGTAGATTAACGGTTAGATCACGAGACTCTCAATCTCGAGGTCGGGGTTCGATTCCCCGTCGGAGTACCAAATCTCTTCTGCCATTGGCAGAAAGAGTTGCGCTGCACGCTAGTCGTCAGCGTCATATTCCCGGCTAGTATAAAGGCTATTACACATCCCTGGTATGGATGAAATAGGAGTTCGATTCTCCTGCTGGGAACCAGACATGCCCCTGTAGTTCAACGGACAGAATACAGGTCTTCTAAACCAGGGATAGGGGTTCGATTCCTCTCAGGGGCTCCATGTCGTCAGTGCCCAGATGGATCTAGGAACGGTCTGCAAAACCGTTTAGCTAAGGCTCGTAGGGTTCGATTCCCTCTGGCGACTCCAATTCTTTGCTTGACAAGTGCTCCTGATTCGTGTAGAGTTACACCATTGAAAGGAGTTGATCATGCAAATTGAATTTCCGTTGAATGAGAACCAGGTCATGGTGGTTGAAAGTGAAAAGTGTCCTGCTGTGCTGGCTCATGCGTTCTTGGCAGATGTGTTCTTCAGTGAAGAGCAGAAAGCATTCGTCAGGGACATCAACATGGCAACCCGTTACGTGGGAGCCAAAGCTCGGGAGAGTGGCTTTGAAAAAGTCAAAGAGCTGTTGCTGAAAGAATGGAAGAGGTTGAACCCATGAAGAAGAACACCATCACTAACGTAGCCGTGATCAAAAGGCACTCCATCTCCATCAACTGCAATGATGGAAACGCATACGAAATCGACCTCGGCAAGCTCATTTCCAGCAGCAAGGCTTTCGCCCCACTGAAAGACGCCAAGGCATTTGCAACCGCACAGGTTGGCCTGTGGGGCCATTCTGTGGAGTGGGATAATGGCATCGATATTGGAGTGGATAGGCTGGTCACTCTGGCATCAGAGGCCAGTGTCTTAGGGCGTGAGGGTTCGAATCCCTGTAGGCGCGCCATTGTGAGGTTGTTATGCGTGAACCTAATTTGTTCGATACTTGTGATGTGTGCGGCAAAAAGACGCACCTCTGGGTAGTCGCAAGTCAGTTGGGTCCGGTTTCGCATGCAAAGTGTGACGAGTGTATCCGTCACAATGCGGAACGTGATTCTACCATCGAAGTTGCCCGTTCCTTAAACTTCGAGCATAAGAATCCGCGATTGTCTCTTGAGTACATCACGTCTTACAAAGACGGAGAATATGTGCCATTGACAGCAACCTCATAAGATGCTAGAGTAGAGCACGCGAAGGAGAATATAATGAATGGTCAGATTCAGGTAAATCCCGAAACGACACCGGCTCGCATTGCTCATGCAAGGATCCCGAATTGCTTCTGGAATGAAGATCAGAAGGAGTTCGTCAGGGACCGCAAGCAATCGACGCTCTACACAGGATCGAAAGAACGTTTTGCTGGAGTTGATAGCATTAAGGAGAAATATCCGAAGGCTACGATGAAGCATCTGATTTACAACTTCGTCGTTAGCTGATCACTGCCCTTGTGGTGGAATTGGTAGACGCGCTGGCATCAGAGGCCAGTGTCTTAGGGCGTGAGGGTTCGAATCCCTCCAAGGGCACCAATTATTGCGGAGTGGTAGCAGCGGTTTAGCTCGCTAGGCTCATAACCTAGAGGTCGTCGGTTCGAATCCGACCTCCGCAACCAATTATTGCTGGCGGGCAGGTCGGTATCTGCTGGAGGCTCATAACCTCTTTAAACCTGGTTCAACTCCAGGGCTTCAGCATCCAAATTGCTTTGAAGCAAGAGACGGTGGTTTATTAGAGAACGCCCCGAGAGGGGAGGAGCTGGCAGCCTGAAAGTGGCGGGCACGTCTCAATCAAAACGGTGGGCGTAGGTGCTCTGACAGTTCTCCCTTAGACTGTCATCCAGGCGCGAAAATTGACCAAGGGGTACGCATGACGATCTGGTTCAATCCACGTTTAGTTATGCCCTGTGCCGTCAGGTTATGGCTTCAACTGGCGCTGTAGGGAGTTGCTGGTTGTATATGGCGGCGCTGCGTGGTGCAGGCTGGAGACTCATAAGCTCTGTGGGAAGGTTCGACTCCTTCCGCCGCTACCAGTTATTTTGATTGAAAAAGGAGTCGTGTTTTGGCAAGAGCTAAAGGACCTGATATTGTGGCGCTGATCAAGAAGTTTGGTTATGAGCGCGCAAAGAGAAAACTTCGCATCATGGGCTACTCAAAGAGTGAAGTTTTCCGTATGACAGAATTTCTGTTCAAGTAAGGAGTGGGTAATGAAAAAGGTGGATCTATCAGCCCTTGAGGCACCAACCACAAAACGACTGGTTCTGAAGAAAGGCAAGCGCGCAGTCATCCCGAGCTTTGCTCCGTTTGATGCCAAAGCTGCCAAGAACAAGAAGGATCACTGGCGCAATCCAGTAAGTCCTGGACATCAGGAAGTCCTGATTCCGTACATCGACAAGCACGGCAACCAGCGTGCAGCTCTGCAGCGTGTACGCAAGAGCAACCTGACCACGGTGTCGCTGGCTTGACACGTAGAGCCATACGCATTGAAGGCACAGGCGAAGAGCTAGAGCTTTCAAAGGTCACGTCGGTACGTACCGACAAAAGGATGATACATCTTGATCAACTGCCAGACGGTACATGGCGCTTGATCTACAACATTGATGTTCTGCCCGATATCACCAAGGTTGAGGGTTTCAGCATCATAAGAGAAAACTGACCAGGTGACCGCACTACGGTGAGGAAGCTCGGGACACAGCCAGAACATGCTGTAGGAGCCTTTGGCGTTTCACTACAGATATACCGCAAGGGGCTGTGCAACACAAACAGGATGAGGCAAGTTCTAGCCTGAGATTCCGGGTTGTGGCAGATAGGCGAATGGTCACCCAAGACAGAATCCCGGCTATCGGTCAGTGTTTTCAATATGCCCGTCTAGCGCAATTGGCAGGAGGCAGCAGCTTCAAAAGCTGAACAGTCCGGGTTCGAATCCCGGGGCGGGTACCAGTTTTCCGCGTTTAGAAAAATGCGGTGGCGGAGAGTGCGGGCATGTCCCGTCTCCAATTTGAAGGTTGGCAACTTCATGACTTGCAAAGAGCACGGTATCTCTCGGCGGATTCCGCAAATGCGCCGGGCTGACAAGGGTGTGTCGTCCCATCCGTAGGCAGGAACCTAGAAACAAAACACCGGGTGCCGCCGGGCCAAAATAGCCAAAACAAAGCCCAAGCGGTCAGACCAACCTTAGATGAGTTGGGACGTGCTTTCAGTGGTAACCCCTTCAAGGTACTTAGGCTTTTATTCTCTGGTCGTCTAATGGCAGGATACCTGGCTCTGAACCAGGAGACGGAGGTTCGACCCCTCCCCGGAGATCCATACAATGCGGGCTGGTGATCCCATAACGTCCCACTTGAGGGTACCTTAGAAGAGTGGTTTGGCTGGGCCTAGAATTCAAGTTTCGCCGCCAGCGCAAGCCCGCTCCAGTTTATGTGACGTGGGTCATAGCGTCTAGAAAGCTTTTCTGATAAGCTATATTATCAGGAGAGCGTATGAAGGACAGAGATGATTCACAGCCCCAATTCATGAAGGTATCTTCAGCGATTGAGGCAATGAGAATTGTTCGTAACGCTTTGAGCGATGAACGTTGGGCTAGACTCACAGAACAGCAGCTCTTGCTACTCTGTTTGCAGTCAGCCAAAGAACCCGTAAATGCAGGGTTCGTTTATCGCATCATTCAAGAGATCGAAGCGTGACGCAAGCGCGCCACTAGCGCAACGGCAGAGGCAACAGGTTTAAACCCTGAACAGTCCGGGTTCGAGTCCCGGGTGGCGCACCATTAGAATTTATTGATACCGCAAGGAGGCTATCATGGCACAGATAAAGTTTGAGAACTTACTGCAAGAGCAGTGGCGTAACATCGACAAGAAGAACGTAGACCTCGTCGAAGGTCTTGAGCCATTCCTTGCGTCTTCATCAACCATCGTCCACATCGGAACCGACGCGCAGAAGGCAAGCAAGAAAGGACTCTGCAACTACGTAACCTGCGTAATTGTTCATGACCCATTCGGTCGTGGTGCTCGTGTCTTCTACTTGAAGTTCCGCAACGTACCAACCAATAACCTGTGGGAGAAGCTCTACAATGAGACTATGCTTTCATTGCAGTTGGCTGTCGAGCTGACCGAGGCTCGTGGTGACGTAATTCGTGAGCGTATCCTCGTCCACGTTGACGCAAACCCAGACACCCACTACGCTTCATCTGATCACGTAAAGGCTCTGGCTGGTATGGTCGTCGGCTACGGCTTCAAGCACGTTTTGAAGCCAGACTCATGGGCAAGCTCTCATTGCGCAGACCACATTGTTAAGAGCAAGAACGAGGGTCGTACTCACAATTAACGTTATTCCTAGGTTTAACGTATAACTCGAAGGCGCTGTCAAGACAGTCTTGACAGCGCCTTCTTTATCTGCTAGACTTCATACATTGAGTGAAAGGAGATCGTTATGAGCAACTACAGCAACTACAAAGGACTACGCCGTAAGAAGCTTGACATTTCAGGTACAAAAGGCAACACATTCGTTGTTCTTGGCATTGCAGGCGATATTGCTGACCAGACAGGACAGGATGCCAAAGCCATCATAACCGAAATGAAGTCAGGCGACTACAATAACCTGCTCCGGGTGTTCAACAAGCATTTCGGCATTCTGGTAGAGCTGGTTTCACCACACGAGCTGGCTGGCGTAGACGAGGACCTGTACACCATTGAACCTCGTCTTGAGATGTACATCTAAGGAGCTAAATATAACATGTCTGAGTTTACCAAACCAGTAATTCTTAAGATGCTGCCAGAGAGAAACTTTGAAGTCTATGAGAGCTTTGAGTTTCACGTAGGCGAGTATCCCTCTCTGGTCGTCGTCCGCGTTCATGCGGGATTCGTGACTGACCTCGCTTCAATACCACGTCCGTTCTGGGCAATCATGCCGCCTCATGGTGAGTACGCCAAGGCTGCAATTGTTCATGACTACATCTACCGCACACCATTCGAAAACTTCACTCGCCGCGAGGCTGACGATATCTTCCTTGAAGGTATGGAAGTTCTGGGTGTTGCCAAGTGGCGCCGCAATGTCATCTACTACGCTGTGCGCGCGTTTGGATGGCTGGCGTTCAAGAAAAGAAGCTAATCACAGGAGCAAAATTTGTCACGTCTAGATCGCTTCCTCAAGCGAGTAAGTATTGTCGTCATTCTGACATTCACACTCGTATTCATGCCGCTTGCTGCCATTGATCACTATGGACAGAAGGCCTTTCAGAATCAGGTTCACACCGTACAGGAGTGGATTCCGAATGAAGTGGTAGGTTACATTGAGGACTATCCTCTACGCAACAAACTGATCGACGCGGTCGGCAACTACGTGAAGGACAAGGATGAGATGTATGATTACGTTGACCTCATCCTGGAATACTCCTACAAAAAGGACCTGAACCCTTGGCTCGTTGCCAGCGTCATCGCCAAAGAGTCAAGTTTCAACGCGCGTGCGCGCTCAAAGGTTGGTGCTCGCGGTCTGATGCAGATCATGCCTAACTGGCGCGAGGACAAATCAGGTCGGATTGTGTGGTCATCACGCAAGTCCTACTCCGTCAACCTTTATGACCCACGCACAAACATTCGCTTCGGTACAACCATTCTGAAACATTATCTTGATCTGTACAAGGATCCTGCTGTTGCACTGGCGGCCTACAATGGCTCAAAGGGTAGCATGAGATATCCCAATGCAGTATTTGACATCTTCGAGGAGGAGCAAGCATGGAATACGGTAGAAGTTGTGGCTATGATGTAGGGGAGGCTAAGCCGACCCACATTATCATCTTCCGAGGTCTACTGATCTTGGGTGCATTGATGACTTTCATCTATTTAGTTCGCTAAATAGTTTTACACTTTGCCACAGGTGTAGGGCAGGCGCACAGCTACGCCCAGATGGCTGATTGGCAGAAGCAGCATCTAAAGACTGTGCAATTCGACCCATGCGGAACTGGCAGCATTGCGGTAGGTAGCCCCGCTGACGCGCCTCTGGGTCCCTAGTTATAGGTAGAAAATGGCAGGATCAGAAGACACAGTGAAGTATATCAAAGACAACCCATTGAAGTCCCTCGCTGCGGTGCTGGGCATCGTGGGTATGCTGATCACCAGTGTCTGGGCTGCCGAGGCACGCTTCAATCAGTCTGCCGAAATTCTGCTGGTTCAAAATGACGTTCTCGAATATCAGATCCGCCAGCAAGAAGACGTCGTCTTCGAGTATGACCTGAAGATCGAGGATGGCACTGCCACTAACGCAGAAAAAGCTATGCGCAAGCGCGCGGATGAGTACCTGAAGACTCTCCGTGAAAAGAAGAAAGAGCGCGACAAGAACAACTAATTTCCACTTGACAATTCACTCCATGTCTGATATACTTTTGTCGTAGAAACATAACTACACAGGAGTTTTAATGGCAGAACATCTACCACTCCACAAGGATGACGCCGTACTCATCTTTTCACGAGAGAATGAGGAAGGCTCACGATATGGAGTTCAACTACTAATGCCCGACCGCCCGGAGGACGTCTCGCTGATGCCCTACGAGCAACTGATGGGCGCGCTTGCTATGTTCATCAAGGAACCTGCGAACGTCGATATTATCATGCGACATTTCAATAAACTCGTAGAGGAACAGGAACAGAATGGCAGCGAAACCGAGTCTGACTGAAAGACTACTCAAAAATTCAACGCTAACTAAGCGTACCGAAACACTCGACAACTCAAAAGTACATTCCAATAAGAAGCTGGTTCCTACAGTGGTTCCTGCTATCAACATCGGTCTGTCTGGTAGCCCTATGGGTGGCCTGGGTTGTGGCTTGACCATGATTGCAGGACCGTCTAAGCACTTCAAGACGCTGTTCGGACTGATCATGGCAGCGGCTTACATGAAGGCTAAACCTGATGCAGTTTGTCTGTTCTATGACTCAGAATTCGGCGCAGGTCAGTCCTATTTCAAGTCAGTTGGTATTGACCCACAGAGGGTAGTGCATACCCCAATCACCAACATCGAAGAGCTGAAATTCGACATCATGAATCAGCTCGATCACATTGAGGAAGAGGATGACGTTATCCTGTTCATTGACTCAATCGGTAACCTGGCATCAAAGAAGGAAGTCGAAGACGCACTCGACATGAAGGCTGTTGCTGACATGACGCGCGCGAAGCAGTTGAAGTCTTTGTGGCGTATTGTCACACCGCACCTCACACTGAAGGACATTCCTCTCATTGCCATCAACCACACCTACCAATGCGGAACGGAAAAGATGACGGTTTTGTTGCCTGATGGAACGACAAAGTCTATCAAGGATGTCGTTGCTGGCGATCAAGTTATGACCATTGCCGGACCAGAAGCGGTGAAGTGGACAACAGAACATGATGGCGCATGGATAACTGAAATTGAGTTAGAAAGTGGTGAGATCTTGGAGTTCACTGACGGCCATCGGTTTATGGTGGAAGGTGAATGGAAATATGTGTGCGATCTCAGAGAAGGTGAAATCATTGATTCGTATAAATAAATTCATACTTATAGAACAAAGGGTTTAGAACGTATGAATTATCGCAAACACTACGAGAGACTTATCGATCGAGCAAGAAAAAGGAATATTCTGAACGAATATCTAGAAAGGCACCATATATTACCCAGATGTATGGGAGGATCAGACGACGAATCAAATCTTGTCGAACTTCTTCCTGAGGAACACTATACGGCGCATCTGCTATTGTTGAAGATGCATCCGGAAGTGAGTGGGTTGGTTTTTGCTTGTGTTATGATGTCAACCTCACTACCCGGAAGAAACAATAAACTATATGGGTGGGTGAGAAGGATTACGAATGCGAGGCATTCTGATGTGGTTCGTGATGCTTGGGCAAGAAAGTATGGGTTTTGTGATTATTCCGATCAATGTGTGGTTATTTGGAATTTGTATGTCATGGGCAATTATACAGTACAACAAATATCGGAAAAATACTCAATGTCTATGCACAATGTAAATTCATCATTGCGTCATTGGTCGGTTTGTAACGGACTCGAGGACAAATTGAGAGAAGCTCGCAGATTGCGAAGATCGAATGCATCTAAGATTGTTCGAGCAAACTTTACACCAGAGCAAGAAGCTCGGCGTATTGCAGCAACAAAGGCATATGATTACACCGAAAGAAATAGAAAAATGAGCATAGAGCGCCGAGGGCCGGGCAACCCAGTCTACGGCATGCGATGGAAAAGAGGAGAGAAAGGTGAAAATAAAAAACATACGACATAATGTTAGGAGAGACCGGGTATATGACTTTGAGACGCCATCTCATTCGTATGTTCTTGGAAACGGACTAATTTCACATAATACCCAGGAGATGTTCTCAAAGGCTGTTGTATCAGGCGGCACCGGCGGCATCTACTCTTCAGACACCATCTGGATTGTAGGACGCCAGCAAGAGAAGGAAGGCTCGGATCTGGCTGGTTACAACTTCGTCATCAACATCGAGAAGTCTCGATACGTCAAGGAAAAGAGCAAGATCATTGTCACTGTCAAGTTCGACGGTGGTGTCGATAAGTGGTCAGGCCTTCTTGAACTGGCGGAAGAGTTTGGTCATGTTGTCAAGCCACGAAACGGCTATTTCACCAGACCATGTGTTCCTGATGACAAGCAAACACACCGCAAGCAGACTTCGACCAAGGAGTTCTGGGCTCCAATCCTTGAAGGTACATCGTTCGTCAAGGACATTGAGAAGAAGTACATGCTGGCTGAAAACGCAATTCTAACCGACGAGGACGAATCCGAATGACAGTAAAAATCGTAGAACCATATCAAGGCGAAGAGGGCTTTACCTTTCAACTGGTAGAGCTCGAGGAAGATCAGAAGCTTGAAGGCCATCCTGGCAGCACGGGTATTCTGATCGATGGCATCACCATACGGATTGATGACATCCACACCGAGATGGATGAGTCTGCAGGTATGCCAGTACTCGACGTCGACTACAAGATCGTGGCCGGCTTTGAGCAGGAAATTCCCGCTGACTTTGACAGCAAGGTAATGGCCGCTGCCATCAATATCATCGATGAGTACGTAGGGCAACTGCCTTCAAAAACGGAAGCAACTCACGATCAAGGTGAAGTCCACATCGGAGCCATTTAATGGATTTGGAACACGTTTCGATTGAGGACGAGATCCTCACTCAACTGATCTACAACGAGCCCTATGCTCGTACTGTTGCGCCATATCTCAAGCGCGAATATTTCGAGTCCCGTGTCAACGGTATCATCTTTGACGAGTACGATATCTTTGTCAAAAAGTACAGCAACCCACCAACCAAGGAAGCGCTTGTACTGGAACTCGAGACTCGCTCTGACGTAACTGAGGACGAGATGAAGGGCATCATCAACAAGGTCGGTGAGATTGCCCAGTTTGCGAAACGTGAGAAGCCAGATTTTCAGTGGTTGATTGATACAACCGAGACCTATTGTTCGGACAGGGCAGTGTATCTGGCGGTCATGGACTCAATTGGCATCATTCAAGGTGAGGACAAAAAGCGCACCAAGAACATGATTCCAGAGTTGCTGGCAGATGCACTCTCTGTCTCGTTCGATTCAAACATCGGTCACGACTACCTTGACAACGCAGACGCACGTTGGGAATTCTACCACAAGAAAGAGAAGCGCCTACGCTTCCTGATTGAGTGGCTCAACCTGATCACTGGCGGCGGACTGCCAAAGAAAACGCTGACAATCCTGCTTGCGCCAACCAACGCAGGTAAGACACTGGTCAAGTGTCATCTGGCAGCAGACTTCCTCATGCAGGGCAAGAATGTCCTGTATATCACGATGGAAATGGCGGAAGAGCGCATCTCTGAGCGTATCGACGCAAACCTTATGGGTGTTGACATTGCTGATCTGAGGAGTTTGCCTAAGGAAACGTTTGACAGTCGCCTGGAGCAAATAAGAGCAAAGACCACAGGCAAACTGATGGTAAAGGAGTATCCTACTGCCAGCGCGCACGTAGGCCATATCCGACACCTGCTGCGCGAGCTTCGTATCAAGAAGCGCTTTATTCCAGATGTCATCTTCATCGACTACCTGAACATCTGCGCGTCAAGCAGAATCAGAAATGGTGAGAACACCTACGTGCTGGTCAAGTCAATTGCAGAAGAACTGCGCGGCTTGGCTGTAGAGCAGGATGTTGCAATCATTTCATCTACTCAGACGAACAGAGACGGTTGGGGAAGCTCTGACCTTGAATTGAGCAACACTTCTGAATCAGCAGGCTTGCCAGCAACGGCTGACCTTATGATCGGTATCATTGTAACCGATCAGCTTACGCAGATGGGTCAGATGAAGTTGAAGCAACTGAAGAACAGATTCTCTGATGTTACGCGCAACGTTGCAGAAATCCTCAATATTGACCGAGCACAGATGCGCTTGTCAGAATGTGAGGATCCTACCAAGACCCACCCAGGTGCTGGTCAGACACATGAGCCAGCAGGAGAACTGCCAAAGGGCTTCCCTCACCCAACGAAGGATGCTCCAGGCAAGTACAGCGCAGACCCATTTGCAGGATTTGAGGTGTAACATGATTGTTCTTGAATATGAAGGAAAACTGTATGAAGTGCCTGACGATTACGTCGTGATTGCCAGACGCGGCAATGATCTGGTGGGGCTGCCTGCCAGTGAAGCCGAAGGAGATGATATTTTCCACATGACGATGTCGCCCGCAGTCAATTTGATACGTGGCGAGTCATCTAATAAATAGTGGTATATCTTTCAACTATGAGGAATACATGGCATCTCCTGCAATTAAGCGATTTTCGACCTATCTCAAGGAATCAGAACGTCTAGATGAGGGTGGTGGCTTCGGTCACCTCGCTCATCCATTTGACATCGAGACCTTCACTTTCAAAGATCTACGCGACATCATCGACAAGTCACTCTCGGGCGAACTTGAATGGTCACGCGAAAAGACTGACGGCCAGAACCTTCTGGTTTCATGGCGTGGCGGACGACTGATTGCTGCACGCAACAAGAGTCACCTCAAGAACGCAGGCGAAAATGCAATGGGTGTTGATGGTGTCAAGGCAATGTTCGCAGGACGTGGCACAATCGAAACAGCCTTTGTTGAAGCTGCACGCGACCTAGAGACTGCGGTCAAGGAACTGTCTGCTGATCAACGCGACAAGATTTTCATGAACGGCAAGCGCTTCATGTCTGTTGAGGTGTTGTACTCATCTAACCCAAACGTCATTCACTACGGCGTCGATGAACTGCGCTTCCACGGTACACTCGAGTACAATGAAGCGGGCGAGCCTATCAGCCAGCTAAACAAGGCCGATGGTGCAGCGCTGGCAAAAATGCTCCAAAAAGTGCAGGCTCACAAACAGTCAACCTTCACAATCAAGGAGATCGATAAGCTGCGTCTGCAGAAGATGCCAAACTACGATACCCTACGCGCGAAGCACATTGCAGAGCTTGGCAAGATCATGAAGGGCCAGCGTCTAAGCTGGAACAACACGATCAAGGACTACACAACCTCATACTGGACATCTTACGTGGCGAAGAACTTTGCAGCAGTTGATGAAGCAACCAAGAAGGCACTGGTCAATCGTTGGGCGCATGGCATCAAAACCCCAAATATCAATACTATCGCCAAGGGTCTCGACAAAGCACTGGCGCAGAAGGTCAAGAACTTCGACAAGAGAGAAGCCAAGAACGAGAGCAAGCGAATGCACTTGCCATTCGAGGTTCTGTTCCTGCGCGTAGGTGTTGAAGTGCTACAGGGAATCGATACCTTGATTGCAGTCAACCCTGATCACACCCTTGACAACATGCGACAGAAGTTCCACTCTACAGTCAAGACGCTTGAGAAGTCAACTGACCCAGATGTCATTGCCAAGCTGCGTCTGGAGCTCGACCGCATCAACAAGATTGGCGGCATTGAAAAGCTGGTTCCGACCGAAGGCATCACGTTCTTCTATAAGGGCGAGTTGCTGAAACTCACTGGCCTGTTCGCTCCTCTCAACCAAATCTCAGGCATGCTCTGGAGACTCTAAGTGTCAGCGCGTAGCGTCGGCGGACTGTTTGACCCGTCTCACATCGGCGACCTTGTCAAGTACAAGGGAGGTGTCTACGAGGTCTTGGGAATTGGCTACTCACGCGACCTAGAGAAAGACCTCAAGCCGTATAAGGTTAATGGAACTGGCGTGGTCAAAGGTAAACTTGAAAATAGAGGCCACTTTGCAGTTATCCAAGCAGGCAGCAAGACTCTTCAATTTCTCAAGTATGGTGCTCCTGTTGCAAGTATGGTAAGCCCTGCACAGTATGGACTTTCGTGGGCTAAGGGCGCAAAAGCACATAAGTTGAAGCCTCAAGATTTCTACAACCTCGTTGGTAAGAAATATGGCCTTAAGGACTATCACAAGGCAGTGAAAGTTGCGATTGATAAGCGAACTGATCTGTCAGAGTCAATCCGTGATTTCCTACACCTTTTGACTGATTACTACATGGGAGGCACAAAGATGCTCCCAAAGAGTGTTGAAGTCAAGACCATGCCAATCAACGAAATCCAGAAGAACTTTGGTGAACTGCTAGGCCCGTTCTACTTGCTGCACATTGGCATGATTGACATGTCTTGGAAAGCATTCTTCCCTGTGTCAGGTAACGAGCCACTGGTTGACTTCTACGTCTACTCAAAGGATGAGAAGTCAGTTGTGCGCGTGTCGTCAAAGGCTGGTGGATCAGCATCGAACACCGTCAAGGGTTCTGACCTGATCAAGATCATTGGCACAGATAAGATGCTGCAACACTACAAGAAGACCCAAGAGTATGAAGTCCTGCAGGCACTAACCGATAACAGCGTCAACACTGGCGCGTTCTATGCCGCAATGGCAGCAAAGGTACCTGGCTTTACCAAGAAGCACCTCGACTCAATCGCTGGCGTGAAGTCATCAAGAGATATCGACGGGTGGTCACAGCTCCACCTGTTCACCGACCTGATCAACAAGAACAAGGTCAAGCCAAAGAAGGAAGGAATCACCGACTACGGCTATATTAGATACGAGCTTGAGAAGCTGCTCGTTGAACAGTCAAAGAATGGAACTTTGGACTTTACAAGCATGTTCAAAGCTGCTATCATTAGCAGAGTTCATTATTTGATTATGAACCGATTCAGACCTGATGGCGCACCAAATTTCGACATCAAGCCGATATCGGGCAAAGCTGCAAAGATACCGAAAGTGGTACTAAGAACAAAGAATGGATATAGCAGAGCGGCAGACAAAGTCGGTCTGACGTTCATGTAAAGGAGAAAGAAGTGGAAGTAAAGAAGTTTTCTGAATACCTCACCGAGGAAGCTGCAAAGGATTTGTCGCGCTCACTGTTCATGGCATTGAAGCGCCGTCTGGGCAACAAGGGCTGGGACGTTTCAAATTCTGGCGGTGCTATCGCTATGAAGGACTCAGGCAAGGGCGTTGCTGAAGAAGCAATGAAGGCGCTGTCTGACATCGCGAAGAATCGTGGTGAAAAGGTGACCGAATTCAAGAAGGGCAATCTGTCTGGCGCGTATTCAATGCCAATGGGCGGCGCGTCTGTATCAGTCACCGACACTGGCAAAGTGGTCAAGGTCACAGTTTCCTAGAAACTAAATAGTAAAAAGCGTTTCTAAGGAGATCACCATGCCTACCGCATACGTTAAGAAGCTCGCTGACATGGGCAAGGGCTCTGTTGCCACACTCGAAAAGAAGTGGCAAGATGCCAAAGCTGCCGCAGCAAAACAATATCCCGATATGGATCACGAGAGTGACCGATTCTACGCAATCGTCATGACTATCTTCAAGAAGATGGCCGGTGTTGACGAGGGCGATGTGATCGGCTTCTCTGAATACCTCGCAGATCGGCTGGATGAGGGTACACCATCAGGTCACCCACTGGCTGGCATTGCCAAGACTGTCGCCAGCAAGTTCCCAGGTACCCGCGTAACGCTCGGACCAAAGAACAAGTTCGGTCTTGTATCCGTTGGCATCACGTTTGCCAGTGAGAAGGATGCTGCCAAGCTCGGCCCTCAGGTGAGCAAGTTCCTGAAGGATGCCAACCTGTATCTGAGTGACCTCAACAATGGCAAGCCAATCAAGACATCCTCAATGATCAATGGCAAGACCACAAGCTACTGGAAGCTCGATGCATTCCAGAAGAAGCTGACCGAAGCAGAAGCTGAAATCATGCTCGATGAGGGCAAGATGAGCGATGCTGCGCAGTTGATTTCTGACTTCGAGATGGAGTATGGAAAGGATATTGCCAAGTGGGATGTCGCCAAGGTCAAGAAGAACATGCAGGCCTTTGGTAAGAAACTGGGATACTCACCACAAATCGTTAGCTTTGCCGTAAGTCAGCTCGGCTAAGTCGTCCACATGATCAACGAAGGCAACATCTTTAACCGACTGAAGGCGGGCGTATGACATCAAGAGTATCTGTCTATTATGAGTATGAGAACTTCAACCCCGATGATCCGACACTAGCGATCACTGGCTACGGTGTTCTCACTCTCAAGGGTCTCCGCTCAATGGTTGCGCGCAAGCTGTCGACCATCGCTGATCAGGTGAAGAGTGGTAATTCTGCCAATCTGAAATACGAGTTTGGTCGCAACGACTGGTTCCTCGCGCGTGCGCTACTGGATGCAGAAGAATTGCTTGACAAACCTGCGACGAAGCGTAAACTTACGATGATGAAGAGGAAATAAGAATGGCACTATCAAACAAGCAACTCGCAAAGTACGAAGCAATCAAGAAAGACATGCTCGCCGCTTTCCCTGAGAAGGAGATCAAAGGTGACGACGCTGTCTCACAGGCACTTCGCTCGCTGCGACGTAGCATTTCAACCCGTCCTTATGTGATCTACCACGGTATGCCTGGAGACATCCTGCGCGTATCAGTCACAATGCCTACGAAGATCATGTCGAAAGAGGACAAGGACAAGGTGGTTGCTGTGCTGAAAAAGCACAAGATGAAGAAGATCCAGGAGATCTATTCACCTGCTCGTGCTGGCGGCATTACGTGGTACGGATTTGACGCATGAAGGTAATGCGTTTCCTACAGTGGCTCGATGAGTCGGTCAACGCACAAGCAAAGCTGATGGCTCTGTGCGCGAAGAACAATCCCGAAGCTGCCAAGAAGGTAACCCAGCAGGACTTGAATCATCTCGAGAAGATGCTCGACAACCTGTTCAAGGGATTGAACATCGACATTGAGTTCACGCGCCACTTCCTTGATCGTGTGAATGATGCGCGCAACAAGAAGGACATCACTGTTGCAGAGCTTGAGGAACTGTTCCGCAAAGCATACTCTCTGCATGGCCGCACACTGACCACAAAGCCAGATGACTTTCAGGCGGTGATTAAGAGCGTATCCTCGAATATCAACGTGCCATTCGTCCTCAACCTCAACAAGAAGGGCATGATCGAATTGGTCGCAAAAACGGTCATGCGAAAAGCTGACTTCAAAACACCCAACCCGGAGTTAAAGGTATGACAATCGAGCTCGAAGAAGCATTTGACATTGAGCAGGTGCCTAACAAGGCAAGCAAGCCTGCCGAGCTATTCCTTGGACGTATGCAGCCAATTCATCTGGGTCACCTGAAGATCATCAAGAAGATGAAGAATCCTGTTGTGGCACTGGTCAAGGGAGCAAAGAGCTCGCTCGATAAGAACCGCAATCCGCTATCCTCATCTGATCAGATGCGCTTGCTGCAAAAAGCAATGCCTGGCCTGAAGGTTGTTGAGGTGGCTCCGGGATACTTGCCAGAGATCATGGCAAACCTTCGATTGCTCGGTCTCGAGATCGGTGCAATCTATGCAGGTGAAGATCGCATCAAAGGCTACAAGGCTCAGATCGATGGCGTGAACAAGAAGCTCGACACTGCCAAGCAATTCAAGACCCGCTTTAAGATGACAGAACGCTTTACCAGCGCAACCAAAGTCCGTGAACTGATCAGAGCAGGTGACGAAGCAGCTTTCAAGAAGCTGATGCCAAAAGAGCTCCACAGTGAGTTCGGATTCCTACAGAAGAAGTTGAAAGCCTAATGGCAATCCCTCGCTTCACCACATTCCTCAAGCGCAAGGAACTGACTGTCGCGGAATTGAAACGCGGCGTAGGTGGTCTTGGTCCGGAGGAGCAGATCAACAAGGCTGATCTCGATGCTTGGCTCAAGGACAAGATTGGCAAGTTTTCATCTGTGAAAGTGGTTGACAACGCAACAAAAGAAAAAACCACCTACGTTGAATTAGGTGGTTCTTTTCAGTTGATTGACGGGATGGACTGTTAACGAACTGGAAGCTCTGCTAGTACGTCCATGATGAAGTCATCATCTTGCATCTGGGCCTGCTTTCTCTTCTTGTTACCCTTGAACGCAGGATAGTTCTCGAGCTCCTGGAAGATCATTGAGATGATTTCCTTCTCAGAGTTCTTTGTTTTGGTGACGCCCTTCGCCTTCAAGTCTTTGGCAATGGCAGGAGCCAGAGACATTCTCATTGCCTCATCAATCTCCACACTCTCATTCATGCCAGCGGCTCTTCCGGCCATCTTGACCGCGTGCTTTAGGTCCTTGAGCGACCACGCACCATAAGCGGTGCCCTGTCTGTATGTGATTTCCACCACCTTCCCAGATACTTTCAGCTCGAGGAAGTTTTCTCTCTTGAGGTTAGCGGCCACTTCTGCTGCCAATTCATTGCTTGGAAAACCGATCTTGACGGTCTTCATGTTCATTGCCTCATCGAGTGATTCATTCATCAACTCAAGGCTACCGTCCTTACGCAACACAAACTCGTCTCCGGTCAGTGTCATGAAGCGAATATCGCCATTCTGATCAACGCCAATCGCGCCAATCTTAGCCTTCGGGTTCTCCTTCTTCAGGGCCTTCTGAGCCTTCACGTATTCCTGCTCCATCGGAGAGCGGTTCTGACCTTTCTTCATGAACGTCTTGAGCCAGCCCTTAATAGTCGCCTCATCGATCTGCGTCTCTTCCTTCATGATACCATACTGGGCATACATGAACGAGTTGTCCGCGGTATTGCGGAACAAAAAGTCAGGGTTGCCAGTTTGACGAGCCCATGTACGCACGCCGCGCGCCCATTCATTGTCAGCCTCGAGATAGGTTGACCAGCGCTGGCCTTTCTTGCGTCCTTTGTAGCACTTGGCAAAAATGTCTGGAGAGCAGTCGAAATATGGCTTACCGCCAAAGTTACCATCTGGCAGTACCTGTGCCTTGCGGCGCGCATCGGTAGGTGAATGGCTGGCAAGTGCTCCGCCAGTCGTTACCATTTCATCAATCTTTTCTTTCATTGTAGTGGCTCCAATAGAGATGCTGGCATCAGGACGGTTGTGCGATGTACGAGGTCGCGCACTTCAAAGATGTTCTCACCGAACATGGTGCGCACTGGCAAAAGTTCTTCCTTGACAATGAACGCGCCTGATGATATAATTAGATCCTCAAATATTGAGGGGTCTGTCTTGTACAGTCCTGGTGGTAGGGTAGAGATGCTTTCAGAAACCATGTCTGATGGCCCCACAAGCCCTTCCAGCAGCTTTTCTGGGTCGCCGAGCTCCTGAGCTTCTTTTAGGAGGAAAAGTGCGGCAGAAAAGCTCGCAAGTTTTGACTGACCAAACGGAAGCTTCTGGAGCACGCGCTTCAAGTTGCGCGCCAAAATGTGGACGAGTGACATTGCGTTCTTCTCATCCGACGTGCTGGCAGCTTTCAGCTTAGTTCCCTTCTTGTCGATCAGTCCGAGCTTGTACGCGTCCCACTCTTCAAACGGAGTAGACATGATGCGGACAAATTTGTATGCAAGGAACAGCTCTAATGGTGAAGCCACGGTACCCTCAATCGTTATAGGTTCTTTAACTTATTTATGGTCGCCTGATCAGCGGGCAATTCTTGGATGTTGACTTCGGCAATGTATTGTGGTAGAATGTTGAGGAACAGAAGGAAGCTCTTAAGATAGGGATATGTGCATTCGTCACAGTAAAAGAACAACATGCGCGTGGCAGCTTCATTCCCAAAAAGGTTGTCCAGGATGATAATGTGATTGAGGAGCATTCTTATGTTGACAGAATCATCTTTTCGTGATAGCCTTAGCAGTAGGCGCTTCACTGATGAAAAACGGCGCAAGTCCTCATTGAACTCGTCCATGGATGAGCATTGAGGATTTTCGTACATCTTTGTCGCGTAAAGTGTAAAGTTCTTTGGGGTAAGTTTGATGAATTCCATACGTGTAGGTATTTAGTGTGTTGATACGTCCTGAGTTTTATAGAAAGCACCTAGATGCAATCGATCTTTGTGCAACGTGCTATTCGAGAGGCGTGCGCCTGTATCACACGATGCACCACGTCTACAAAATGATTGAAGGGTATAACCGTTTGGTTGACAACCAACACCTTCCGTACAACGAACTCGACATACTGATCATTCTGTTCCATGATGCCGTCTACGAAGCGAACAGAGACTTCAATGAAGATGAATCTGCAACGCTGGCCGAGCAGTACATGGAAACCGCTGGCTATGGGCGTGACGACATTGAATATGTAGTACGCGGAATAATCGGGACGGAAAGTCACAATGAATCCGACGTGGTTGCATACAACTACATCTACGATCTCGATTGTGCCTACTTGGGCACTGATTGGGACGTCTATAGTCTCTGCACGGCTGGCATCCGTCATGAGTACACATTCTACTTCGAGCGCCAGTATTGGGATGCAGGTCGCTCACGGTTCTTATGTGATATGCTGAACCGTGGCAAGATCTTCCTGACGCCGTACTTCCAATTCAAGTACGAGGAGAAAGCGCGCGCAAATATGACGCGCGAACTTGAGAGCATCCATGACGAGAATAAAGGCGCTTGAAGCAGAACGCCCTATCGTACTAACTGGCATTGGCGGAAACGTCTATGCCATCTGTGACCATCGACATCATCTTGAGAAATTGGCTGACTCAATAGGTAAGGCGCGTTCGTCTATCTATTTCAGCACAAAGCATTCTAAGTGGGCTTTCCGAGTTAAGTCCCAGAGGCATAAAGATAAACTGAAGAATGATAATTGACACCAAGTACCTGGGGTTGATCAGTCTTAGACTGCGCAACTATACCAAGAAGTCAAATAGGCTGTGGAACTGTTCATGTCCGCTCTGTGGCGATAGCCAGAAGGACTCACGCAAAGCGCGCGGCTACTTCTTCGCTCACAAGGAACGTCTGTGGTACAAGTGCCACAACTGCGGCGAAGCCACATCATTCCAGAACTTCCTCAAGAAGTTTGATCCTAACCTGTACAAAGAATATCTGGCAGAGCGCATTGGCTCAAAGTTTGGCAACAAGAACAAGTCGGATGAGCCAGATCCTACCAAGATGAAGTTCGACCTTAGCTCTATCAAATCAGTGAAGGACAACGTGCAGGTCACTGGCTACCTCAAGCGCTTTGAGGACATGCCAATTGAACACCAGAACTATTGGGGCTCTCGCAAGTTGCCAGCCAGCGCGCGCAAGTACATCTTCTACACACCTGCGTTCTACGCTTTCTCAAACCTCGTGGCAAAGAAAAAGGTGTTCAAGGAACAAGCGCTGCGCTATGATCATCCGCGTTTCATCATTCCATTCTATGATGAAGAAGGAAAGATCTTCGCGTTCCAAGGGCGAGAGCTCCCAGGACGTAACTCCGGCGCTAAATACATCACCATCAAGTTAGACGGCGATGCACCAAAAGTGTTCGGACTTGATAGAGTCGATAGAAACAAACCAATTTACATAGTAGAGGGTCCGGTTGATTCGTTATTCCTACAGAACTGTCTCGCCGCTTCCGGTGGCGATCTACTGGCAATCTCAGGAAGAGTCAGACCCAAGAAAGAAATATTCGCCTTTGACAACGAGCCACGTTCACCACAAACCGTTGACAAGATGAATAAAGCAATTGAGGCAGGGAAATCTGTCGTAATATTCCCGTCCTCGATCAAAAAGAAAGATATCAATGATATGGTTATTGCCGGACTAGATGTTCAGCATGTGATTTCCGAAAATGTCTATGAAGGCTTAGCGGCAAAGATGGCAATGACCAGGTGGGCAAAATGCTAAAAAGGAAAAGGAAAAACATGCTCAATGACTATCAGAATTACATAGCGCTTTCGCGTTATGCGAGATGGAATGGCGATCGACGCGAAACGTTCCCTGAGACCGTGGATCGCTACATCCGTTTCTTCATGGAAAAGGAGTACCCTGCAGGCAAGCTATCTGAGGCTGACCTGAGTTACCTCGATACGACAGTCCGTTCGTACATCGAGACGCTGAAAGCGATGCCTTCAATGCGCTGTCTGATGACGGCAGGTGAAGCGCTTAGTCGTGACAATGTGGCAGCGTTCAACTGTTCTTACAACCGTTGCGATGACATCACATTCTTCGACCAAGCCATGTACATTCTCATGTGCGGAACTGGCTTTGGATTCTCTGTTGAACGTCAGGACATCACGCGTCTACCCGAAGTAAAGACGGATGAAGAAAACGTTTCAATCCTCAAGGAGTTGCTGGCAGAGTCAGACCCTGAATTGCTGCCACTGATTCAATCGAACCCAGAACTGCGCGAGTCATGCTTGCCAGAAGCGTTCGTCAACTGCCCGGTTGAAGAAATCTCAACCATCAACACCAAGACCAACACCATCCACGTGACTGACTCAAAGATCGGCTGGGCTTCTGCTTACCGTATCCTGTTGGTCGAGTTGTACAACCGCAACTTCGGTGTCAAGTGGGACCTGTCAAAGATTCGTCCTGCTGGCGCTCGCCTCAAGACGTTTGGTGGTCGTGCATCAGGCCCAGATCCTCTGGAGAACCTGTTCCGATTCAGCGTAGAGATCTTCAAGAACGCTGATGGCCGCAAGCTGACATCAATCGAGTGCCATGACCTCATGTGCAAGATCGCCGAGATCGTTGTAGTTGGCGGCGTACGTCGTTCAGCCCTGATCTCACTGTCAAACCTGACAGATGACCGTATGCGCAGAGCGAAGATGGGTCAATGGTGGATCAACGAAGGTCAGCGCGCGCTGGCAAACAACTCTGTCTGCTACACTGAAAAGCCAGACATGGGTGCGTTCATGGAAGAGTGGATGGCGCTCTATCAGTCACAGTCGGGCGAGCGTGGTATTTTCAGCCGCGTAGCTTCTGAGACACAGGTTCTCAATGCTGGCAAGTTCCGCGAAGAGATGCGCAACAAACCACATTGGTCTGGCCTCGACATTCCGCGCCGTGACCACCGTCATCCGTTTGGCACAAACCCGTGCTCTGAAATCATCCTGCGTCCGAAGCAGTTCTGTAACCTGTCAGAAGTTGTTGTTCGTCGTAACGATACACTCGACACACTGAAGGACAAGGTGCGCATTGCTACCATCCTGGGAACGTTGCAGTCATCACTGTCTAACTTCCGCTACCTGGATGAGGTGTGGCAGTTCAACACAGAGGAAGAGTGCCTGCTGGGCGTGTCCCTCACTGGCATCATGGATCACCCGATCATGGGTGCCCAGAAGGTGTCCGCTGAAGAGCTGGCAGAGTTCTGTGGTGAAGGCAACAAGGCACTGCGCTTGCCAACCATCCTGAAAATCCTGCGTCGCACAGCGATTGAAACCAACGTCGAATGGGCGAACAAGATTGGCGTGAACGTATCACGCTCGATTACCTGCGTCAAGCCATCTGGTTGCACAACAATGGAAACAGAAGTGAAAACGGATTCTGGTGTAATGTCGATGTCTGAAATATTCTCAAGACTTGCTCCTGAGGACTTGAACATATTCGAGTGTGCGCCAGGTACGTGGATTGAACCAAATGACGAATTGCGCGTCTATGACGAGAATGATGAATTGCAGCGCGTAACTAAGCTGTTTGTCAATGGTATCGAAGACGTGTATGAGATTGAGTCCGACGACGGTAAAATTTATCGTTTCACCGGCAATCACAAACTCAAAACCACAAACGGCTACGTGCGTGTAGACGAGCTTACGCCGGATGACGAAATTGTAAATTTCTGATTATATATTTAAGTCGGGAAGAATACCCAGAACAAATATAATTTGTCCAAAGTGCGGTAAAAACGGAAAGTCTCTTCCAGCAATGAAAAGACATCACTTCGACCGCTGTAATAAAGGAGTCTAAATGAAATTAAAAAGAATAACAAAATTAGAAGAGCCGCAATTCACTGTTGATATTGAGGTTGAAAATACACACTCATACCAACTGTCGAATGGTATAGTGTCACACAACACAGTATCTCAGCTTGTCGACTCTGCGTCTGGTATGCACGACCGCTTCGCGCCACACTACGTTCGTACCGTGCGCGCTGACAACAAGGATCCGATGACCCAGTTCATGAAGGATCAGGGTATCCCGCATGAGCCAGACATCACCAAGCCTGACTCGACAACCGTGTTCTCGTTCCCAATGAAGTCACCAGAAGGTGCAGTCATGAGAACTGATCGCACAGCCATCGAGCAGCTTGAGATGTGGATGATCTACCAGACCCATTGGTGCGAGCATAAGCCATCAATCACCGTCTACGTGAAAGATCACGAGTGGATGGAAGTTGGTGCATGGGTATGGGATAACTTTGACAAGGTCTCCGGCGTATCATTCCTGCCGTTCAGCGAGCACAGCTACCAGCAGGCCCCGTACCAAGATATCGATGAGGCAACATACAAGCGCCTCGTCAGAGAGTTCCCAAAGATCAATTGGGAAGCACTGAAGGACTACGAGTTCGAAGACAACACCGAAGGTATGCAGACACTTGCCTGCACCAACGGAGTATGTGAAATCTAAGGAGAGATGATGATTCAAACTAAATTACCGAGAATGTCTCCGGAGCAGTTTGTTTACTGGCTGCAAGGGTTCTTTGAGATGACAGATGCGGACAGCTTGTCAAAGAAGCAAGTTCGTATGATCAAAGAACACCTTGGGCTGGTATTCATGAAGCTGACCCCGGACTATACACTGACCACCACAAACGACGAGACGCAAGAGATTCTTGTCGAGGACGAAATTGAGCCTGATGCAGAAGAGCAGGATGACGAGAAGGATGCAGAAGAGCATATTCGCAAACTGATCGAAGATCTGCCAAAGGACACAATCAATCCTTGGCAACCATCTCCGTTCCCGGGTTCGCCTGTAGTCCCGTTATGGAGAGAGCCGAACACTGGCGACCGCTGGTTCCCAGGATACCCGATCGTCGTATGTTGAATTGCGCAACACGGTCATTCGAATGCACCTGTGACTGTCATCGATCAGGCGCTATTCACTGCGTTCCATGCTGCACGAAGTGTCCTATCTGTGGAGCAAACGTTACGTTCTTGACCGCACACATTGAACTCGATCACCCGGAGCACAGCCAGACGCCTGAAACCCTCAACATTGAGGCCACCGACGATGACTTCTCATGCACGATCGAAAATCTCGATGTTGAAACAATAGAAGATCCGGACACAGACTTCTTTGTGAAGTGGAATGATTGACAGGAGAATATATGACCATCAAAGTATCTGAAGAGCTTGGCGAAATATCCAAGAAACTTGAAAGCCTGAGCAAAGAGCTCGAGCTGAAAGATCGCCCATGGGAGAAGTGTCTTTTTGGTGACAAGATCGGACAGTCAGAAATGGTCGTGGCAAGATTCCTCGACAATACGACTCTCGAGCTGAAAGCCAAGAAGGGATCGCTTCTGTCTGAGGCACTGGTACGCTCATTTGAGAATGCCAAGGTCATGACTGACTGGAAGTTCTCTGCATCACTGCGCTACTATCCGGTTCTTCATGTACCGTTCGCGCTACTCATCGATATTGAGATTGTGGGTGCGTTCACGTCGGGCTATCGTTCAAGCAGAAGCATGGATGACGACGAGATTACGTTCACCATCACATTCGACTATGCTCGAGCAAAGATGTCTTGACAAGAAGGTCTTCGTGTGGTAGACTTCATATCTCTATTGATCGAACAGGAGTTCTAATGAATACACCACTAAAACGCGAAGACCTGATTGCCAAGCTCCAAGAGGGCGTGGCGGAAGTAACGTTCACCAAGGTTGACGGTTCAGAGCGCGTCATGCGCTGCACACTGAAAGCCGAACTGCTTCCAGAGCCTGTTGATGTCGTCAACGAGGTCGCTGAAATCTCTGGTCGCAAGCCAAATCCAAACATCGTCCCTGTCTATGACCTGGACGTAAACGGATGGCGCCGCTTCCGAGTTTCAAGCGTCCAGAACATCAACTGGGAGTAAGCTGATCAAATAGGCTCCTCTGCTAAATACTGCAAACAACACCACTAGGAGTTCGAATGTTTGTAGAACAATTTACCAGAGTTGAGTGCGTAGATTGCGGAGGAGCCTATTCAGTCTTCAACAACTTGGACGATGACCGTTACTCGGTCGAATACTGCTCTCTTTGTGGCTCAGATGACATAGAGACCTACGAAGAGGAAGCCACTGAATAATGAAGCTGATCGCAGGTATTGACTATTCGCTGACCAGTCCGGCAATGTGCGTATGTGACGCGGACAAGCCTTTCAGCATTGAGAACTGCTACTTCTTGGCAGTACCAAACAATAAGAAGCTCGACCAATATTACCTCAATGGTCGAATCGCCATATTCCAAAACCCAGCACCAACTTGCTCTTCACCTGAGGAGCGCTTTGACAAGCTATCTCAGAACTTTGAGAACTTCGCCATTCAGTACAACGTCGAGCATGTACTTATCGAAGACTATGCTTTTGCAGCGCGCGGGCGCGTGTTTCATCTTGGCGAAAACTGCGGATTGCTCAAACACAAGCTCTACCGTCAGAATATCCAAATTGACACCATTGCGCCACCAACCGCAAAGAAGTTCGCCACTGGCAACGGTCGCGCTGATAAGGACGAGATCTTTGCTGCATTCGTGGTAGAGACTGGCATCAACCTCATCGATGAAATGGGATTGAAGCATACCAAGAAGCTTCCTTCGCCAGTAGACGACCTCATTGATGCGTACTACATCGCGAAGTACCTTCACGAAAGCATAAATAAAACACAATAAGTTCCAGGAGACGAAAATGGCTCTATTGAAGCGTGGCAAGAAGAAAAAGGATGAAGTCGTCGAAGAGGCAGTAACCGAGGTCGTAGAAACCGAACAGGTGGAGACTGAAACCAACGATGAAACTCAGGTTGAGGAAAAGGTTGCTGTTGAAGCCGGCAGCTTCGAAGAGTGGTGGGAGACAGTTGGTCTGAAGATCGTCAAGAAAGACGTTTCACGTAAGACGCTGATCGCAAAAGCCCTCAAAGCAGGCAATGATGCCAGCGAGCTTTCTGTGCAGGACGTCAACGAAGCAATTGTTGACAAGTTCGGCGATGAAAAGCCAAGCGCAAAAGACGTCGCAGAAGTGGCGTTCAACCTCGGCAAGTAATCCACACATCCACATTGAAGGGCGTCCTTACGGGCGCCTTTCTCGTGCAATCTTTTTCTTGACAAACGGTTCCGTTTCGTGTAGACTTCACTTATTGAGTGAGTGAACAAAGAGGAGATTTATTATGGCTTACATGAACCAAGAGAAGAAGAAAGAACTGGCACCGCAGATCAAGGCGGTCCTCAAGAAGTATGGCATGAAGGCGTCTATCGCCGTGCGCCATCATTCATCCCTTGTTGTCAACATCAAGAGCGGCAAGCTCGACATCATCGGCAACTATGCCAAGACCAACGCAGACAAGCCTAGCTTTGATGGCAACCCGCGTGACTTTAGCGACCTTACCTACATCGACGTGAACACCTACTGGATTCATGACAGCTACTCGGGTGTTGTTCGCCAGTTCCTGGAAGAGCTGAAAGATGCCATGAATGGCAAGGGCTCGGACATCGAGAACTTCGACCACTCCGACATCCAGTCTGACTACTTCCACGTTGGTTGGTACATCGACATCAACGTCGGCCAGTGGGACAAGCCTTACGAGGTGACTGCATAATGTCCGAATCCATCTATTCCTACCTGATAACTGACCCGGAGCAGTATGAAAAGCAGAACGGGTATCCAATGGACTTCGGGCCAAAGAATCCGCAAGCCATTGAAGGGACTTCCCTGATTTCGATCGACGTCGGCCTGCTTGACAACTCAAAGATCTACCCAGAGGGCATGGGTCCCTACGATGATGGATCATACGAGTACTTCCAGGCATGGTGCAAGAAGTTCGGCGTGTTCTACTACGCTCGCTCGCGTGAAGACTTCTTCCGCTGGGAAGCAATCGAATTTGCCCAGGAAGCTGGATGCAGATATCTTGTTATGGAGGACCTTTCATGAGCATTCTACAATCAGGTGACCAGATTCACCTACACTTCGGATCACCTGGCTATCTGTACGCCACCGTCCTGATCATCGAGGACGAGGAGAACAACGTGCAGGTTGAAGTCACAGGCCAGAATGGTGATTCATGGCGCGAGGGCTGGAACCTCTCCCACGTAATGGGTGGCCTGCTCAACGGTGACTATAAGGTGGTTCGTCTAGAAGAAGGCATGAAGATTTTCAAGTACGAAGTCGCACCGAACATCGAGATGGCACTTGACGCGAAGATTCTGTCCGTTGGTATGCAGGATGGCCGCATGTTCTTGTGGGCTGCGGTGTATCCTAACGCGCGCAAGGTGATTCGGAAGATCCGTGTTGCACCAACTGGCTGGGGTGGCATTGAGGAAGGCGTCATCGACAAACCGTTCCTCGGCACAGTCATCATTGAGGACAAGGGTCTTGTTCGACCTTGGTCAGGAAATTACTTGACAACGGCGTCTAATCATGATAGGATTGCACATCGAGAAGCCATGCGCATGCCGACCATGCCTGCGGCGTTATACGAAAGGAGGAAGTGAGATGATTGGTTATACGAAAGGAGGAAGTGAGATGATTGGTTATACGAAAGGAGGAAGTGAGATGATTGGTTATACGAAAGGAGGAAGTGAGATGATTGCTTACAAACTGACCACGCAGAAGATGACAACACATGGCGGCTTTAAGTTCCGCATGAATCGCTGGCGGGTCGCAAAGGGTAAGGGCAACAAATTATGCACCGATGGGGTACTGCACCAGTATCGCCACCCAGTGCTTGCGGTGATCTTTAACCTGATACACGCACGTTTCATAAATCCGAAGTTGTGGGAAATAGAGCATAGTGGGGAGGTTGCTTTTGACGGGTTAAAAGCTGGTACGAAAAAACAAAGGCTTGTCCGCGAGATGCCATTGCCGGCTATCACTACCGAGCAGCGGGTCGAGTTTGCTATCAGGGTGACCATGCGCGTCTACAAGGATGATGCGTTTACCACTTGGGCAACCGGGTGGCTTGACGGGTCAGATCGATCCGAAAGGGCAGAAGCATGGGCAGCAGCAAGGTCAGCAGGGGCAGAAGCATGGGCAGCAGAAGCATGGGCAGCAGCAGGGACTGCAGCAGGGGCAGCAGCAGGGGCAGCAGGGGCAGCAGTAGAGGCAGCAGCATGGGCAGCAGGGGCAGCAGCATGGGCAGCAGGGCCAGCAGAAAGGGCAGAAGCATGGGCAGCAGCAAGGGCAGCAAGGGCAGCAGCAGAGGCAGCAGAGGCAGCAGCAGGGGCAGCAGGGGCAGCCACTATGTTCATGGATGTACTGGCAGAAATGGGATTAGATTAAGGAGGAAGTGAGATGAACCACACACTCGAACAACTAAAGGAAATGCTCGATGTTGGCAACACCATGCTCCATCCCGCAAGATATCAGAGGAGTATATTCACAAGCCAATCTATTGTCACAGATGCGCTCCGAAGATAAAAAAGGCAACTGCGGCATCGCAACAGGAGGAATGGCCGGGTGTGACTGAAGGCTTCTATGAGATCTACGCAACGATGCAGAAAAAGTCTTGACAAACGGTTCCGTTTCGTGTAGACTTCACTTATTGAGTGAGCAAAGGAGTTTATCATGAGAATCAAAATTAGTTTCCCTACTGCAAGTGACGCTGAAAAGGTTGGCCCGGCCACCGGCGACCTCGGCATCAACTGGGAGGCCGATGACCAAGAGCTGGCTATTTCCGTTAACTCGCGTGACGCTGGCGAACTGACTGATGCGCTTGCCGCTGCTGGCGCTGCATATTCAACGAAGGTAATGTAAGAATGACTGTAGACACACAAGATTTGATCGCGCGCTTTATGCGCAACTTCCCAGAGCTCGTAATGGCGATGAAGAATGCTGACCATAACTTCTCAGACCTCGACACCAATCCGTATCACACGGAAGGCGACGTCTGGACGCATACCATGATGGTCGTCAATCAGGCGCGCATCAATGGCTCTCCGATCGAAGTACAGTTGGCCGCTCTGCTGCATGACGTAGGCAAAGCGTTCACTCGCCGGGTTAACCTTGAGACAAACTACGTTTCGTTCCGTGGTCATGATGGTGTGTCTTTCTACTACGCTGTAGAGATTCTGCGCAAAGCGTACAGCGACCTGCTTACCCAGGATCAGATGTTCACTGTTGCACGTCTGTGCGCACAGCACTCGGCGCTCTACACCTGGCAGGGCAACCGGAACCAGACTCAGGAGCAGAAGGATGCTGGCGTTGCTGCTGCATTCGCTGGCGAGTCAGACTTCCTCAACCTGCTGGCACAGACTGCCGCTGCTGACGTTGAAGGCCGCATCTACGCTGCCGAGCACGCTGGCTCAAAGGGCGACTACACCCGCTACATGGACTTCGTGACTCTCTCTGAGCCAGAAGTTAGTGACGATGAGCCTTGGCTGATCCTGTTGGTTGGCCCGATGGGTTGTGGCAAGTCAACCTTCATTCAGAACCGTCTGGCAGACCCAGGCGAGAAAGTTTTGGTCAACGACCTGAACGTGAAGTGTGACATCGTTCTGTCCCGTGACGAGCTGGTTCGTAAGGCTGGCGGTTACAAGGACTACGGCAAGAACTGGAAGACCGTTGATCAGGACGTTATCAACAAGATGATGAATGACCTGTTCCAGTTGTCCCTGAACACTGGCAAGAGCGTCATCATCGACATGATGAACCTGAGCAAGAAGGCCCGCCGTGCTTTCATCAACCCAGCACGCCGTAAGGGCTACAAGGTTGTGGCTACTGTGTTCCACACTGGCGCACCAACTATCTTCGAGCGTAACCGTGGTCGCGCTGAAGAAGGTAAGGACCTGTCACACCTGCTGGTTGAGAAGATGGGCGGATTCGTCTGGCCTACTCTTGACGAAGTAGACATGGTTGTGAATGTCGAGGGCTAGAAATAGTTCTTGACATCCCCTCCTGCTTCGTGTAGACTTTCATTATTGAGTGAGCAAAGGAGTTAATTATGAGTTTCGAGAAAGTTGCAAATATCGGCGATAGCATCAAGGCACTTGATTTCATGCCATGTGAGGGTAGGGATGACAAGTACGTCGTTGGTGAGGTCGTCGACAAGCTGGAAAATGGTTTTATGATTCTGGTGACTGAAGACACCCTGTATCCTAAGGGTGCGCGTACAAAGATTTACGTGCCGTTCGATATCGGCTTCACTGACTACGAAGGTCGAGTCACCAAGATCGGGTAAGTTACACGTGCCGCTCTCCTCATCACTCACCTCCAAAAGCGGCACACTACGCGGCGGGACTTTCACAGTCCTGCCGCATCCTTTTCAATATTTCATCATGAGAGGTTCGCTATGACAGACACAATCTTCAAAATCAAAAACACTGATGGCCTGTTCTCTACAGGTGACATGGATCCCGACTTCACCAAAAAGGGCAAGATGTGGAAGCAGCTTTCACACGTAAAATGCCACCTCGGTCAGGTACGCAACCCGCGCAAAGCCTATGAAGGCTGTGAGATTGTTGGCTACGAGCTGCAAGAGGTTCGTCCTGCCAAGTCACTTGACCAGATCTTCTATGAGATGGAGAACGCAGAAGCGCTACGAGAGCAGGAGCAGGAGCGCAAGCGCACAGAGCGAGTGACTGAAGACGCAAAGCGCACTCTCGCCAAGCTGCAAGAGGACTTCCCTGAGCTGTTCACCAAGACAAAGGTAGAGGTCTTTGTCATTGCGTGGGAAGAGTCAGAGCGTGGCTGGGGAACTCGCCCTGATGGAATCTCCATACATAAGACGAAAGATGACGCTGCCAAGTACATCGCATCCTACTGGCGCAGGATGAATTCTCAATACGGATCATCTGCACCAGATGAGTATGAGCGTCCGGTCTCCGAGAAGCCTCGCTCAATACTGGTTGAGGAGAGCGTTGCTCTGCAGATCAACGGGTTTGGTAAGCGCGTCTATCGCCACGACAATCTCTATAACGTAATTACGAGGTAAGCATGACAGTTGCACTTGAGGAAAAGTATCAGAAGCTTTCGGACGTCGAGCACGTCCTTAAGCGCCCTGGACGCTACCTTGGTTCCATTGTTGACCACACTGCAATCACCTGGTGTATCGTACATGATCACAAGATGCAGATGGTCAAAAAGGAAGTAACCTGGAACCCTGCACTACTCAAGATGTTTGAGGAGATTCTCGACAACTCTGTTGACCATTCCAAACGTCCTGAGGGACAGCATCTGGATACAATCAAGGTCAACTTTGATCACCAAACAGGACAGATCACCGTGTTCGACAATGGCGGCATCCCGGTTGCTGTTCACAAAGAGCACCAGCAATGGATTCCTGAGATGATCTTCTCAGAGCTGAAGGCTGGGTCGAACTTCGACGACGAGGATACCAATGACCTCACCGGACAGAACGGTGAGGGTGCATCACTGACGAACATCTTCTCTAAGGAGTTCACAGTCACCACGGCTGACGGCAAGATGCAGTTCACACAGACATGGTCTGACAATATGGGCGAGACCTCTGGCGGCAAGACCAAAAAGTCACACCAGAACTTCACCGAGGTATCTTGGTTGCCTGACTACAAGCGTTTCGGTCGTACTAAGTTTACTCCAGGTGATATCGAGATGCTGACAAAGCGCGTCACCGACGTGGCAGCATGTAACCCTCACCTGAAAATCTACCTGAACGGATGCCGTGTCCGCTTTGCCAACTTCAAGAGGTACATCGAAATGTACTGCGAGGAGTTCGTGTACGATGAAAATGAGGACTGGAAGATTGCTGTTGCTGCATCAGATGACGGCTTCCAGCACGTATCCTTCGTGAACAGTAATCAGACATCGGTTGGTGGTTCACACATCGACTACATCGCGTGGCAGCTTATTGACAAGATCAGGGCGCACATCAAGAAGAAGAACAAGATCGACGTGAAGCCAGCGGTCATCCGTAGTCACATGATGCTCTTCATCAATGCGCGAATCATGAACCCGCGTTATGACTCACAGACCAAGGACAACCTGATCACAGAAGTCCGTGACTACGGTACCTGCTTCACAGTCAGCGACAAGATGGTTGCTGGCGTTCTGAAGAGTGGGGTCGTGCAGTCAGTGGTCGACTGGGTTGAAGCCAAGCAGCGACAGGCTGAATTGGCGAAGGTTCGCGCTGCACAGAAAGCGAACAAGAACAAGAAGGTTGCTGACGAGATCAAGGCCAATAGCCGCGCGCGTGACAAGTGCATCCTGCATCTGATGGAGGGAGATTCAGCGATCAATAACTTCATCAATGTCCGTGACAACAACTTCCACGGTGCCTATCCGCTCACTGGTAAGCCCCTCAACTGGAGAAACAAGGACGAGCTAAGTAAGGTTGCGAACAACGTCATCGTATCTGACATCATGGCGATTGTTGGCCTTGAGTTTGGCAAGCCAGCCAAAAACCTCAACTACGGCAAAATCCGTATCACCACCGACGCGGATACTGACGGCGCGAACATTCAGGGTCTACTGCTGAACCTGTTCTCAATGTGGCCTGAGTTGTTCGAGGAGAAGCGTATTGAAATCTTGCGCAGCCCGATCATCGTGGTACGCAAGGGCAAGGACGTTAAGGGCTTCTACTCACTTGAGGAGTGGAACAAGGTCTCTGACCAATATTCTTCTTGGCGCTTCACGTATGCCAAGGGTCTCGGCTCACTGAAAGATGACGTCTACGACCAGATGATCAATGACCCTGTTATCGACACGGTTATTATGGATGATCATGGTCAGGCAGCACTCGAGATGGCCTTTGGTGACGATGTCTCAAAGCGTAAGAAGTGGCTGTCATGAGTATGTTTCTTGATCGCGTGCGCAGGCGCGCACAGACTCGATTCTACATTATCTTGACAATTATCTGTATCTGTGTTAGCCTTGCGCTGACATCTGCAATAGGAGATTAAGTGAAAAAAGGAACAATCACAGTTTCCCAACATACTAACACCGACCTACGCGACTATGCGCTCTACACAATCTACAATCGAGCCATCCCTTCACTGATTGACGGATTGAAGCCAGGCCAGCGTAAGGCCATCTTCACTGCTACGAAGGAAGCCAAGAACAAGTTCATCAAGACGCTGGCGCTGATGGGTTACACCTTCCCGATTGCCAAGTATCACCACGGCGATAGCTCGATGGTCGACACGATCATCCGCCTCGCGCGCACGTTTGACAATAACATCCCATTGCTCGAGGGTGACGGTACTTTCGGTACCCGCATGGTCACGTCTGCTGCATCACCACGATACACGGACATCTCCCTGAGCAAGAACTTTGAGAAGTTCTTCCCTGATCAGGACATCCTACCGTCACACCCAGACCCAGAGAACCCTGAGCCGCTGTTCTATCTGCCGCTCATTCCGTGGGTACTGGTCAACGGTGCAAAGGGCATTGCGACAGGCTTTGCAACTGACATTCTGCCGCGTGACCCATCAGATGTGGCTGATCACTGCTGCCGCTATCTGGTATCTGGCAAGAAACCTAAGTCAATCAAGCCTACGTTCCCTGACTTCAAGGGCAAGGTTGTGGCTGATGGAGATAGCTGGGTCATCTATGGCAAAGTCACGCGCAAGAGCCCGACTAAGGCCAGCATTGTAGAGCTGCCAATTGGCTATGACCGCGCAGGCTACATCAAAGAGCTGGACAAGATGGTAGATGCGGGTACGCTGGTCAACTACATCGACAAATGCTCAAAGGATGGCTTCCACTTCGAAGTCACACTGCCGCGCAAGCTGAAAGATAGCGATGAGGCAGAACTGCTGAAGAAGTTGAAGCTGGTCAAACGCCGTACCGAGAACCTCACACTGATTGACGAGACAGGAAAGCTGAAGACGTTTGACAACGTAGGCGACCTGATTGCGCAGTTCTGTGACTATCGTCTGAGCATGTACAATGTCCGCTACAAGTCATGGACAAAGCGTGACAAGGACAAGATGCACAACCTGTCAGAGAAGCGCCGCTTCGTTGAGGCTGTTCTTGATGGCGAGCTTGACTTGCAAGGACGCAAGAACAAGGCTGACATTCAGGCAGACATGCGTCGTTTGAAGTTCAGCCGTGAGCATCAGAACTCATTGCTCGAGATGCCGATCTACAACGTCACGCAGGAGTATTCTGCCAAGCTGAAGGCTGAAATCTACGAGCTTGACAAGGCGATCGAAATGTGGCAGAATATCAACCACAGAAAACAATATACAGAGGAACTCGCTGATCTATGAAAATGACGCCTGAACAAATCAAAGCCATTGATATGACCTGGAAGGGCGGCATTGGCAACGTGGTTTTCCTTGACGGCCAGTTCCAAGACTACTGGAATACCTACTGGTGGAGCGCGCCCAGAGAGCGTGAAGTTGTCATCTTCAAGAACACCGTGTTCTCAGATGTGCTGACATTCAAGGGCTATGGTCGCGGTCGCTCATCTGCTGTGTTCTATTTCCATTCAAACAAGTTCAACGCACAGGTACAGATGTTCATGTCGGATATGACAGGCATCCTGCAGAACTACCTCGGTGAGTCTGCAGTTACCAGCCAAGGTCCTCTTATGCTGAAAGGCCACTTTACCTTTGTGAAGAAAGGCCAGAACTATGGCATCAAATACGTTCCTCTGGAAGATTCAGGAGTATAAACATGACGACGTTTGAAGGCGGCCCGAAAGTTGAAATCAACTCTGTGGAGATGGAGAATCTCCTCAAGCAGATTGATGACTCAAATATCCCATTCACCCATATCATGGGTATTTCACGCGGCGGGCTTGTTCCTGCTGTCTACATTTCTCACTTCCTGCATCTCCCGTTGGCAGTGGCGCAAGTGCGCACACCAAGCGCGAGAGACATCGCATACGGGCATCATGAATCCTACATGAATTGGATTGATGACAAGCATTCGAGCATAGACATCAATTCGCGCGTTTTGATAGTTGATGACATTTCCGACACTGGAAGCACGCTCAGGGCTGCTGTAGGGCACCTCACGCACCAAGTAGAAAGCGTCTACACTGCTGCTCTCCATTATCGTAACGGATCAAGCTACGAGCCCGACTTTTATGCTGTTCACCTCACCAAAGATGACCCATGGGTTGTCTATCCGTGGGAAGCTGATCACGTACAGGTGGAAGTATGATTGAATCAGGCATCGACCTCGAAAAGGAACAGATATTCGTACGAGCACAATCTGGTATTGCGTCTATCACCGCCACGCTCGATCCTGATGCGGCAGAACTGTTGGCAAAGCAAATTCTGAAAAATGTGGAAGCACTTAGAGACCACTTCTTCAAAACAAGAAAAACCGGAGGGCCGTACATCGCATGAGTGAAGAACTAACCTGCCAAGTATGCAAGAAGAACAAAGCACTCGGAGTAGCGTCAAGCATTCTGGGCGCTATCAGCTTCGCCTACTGTGAAACCTGCCTGCGCGTTGGTGCTGATGATCTCGGTATGTTCATCTTCACCTATGAAACGTGCGGTGAGGACGTAGCGCCTTGGGTCAAGAACCTGATGACCTACCACAACGATAAGTATATCACATGGAACGACTTTGTGGAGCTGGTCAAAGCTGGCGAGATAAAAGTCATGACTCCTGAAGAGCTCGATGAAGTCATGAGGCAGGAAATGCTGAATGATCAACTCTGCGAAGAAGAGCAATTCAACTTCGTCACCCACGAAATGGCAACGGATGCCGGCATGCCTGAAATTGAAGGAGCAAGAATTTGATTCTAATTGACTTTTCACAGATCGTAATCTCAAACATCCACGCAGATGTAAACCACATGCGCCGAGGAGAGTTCACAGAGGACTTCTTCCGCCACATGGTTCTCAATTCAATCCGTGGCTACCGCACCAAGTTCAAGGACGAATATGGTGAGGTGGTTCTCTGCTGTGACGGTCGCGGTTACTGGCGCAAGAACATCTTCAAACACTACAAGGGCAAGCGCAAAGAGGGACGTGAAAAGTCAGCGCTCGATTGGGATATGATCTACGGATGGATCAACCAGATCAAGGACGATCTGCGCGAGAACTTCCCTTACAAGGTGATTGAAGTCAAGGGCGCGGAAGCTGATGACGTTATCGGATTCCTTGCTGCCAAGTACGCTGCACACGAGCCGATCATGATCGTCAGCGCGGACAAAGACTTTCAGCAATTGCAGCGCTATCCCGGCGTCATGCAGTTCTCACCAAAAACCAAGAAGCTTCTGAAATGTGCTGACCCAATGCTTTACCTGAAAGAGCACACAATCAGAGGAGATGCTGGCGATGGCGTGCCAAACATTCTGTCTGACGAGGACACCTTCATGGTGGCTGACAAGAAGCAGAAGAGCGTATTATCGAAGAAGCTCGAGCGTTGGCTTGGCATGAAGCCAGAGGACATCTGCAAGGATGCAGGATGCACCATTGAGCGCTACAACCTCAACAAGCAACTCGTTGACCTTACCTGTACTCCGTCAGAGATCAAGCAGGCTATCGCCACCGAGTTTGACGAGGCAGAAGTTGCTCCGCGTGCCAAGATCATGGCCTATTTCATGAAGCACCGGCTGCGTCATCTGTCAGAGTACCTTCACGAATTCTAGGCTCTTGACAAACGGCCAAAAATAAGTTAGACTTGCGTCACAGAGGAGATATATGAAACGCAACGTACATGAAATTATCGACGAGCTGGCAGCAACCTCCAGCAAGAATGACAAAGTAGCCATTCTGCAGCGAGAGGGACGCAACACACTGCTCCAGCTTGTTTTCAAGATGGCACTGGACAACCAGCTCCAGTTCTATACCAAAAAGGTACCTGAGATCGCAAAGAATGCGAAGGGCACCATTACTTTCAACACCGCCCTCAAAGAGCTGTCAAAGCTGTCCGAGCGTGTTGTCACTGGCAACGCGGCGCAGGCACACCTTCAGCGTTTGCTTGAAGGGCTTCTGCCTGAAGAGCGCGAAACCCTCAAGCGCGTTGTCCTTAAGGACATGCGTTGTGGCGTAGCCGCTTCAACCTGTAACAAAGCATGGGGCGACGACTTCCTTCCGGAGTTCCTTGTCATGCTTTGCCAGTCCTACTCTGAGAAGAACCTCCAGGCCATCAACTATCCTGCCATCATTCAGGAGAAGTGTGACGGCATGCGAGTAAACTTCGTTGTGCGCAAGAAGCGCATCGACGTGTTCTCACGTAATGGCAAGCCACTCGAGCTGCTCGGAGCGCTTGAGAAGGAACTGTTTGCCATTGCAGGTGGTCAGGAAGTCGTCATCGATGGCGAGCTGCTCGTTGTTGACAAAGCGGGCAAGATCCTTCCGCGCAAAGCAGGAAATGGCATTCTGAACAAGGCCAACAAAGGCACCATCTCGCCAGAAGAGGCGAGTCGTGTGCGCGTCATTGCATGGGACATCATCCCGGTGTCAGCATGGAAGACAGGCTTCTACGCAACACCATACGTCGAGAGATTCGACTACCTGCAGGAACGCATCCGTGATACTGGCACTCGTGAGATGATCGGCTGGCCTGAAACCGAGCGCGTCTCTGGCTACAAAGAGGCTGCTCGCTTCTACACCGGTATGCTCAAGCAGGGCAAGGAAGGCGCTGTCATCAAGAACCTCAAGTCACCTTGGGAGAATGCTCGCAGCAAGCAGCAGGTCAAGATGAAGGTCGAAAACGAAGTCGAGCTGCTCGTTGTAGACCGCGAAGAAGGATCTGGTAAGAACCAGGGAAAACTGGGAGCCTTGGTCTGCGAATCGAGCGATGGACTGTTGAGGGTCAACGTGGGCTCCGGTCTCTCCGACAAGCAGCGCGTCGAATTCTGGGGCGACGACATCATTGGCAAAGTGGTGACAGTCAAAGCGAATGACGTGATCGATGCAGAAGGACGCAAGACCAAGGCTTTGTTCCTACCACGTTTCGTAGAGATCCGTGAGGATAAGGATGAAGCTGAAACAATCCTCGAAATCATTGAGAAGTTTACTCACTCATGACAGAACTCATCTGTGAATTATGGGACAGATTCTGTGCATCAATGCAGGAGCTATCACGTCTGGTTGCCATCATGCGCGGCAAGATCGAATATTAGGAGTAGATAATGAGTGAATCAAACTCAACCTTTGAAAAATGTATGAACATCCGCCAGTTTATCATGAACCGTGCGGCTGAGGTCATCGTGTATGGTGGCAAGGGATCATGGAGTCCCGAATTCTGCTTTGAGCAGATGACGGCGTTTGTAGAGAAGCAGAAGAAGAACTCTCCTGACTACTACCAGATTCAGCCTTCTGAATTGACCAGCGAGCAGATGGATACACTGCGCTTTGGTCGTTGGTCAGAAGATGACCCGATGCGCCTCATTCCGTTGTGGCTGTTCCCGTTCCTTGCTGACGATGTGCGCGTGCGCTGCATTGATGGCTCGGAGACCCTAAAGAAGGCCGACATGGATGACGACCACCGCTTCGGGCAGCTTGCATACGGTGTCCTCCCGGCTGATCATGAAATCTCTGGATGCAAAGATTGCTGCTGCCGCTGATCAGACGCTTGCAGATATTGCGTTTGATCACGGGTCACCGTTGCTGAAATTGAATGGGAGCTCTGGGGTGAGTAAATTTGACCTAAGCAAAGTACCGCTCGGCACCTTCGATATCTTTCACAAAATCTGGTATCCGAATTTCAACCTGAAAATGTCTATCCGTCATCAGCGCAAGCGCAACATTGACAACGGACACATGGATGAGACTTGGATGACGGGACGATTCAATCCACATGATAACACCAAATCCACTGATTCTTGAGTATGGCAACGGCGGTCGTGCCGAAGTGCCTTACATCGACAAATCAAAATGCACCTTCATCCTTGGTCTCATGCGCGCGCGTGAAGTGCGAGGACAATCGGTTTCACGTAACGTGGGACGAGTTGACCTTTGAGGAAATAAAAAGAATTCTCGAGAGGGAAGATAACCGTGACTAGAACACCCTGGTACGGATTTGACCTTGACGGCACGCTTGCCCGATATGATGGTTGGGTATCACCTGACCACATCGGTGAACCCGTTGATGCCATGATTAACAAGGCCAAGTCTATCATCGAACAAGGATATGAAATCCGCATCTTTACTGCGCGCGTATCTGTGCCAGAGCAGAAAGATGCAGCAACCAAAGCCATCCAGGATTGGTGTGAAAGCCACGGGATAGGCAGACCAAAGGTCGTCTGCTGCAAAGACTACCAGATGGTCACCTGCTTTGATGACAGAGCCGAGCAAGTCATCCCAAACACTGGTCAAACAGTCTGGGAGTATGTGCAGGATCTCCAGAAGCAACTCGTCAATCTGCAAGCTCGACTCGATCAGTCAAGTAGGACGCAGCGCCGCAATGCGCAGAAGCGCGCCCAGAAAAAACTTGACAAGACCAAGAAAGGCAAGTAGACTTAGCACTCAGAAGGAGTTTATTATACCTATGCCAAAATCATGCCCTTATTGTGGTCACCTTTGCTGCCCTCCTTCATGTGCTGAAGAGCGTCGTTAGCAATGGGAGACACTGACACAACCCAAGGTTGACTTCAAAGAAGGTCTGCGCCTGCTTTCACTTTGGGAAGTTCCTGATGTCGGATGATATGCCGTTGACTGAATCAGGTCATCCTGATCTGATGAAGATCTTCGATCAGATTCAGGAATCAAAGCGTCTACCTTCATGTGACATGGCGCGCTGCTCTGACTGTGGCGGTGAGTTCCTGATTGCTGACTGCCCTATGGAGCAAGACGGAGACTGGGAGACAGGCTACTTCGATGTGCCAGTTTGCCCCGTCTGTGAAGATGGCGGATGCCTTGATGACTACTTCTGCACGCCCGAACGTGCGGAGCTGATAAATGAATGGTGGAGAAAACATGACGAGCAGAACGATCCTATCCCGTACCCACGAAGATATTGACAAGTTCACGCGGAACGTCTTTAACCGCTTCCGTTACTCTGGCATCACTCATGTCCTGGGTGTGGCGCGTGGTGGCCTTGTTCCCGCTACGATGGTCGCCTACTACTTCGACCTCCCACTGACAATCACGTTCTACTCCTCTCCTGCAGGTCGTGGGATGATGCCAACCAAAGAGCTCCACATCCACGCGCCTGACTGTGACAAAGCACCAAACCCAGAAGACCTGTGCATGTTGATCATCGACGACATCTCAGACACTGGCAATACACTCTGCCAACTGGTCAAAGCACTTGAAGGCCACGGCGTCAAAACATACACCGCAACCATTGACCTGCGAGCCAAGTCAGATTTCATTCCTGACTATTTCCACAACGTCATCACCGACGAGATCGTCAAATATCCTTGGAACCTCGACGCGCCAGAAAGTGCTTGACAACGGCACCGTTTTAGTGTAGAATCGCGTTATTGAGTGAAAGGAGTTTTTGATGCAAAACAACAAAGATAAAAAGAAGCTTTCCACGTTTGCTGTAGTAGGTATCCTCTACGGTGGCGCGCTTCTGTTCGGTATTATTCTGGTTCTGTGCCCGGAGGCTTCTAAATGATTCTGCCATACATCACTAACAAAGACGAGTTTCTGGCTGCTGTCGCTCACAAGGATGAGATCGGCGTCAACGTGCGCGATGGTTACACTGTCGTAGCCTACAACGTTGCCTTCCCAGATACGTTTGATTCACCAGAGGCGCTCGAGTGCCGTGGTATCATCTTCGACAACGTAACTGGCAAGGTCATCCGTCGTCCGCTGCACAAGTTCTTCAACGTCAACGAGAAGGAGCACACCCAGATTGGCGACCTCGTCAACGAGGGCATCGTGTCTGTGACCACTAAGCTCGACGGCGCAATGGTTGCACCATTCCTGTGCAATGGTAAGATCATCTGGGGCACTAAGCGTGTCGCAGAGGAGTTTGAGCGCTACCTCGAGCATCACCCACTGACTCAGACCACTGGCATGAAGGCGTTTGTTGCGGAGTGCATCTTCGCTGGCCTGACTCCAATCTTTGAGTTCCACGACCCGAACTTCATCCCGTCTAAGATCGTGGTGCAGTATGACCGCGCATTCCTGCGTCTGATTGCTGTACGCGATAACAAGACTGGCGCATACGAGCACAAGAAGGGTTCTGTATTCCGCAAGGCCGTCGAGTACGGCGTAGAGACTGTTCCTCACTTCGCTTTCGGTCCGTCTACCACTCTGGTTGACATCATGAAGGTTGTTGAGAACATGTCTAACGATGAGGGTGTCGTAGTCGAGCTGGTTGAGACTGGCCCGGTTAAGATCAAGTCTCCGTGGTACGTCAAGCGCCACAAGATCAAGGAGATGTTCAACCACCCACACATCACCGCGCAGCTCGTTCTTGACTGCCACGCGACTGCTTCGATTGATGACATCATGCCATACATCGAAGAGTCTGACCGTGTCTACTTTGGCGAGTTTGCCCGTGACCTGCATGTGCTGATTGATGCAGTAGGTGCCTGGGCTGTGGCTACCAAGGCCAAGTTCTCTACCAAGAAGGACTTTGCTCTGTCCGAGTATCGTGCTGCTGCCTTCAGCAACATCGTGTTCCGTCTGTTTGATCGCCCAGATGAGGACGTGTTCCTCTTTGTGGTTGACCAACTGAAGAACCACCTCGGCAAGCAGTCTAAGTTCGAGGACTGGAAGGTTAAAGCAGGAGAGCTGGTATGACAAACGAACTTCGAGCGGCAGCACTTGCCCTTTACAAGCCACCGTTTCGGTATGAATGTGGCTACATCTGGGATGCGAACAACGAGATGGTCGCCGACGATGATCGGGATGCTTTTGTTGCTCGCATCCGTGGATGGGGCACTTCTGCGGTGAGACTGATATGGGGTCAAACCGCTCCCGCTCTCTGTGAGTTATGCGCAGGTTATCGGTGGCTACAAGCTGGCAGATGAAGAAAAAGACTTGACAAAAGGAGCCGTTCGTGCTAGAATCAACAATGTTGAGAGCGCGTCATGACTGACGGCGTCTACGTAGGAGTGAAATACAATGGCCGATCCATGGGTAACTTACATCGCTTTGCGCGAGAAATTCAGGTTCCTAACCCGGTTCCTAAAGGAATGCTTCATAGCACTGTACTTTACTGTACGGAGCGCACGGAAGCGCCACATATCCGGGAAGTAGTCAATTTCACTGCGCTGCCGTGGTATCTTGAGGTATGGCCTACTGAATCGGGCAATGTCCTTGTGCTGGTACTCGATAGTCCTGGAATTCAGCGCCGCCATGAGGAATGGTTAAGCAGAGGCTACCCTCATGCGTATGACAACTTCGTCCCGCACGTGACCTTGAGTTACGATGTTGGAGACTGGCGGCCTGATGGCAAGCCAATAAATATTCCTGCTTTGGAAGCAAATCTGGTTTATGTTGAACCACTGAAACTCGACTGGGGTAAATGATGACAAAAGAATACAATATTGATCTTCCAAAGGCAGGCGTTCCAACGTCAACGTATGGTCGCATTTATCCTGAGGAGACACTGCGCAAAGCAGTCGAAGAGTTCAAGGGTCCGGCTGTCTGCACCTTTGATGGTTTAACAGATGATCCATCAAGAGCATCTCACATCGTTGAGTCGATGCGCATGGATGACGATGGCAATATCATCGCAAGTATCAAAATTCTCGATACCCCTGCGGGAGCATTGATTAAATCAATCATTGAAAACGACAAGTCTATGTTCACTGGCCTTTCGAGCATTGGCAAATTGAACGACAGTGTCGTCGAGATTCAGAAAATTGTAGGCATTGGATTCTACACCGGAGAGGTAGAGTAAATCATGAGACGTTGGGAATCACCATACGAGCGCGAGAAGCGCCTGAAAGAAGAGCGCTGCGCAGAAGTCATTGCCACTGGCAGACTTGGTCGTAACGTAACCGATTGGCGTGCGCAACAAAAGACTCTTCTTGAGGAAAAGCGCAAGCTCGAGAAGCGCATTCTGGAGATCAACCTCGATGTTGGCGCTCTGGCAATAATGCTTCGTCCTGATGACGACCGTATCCGCAAAGAGACTCGCCAGAAGAAGCAGGATGCTGACCAGCGCCGTGAACGTTGGGCACGCGAGAACCTGAAGGTAGGCAGCATTGTCCGATTCACTGGACGAGGGGGCCTGCGCATCCGATGTGTACTGGAAATCAAACACAAGCACCCAGGTGAAAGCGGGGAAAATACTTCAATCCGCGGCATCGAGCTGATCGATCGCGGTGACACCTGGAGTGAAGGTGAGTACATCACCACAAACGGCGCAAGGTACCTGCGACAGGTCTGGAATGAGACTGAAAGCAAGTGGGAAAGTGTCGACGACCTGATCAAGAAGGAGGACAACCAATAATGGTTCGTATCGTCAAAAAGTTTCAAATCGTAGTTCGCACAGTTGACGGAAAGACTTTCCGTTCACAGTTGCAGGAAGAAGATCACGCAGATGCGATGTATCAGAAGATGCTCGACCCAGGATCACTGGACTACATGCGCTTTCAGAAGCATGGCAGCAACTACATCTTCTACATCCCATCAATTGCGTCAATCGAGCTTGTTCGCAAGCGTCGCCTGCAGTGGGGTGAATAAGTGAGCATGATCTTGATTACCGTCGTCACACTGGCAGGTGAATCTCATACGGTTGCGCCAGTGTCCGAGAAATACTACAAAGAGAAGTACCTGGCTCGGATCGCTTCGATGCGTGACCTGCCAAGCATTTCCTTTGAGGTTGAGATGGGTGATAGCACCATCACCCGTGTATTCAACCCCGAGCAGATCGAGTTCATCGACATCGAGAGACTGCCCGAGAGCAACATTCAGTAGAACAATAGGAGAGTACATTATGATTCAATCGGTATATGGAATAAAGATCAGGGTCTTGCGTGCAGCGGATAAGCTGGAATCAGACGCAGGATACTCTGGTTCATCAAACGATGGCGGAGCAAGCCGTCTGCGTGAAAACCTTGACCTGTTCCTGCAGGACCTGCGCATTGGTGCAGGCGGTAACATCCCAAGTGACAACAAGATGATCGAGGTCCCACGCCAGTTCCTCAAGTACATGGAGGACTGATGGAATACGATAAGGACGTCATCATCCGCGCGCTGAATGGTGCGATAGTCGCTCTTGATGAGCGCAACGAAAAGCTCGTACAAGCTCTGAAAGATATTCGTGCTGGCAAGGACAATCCGTGCCACATTGTCAACCAAGTATTAGGAGATTCTGAATGATCAACAAGATTCCCGTTCCAATGCCAGGATTCGTTATGTGCAAGACTGAAGGTTGCGAGACCGAGATCCTGCGCCAGTACATCAAGGACAACAAGAAACGTTTCGATGCTGGATACTGTTCACACTGCCGCCGCAAAATGGCACGCGCGCGCAGGAAGGCAGAACAGAAGTGACATTCACGCGCGAGCAGCTCGAAGCCCTACGTGACGGTATTACGGAAGGGCGCTGGGAGTGGGTAGGCAATAGAGGACCTATTGACACCACGCCTGACGAGGACGGGTACTTCTATGTGCCCGAGTGTTCATCACTAGGTGATCGCATGATTCAGGTGACCGACAGCTATGAGGGCATTGAAGGCGATGTTCTTGCTATTGCTGCCGTACCTGCACTGATTGACCAATGCCTGGAGCTGATGAAAGATACCGCTTGACAAACGGCACCTTTTGTGCTAGAATATCACCATTGAGTGAGTGAACAGGAGTTATTCATGAAACCAACTAAAGTTAAAACAGCAAACGATCAGGTGAAGCAGGGCTTCCAAATTCGCTTCCCCGAGCAGTATTTCACTGTCGAAGACATTGCAGTCTTCTTGATCTGTGACGTTTGCCACCTCGATGACAACCAGATCACCGACTATATCAAAGAGTTTGGCAAGCGCCAGATCGATGATGTCGTGAAGTCAGTCATCCTTTCTTATGGCACAGAGACCCCGAGCTATCGTGTTGGTGACTATGGTAAGAGCGATCTTACTCCAGAAGTCATCGCCATCCTGAACGAGAAGTTCGCACTGTAAAATGGTGCCGGTAGAGCTCGACAAGGGCGACCTGCTAAAGCTGGTCAAGTCGTGCTCTCCGTCCTATACCCAATCAATAAACCCACTTATCTGCGATCTTGGCAGTTTCAGCAAATCTGGCTGGGAATGGAACCTGCGAGTGCTTACCGATCTCTCTGAGAAGAAGCTGCTCGAAGCCTACCAGTATTTGAGAAAAATCGTTTGACAAAAGGTTCCGTTTCGTGTAGACTTTCACTATTGAGTGAGTGAACAGGAGTTGATTATGTTCGAAAACCATGCCCCTTTCAAATTGCTGCCCTTCTTGATGGTGCTGAATGCCCACTCCGACAACAACTTCATTGTCGGTGGCGCAGTTCGCGACCTTCTGAGTGGCAAGGTTCCTAATGACTACGACGTCGTGACTGACATCCCAATGGAGCAGCTCGTTGTGCTGTTCGAAGAGGGTGGCTTCAAAGTCAAGCGAATTAAACTTGGACTAAAGAGCAGTTCTCAAAATGATACCTAGTCATGTTGCCACCTTTGCCGCGTTTACCACAATAAGGACAAACTCTAATTAGTCTCGCGGCAGCAGCCTCACGCATGGCAAAACAGGCATGGTATATGCCCGAGATGAACACATACGCGCGCAACCTTACCCGCTTTGTACGTGGCATCGATATGGGTTGTGGTTCTCGCACGTTGACACCATGCGCAGACAAGAGGAGAAGAAAACATGATGAACGTAATCTGGACAAACTGGGAAGAGGCAAGTCAGAACTCGACCATCGACCTGTTTGGTGTGGTGGATGACATCGTTGTCTCCGTGGAGTTTGGGGAGCTGGTTGACGGCGACTGGACTGTGAAGTGGGGAGATAAGATACTCGACTATACCAGCGACCGCCGTAAGGGCAAGCATATCATTGAAGCGCACGCGAAGGCACATGCTTTCACCAGAAACCGTGACAAGAACCTTCGAGCCCTCATCCGCATTGAAGAGACTCTGATGCTGTACAACGGCGACTCTGTGCGCGGCATGGCTGCAATCGCTGACATTGTAGACAAAGCCCTTGATGGGAACAGGACTTGACAACGGCCCCGTTTTCGTGTAGACTTACGTTAATCTGTGAGTGAAAGGAGTTATAAGTAATGGACGCAGTCGCATTAGGATTTATTCTCACAGGCTCAGGTTACACAACCTGGTGTCTGTTTAGTGGAGCCCCAACATTGAAATCGTTTCTCGCATCTAGCGTGACCACTTCCGGTGTTCTAGGCTATATCATTGTGAAGTCCTTCTCATGAAGAATCCTTTCAAGCGCTACAATGACGAGACCTCATACTTTGAGCGTTTGCTCCTTGTGTGGTGTTTCTTTGGCTTCATCATAGCAGGAGCCAACGCCGTCTACTCTGCCATCACTGGCGGAGGTTACCATACCGATACCTTGTTTGGTTGGGGTTTCATGCTTCCAGGCTTTTTGCTGTGGGTATCATCAGATTGCAATCAACCGCGTAGGAGCAAATAATCATGACTATCGAAGTAGGTCAACAAGTAACACGAAACCTGGCTGGCACAAAGATGCGCCTTAAGGTGTCTGAAATTGCCAACGGCTTCATCTATTGTGGCCCATGGAAGTTCGACGCTGTAACTGGCGCAGAGATCGATGAGGAGCTAGGCTGGGATAACGACATCACTGGCTCATATCTCGAAGAGCTGTTCACGCCGCCGGCACTGCAGGGATTGCTCTACTGTGACACCGAGGGATGCGGCTATCAGACTGATACGCTTGCGAACATGGCTGATCACCTCTATGATCGCTGCCCTGAGTGTGGCGCGCCTCTCCTGTCAGAACAGGATCGCGTGGCAATCATCAAACTCGATATGCTGCAAACTGCGGGTATCCCGATTCAGCGTGACGGACAGAACGACGCCATTCTTGATTCCAATGGCGGTGACCCTATTGTTATCATGAAGGAGGATTATCATGGAAACGCTTAACACATTTCTGAACATCATCGCCTGGGGCTTGGCTGTATTCGGCTCTATTGCGTTCATGCTTCATTCCACACTCGGCTGGGGCTATGAGGGCAGCCCGAAGCAGATCAGCGATATGTGCAAGGGCTATCAGCGAGTCTATCGCCCGTGGCGCTGGTTCATTGTTGCCTTTATCGGTTGGGCTTGGATTGCTGCCAGCTAAAAAGAGCTTGACAAGCTAACCCAAAACCTGTACAATTAGTACCTTTACATCCACAAGGAGAACGAATGAGTATTCGAATTTTCAAACTGATCACCGGCGAAGAGTTCGTCGGGTACCTGGTCGAAGAGACTGCTGAACAGGTAGTCATCGAGAACCCGGTTGTCGGCATGCCTGATGGCAAGGGCGGAATGGAGCTGGTTCCTTATGCGCCATACTTCAACCTGACCAAGGGCGAAACCCGCATCCTGCCGCTCAAGTCTGCGCAGGTGATGTTCCATGCAACGATCATCAATGAGATGAAGTTCATCGAAGACGCCTATGCCAAGCATTTCGGTAAGGTACTTACTGTCTGATGGCGCGCGTAAGACCCATCCTCGACCGTATTGCTCTGATTCTCGATCCGGTGCAGACCGTCTCTGATGGCGGTATCATCCTTCCGGATACCCCGAAGCATGAGCATCCACCAAAGTCCGGCACCATCGTAGCAGTTGGCCCGGGCGCTTTCCTTCCTGATGGCACTACCCGCAAGGAGATGTCTGTCAAGGTTGGTGACCGGATCCTGTTCACTGGCTACGCTGGCAAGACAGGACCGTGGGACGACAAGGAGTGTACCGTCATCACTGAAGATGATGTTCTGTTCATCTACGACGAATAAAAACTTGACAACTCCTGCGTGTTCGTGTAGTATTGCAGCACGCAGGAGTTGATCATGATTCGAATTTACATTGACGATGATCGTGACCCAAAGGGTGTGTTCGACGCTATATTGCGTAGTTCTGCAGAAGCCATTTCCTACATGCTTAGTGAAGGCTGCCCTGACTATATCAGTTTTGACCATGACCTGGGCGGAGATGACACCGCTATGATTGTGGTAAACTGGATGATCGAAACTGATCTCGAAATGGGAAATTTCATCCCAAAGTGCTTTAGCTTCGGTGTTCATTCAGCGAACCCTGTTGGCGCATTGAACATCGCCAAAAACTTGACTGTTATCTTAACCAGAGGTGATTATGACCCAAATGATTAAATTCCCCAAAATCCGTCAGTTCCGTGACGTTGTAAGATCTGTTCAGCTCCATCATGACTTCAAAGGCAAAGACGCCGCAGGTAATCCAATCTACGAACATACATCTGACTATCCTACTCTCGTCTTTGAGGGTAGCGTCAAGCTGCACGGCACGAACGCTGCGGTAGTCTTCGATGCTGGCGGCCACCTTCACGCACAGTCGCGTGAGCGTGTCATCACTCCAGAGGACGACAATGCTGGCTTTGCTGCTTTCATTGATGCTCTCCCTGCAGAGCTGAAGGATGGCGCATCATACAGCACGGCAGTCTACGGTGAGTGGTGCGGTGGCAACATTCAGAAGGGTGTGGCAATCACAGGCCTCGACAAGATGTTCGTCATCTTCGCCTACCGCGACCTGGATGATGACACTTGGAGCAACCCTTCAATTGAGGATGTCACTTCTGATCCTGAGTGGACTCAGAAGATCAACGATATGGGCATCTACCACATCCGCCAGTTCCCTACATTCAAGATTGAGATTGACTTCAATCGTCCAGAGCTGGCTACTGCCCAGCTTGCAGAGTTGACTCAAAAGGTCGGTGACCAGTGCCCTGTCGGCGCGCACTTCAACAAGGAAGGCGCCGGCGAAGGCATCGTCTGGAAGTGTGAGTCCTACGGCTACCGTGACCCACAGTTCTGGTTCAAGGTCAAGGACGAGCGCCACTCTTCCTCAAAGGTCAAGACGCTTGCTGCGGTTGACGTAGAGAAGATGAACTCTATCCATGAGTTTGTGGCTGCTACTGTCACCAAGAATCGTCTGAATCAGGGTCTTGATGTCATGCGCCAGCATGGTATCGAGATCGAGCGTAAGAACACAGGTGATTTCCTGCGTTGGGTTGTCAACGACATCCTTGACGAAGAGCAGGCCCTGATGGAGGAGAATGGCTTTACAGCGGCTGATGTCGGCAAGCACATCTCCAACTCTGCGCGTGTATTTTGGTTCGCGGAGACCGACAAGCTATGAGTGCAGAACTTTCACTCATTCAAAGACTTGTCGCCGCGCTGGCAATCATCGCCGAGAAAGAAGGCAAGTGTGATTACAGCTTCGAGCACGATGTCATGTACGTCGGTAACCCGAACCAATATTCATCTGAGGAGATTGCCCTGCTTGACAGCTTAGGGTTCTACGTTGATGAAGATCTCGATTGCTTTTATACATTTTCATGAAGGCCATCGAAACCACACTCTAAGGAGAGAAAAGATGAAGAAAATGATCATATCAGCAGCCGCATTCTCCATCGTTGCAATCATGGCGGTTGCAGTTGCACCACAGGCCCACGCCAGCACACTGACCTGCACCCAGCCACCAACCTGCAAGCAGATCGTCTCGAGTGAATACTCAACCGGCGGCGGCGACAAGACCTTCCAGATGGTTGAAATTGGTTGCCGCACCGCAGACGGTGGCTATGTGGTCTACTCTGATGCAGTAGGCTCCGTGTCGGGCTTCTTTGGCATGGGTCGAATTGCGTCATACGACAAGATCGGCTTCGTGCCAACCAGCAAAGACGAAATGGACTGCAAGTAAGGAGCGCCTAGATGCATCAGAAGGAACACCCAGAGTACCAATACCTCAATCTCGTGAGACGAATTCTTGATGAAGGTGAATACAAAGACAACCGCACTGGCGTTGGCACCTACGCAATTTTCGGAACCCAGATGAGGTTTAACCTCAGAGAGGGATTCCCGCTGCTGACAACCAAGTTCACCCACTTCCCGTCGATTGCTCACGAGCTGCTATGGTTCATTTCGGGCAATACGAACATCAAGTACCTGCAGGACAACGGCGTCCGCATCTGGAATGAGTGGGCCAATGAAAACGGCGACCTCGGTCCTGTGTATGGCGCGCAATGGCGCAACTTTGATGGTTCTGGCATCGACCAGCTACAGAACATCATTGACAAGCTGCGCACAAATCCGAACGACCGCCGTTTGATCTGCTCGGCCTGGAATCCAAAAGTGTTGCCAGTGGATGAAGATTCCTTCTCGGTCAATGTCGCCAACGGAAAGTGTGCTCTGCCGCCCTGTCATGCGTTCTACCAGTTTTTCCACATCAATGGTAAACTTTCACTTCAAATGTACCAGCGAAGCGTAGACAGCTTCTTAGGGCTTCCGTTCAACATTGCCAGCTACGCTCTGCTTCTGCAGATGGTGGCTCACGTTACAGGACTGGAAGCACACGAGCTGATCTGGACAGGTGGCGATACTCACATCTACGAGAACCACATTGAGCAGATCAATGAACAGTTGACCAGAAAGCCGCACCACTTCCCTCTGGTTGCACTCAACCCGGACTGCAAGGAGATCGACGACTTCAAGTTCGACGACATCCAACTGATCAACTACCATTCGCATCCGAAGCTGACAGGCAAGGTGGCCGTCTGATGCCATGCTTGCATATTTCTGAGTTCCTGTCGTTGCCAATTCGCTATGGCAACGGTAGGACTGCGCACGACTTCAATGTCAAGTATTGGAACCCAGGCACGCTGACAGTCACCAACTTGCTGGGTACCGATCCACAGGAGAAGGACTTTAGCTGTGAAGCGCAAGCCCATAGATGTGAGGACATGGAAACCTTTCATGGCTACGTACTCGAGGAGATAAACCTTACACCTCGCGAGAAGGAAATTCGTATAACCAAGGTCATCGTGTACCGTAATGCTGACAACTTTTCTATCCCAGCCAAAGCAGGAGAACAAGATGAGAGTTAGATTTAAGCACAGCATCTATGATCGCGTCATCGAGCTGATTCAGCGCCACGGCGCAGAGAACCTTGAGTTCATCGAGTTGACCAAGGATGAATACATACAGCTACTCGAAGAGTTCCACATCTCAACCGCTATTGTTTGGCGTCTCGAAGAGAACAGAAAGATCGAAGGGGTGCAACTTGTCATCGCAAACGACTAAGCCATCACAGAAGTTCCGTGATCGTTTGACTGCAAACGCAGACGACTTTGACGGCATCGTCTCTGACATTCTGGAAGAGCATGACGCAATGGTCGAGATGCTTCGGGATATTGCGCGTGAGGGTACTCTCCATGACCTGACACCAACCAAGCTCCAAATGATGTTCCCAATTGACTCCAAGGAGTTCGAGCAGTACATGAAGAACGAAATGTGGTGGACGCATTATCTCAAGAGCGCTGACGATTCCGTTCGTGCGCGTGCGCGTACAGTTCTGGAGAGGTTCGGATATGACACCCGTCACTGAAAGCCCGGTTAGATGGGAACTGTCGCTCAAAGTACGCGACAAGAAACAACTTGCAAAAGTCCTCAAAGAGTGCTATGATCAAGACGGTCTGGAGTTCGAATGGGAACCAGTTGTCGAGGATTGCACTCAAGGTGTGATTCTCACAATGAGAAGCTCGTGGGTTCAGAACCTGCAGGATATGGTTGACAAACTGGCAAAGGAGAAGGGGTGGGATTAAGGATCAACTGGCCTGACCTACGCTTCCCTCCTGTCAATTTATGGGTCATGCCTCCTCTGCAACCTTTCAGCTTTGCGGAGATTATTGAGGGAGTTGAGCCAATGCCACACCCTCACCCTGGAGCAACATTCAGGATTGAAGTTACGGAAAAGGAGAAAGACATGGATGACGCAATGGTACACGGTTCAGGCATCATCACCACAAAAGACCTGAAGGACTACAAGGGTCCGAAGTCGGTGGTCGAGCGTGAAGTTGTCGGCGAGTCTGATGGCAAGAAAGTTGTCACTGATCAAGAAGACGTTCGCGAAGGCGAAGTGCAGATCCTCAATGGCTGACAACCACGAAGATCGTATCAATGGCGGATATAGCCATTTCGATCCTCACGGCAAAATCGATCCTGAGGAGATCGCACGTCTACGAAAAGCTATCCCACAGATGATAGCAGATGAGTTGGTAAGTGTTCAACCAATGACCGACGTTCCTCCAGAAGCGCTGGAAGCAACCTAGGATGCAATCAACCAGATGCGCATTGCACGAGGTGCAGAGCCATACGGTTATAGACAACGCGAAGAAACTCCTACTGGTTTCTGTAGGGACTGTGGGCGCCTTCCCTCACAATGCATCTGTGGACAGAATGACAGCGCAGAATAGGACAGAAATAGAACTCTTCCAGGTGTGGAGTGAGGACTGGCAGTGCAACATGCCAGTGACCCTGATCGAGTGGGATGATGAAACCCATGACCTGCATTGTCAGACAGGTGATCACCACATGGCGGCTATTGACAAAGCCGAAGAAATGCTGTATAATACGTTTCGTTTACGCATACAGCGGAAAGACTTTTACATGACCGGACCTTCTGGCGTGTACTACCCTTTGGAGCAAGTTAAAGATGAACGCACCTAATCCTTATGACATCTACGCGCTTGCGCTACTCACATTCCTGATCTGGTACGGATACACTGTCACCAAATCAGTGTTCTCAAATGATGACGAGCGCGAGATCGAATCAAAAATCCTCGACCCTGAAAACAACAAGGATCACGAGTTCCTCAATAGCGCATCAATCACAGCCTGGGAGCTGACTGATCAATATTGGGAAGAGTTCCATGCTGGCAAGCGCGAGGCCGGTTCGTTTGTTGACCTGCTCCCAATGTATCATGGCAAAGTCAGCGACTTCTGGGACTGGCTGGAAAACTTTGAAGGCGAGAAGGACGTGATTGTCCGAATTCGCAAAGAAGGACTTGTGCCATACGAAGAGCGCTGCCTTGCGTTCAAGAAAACCTGGGTACCAGGTCTGGAGTTTAGATATGTGTGATCGCACTCAAGAAGAATGTCTCGCTCGTGAACTAGCCTACGAGCACTACAAAGCTACCGGAGCAAATGGTGAATGGCTCGAAAATGCTGTTGACCGTAACTTCGACCGATGGCTGAAACCCGCTTCTCGCATCCTCAATTATCTGGCATCACATCTCCGAGAGGGAGAGGAGCCAATAGATCATAGCGAGTTCCGAGTATGGGATTGCAAAATTGTTGTCCCGGCTTCTGCAAAACTACCAAATGGCTTCGACCTCCCTCCGCGTAGGGCTGCAATTGAAGCTGTCGAGTCATACGGCATACCGGTGTTGACCTGCTTCTCTGGATGGGGAGGACAGCTTGACAAATACGAATACAAACTCATCAAAGAAAAGGAGTGTTAAATGGCACTATGTAATGCTGACAAGGATATCATCGGCCGCGCGCTGCAGGAGTTCAATGCGAGCTTGACTCGTGTTGCAGCAGAGAAGGACCTGCAGAAGGGCATCTGCGACCGCGTGAAGGATGCAACTGGTATGAAGCCAGCACGTCTGCGCAAACTGGCGAAGATCTACTTCGAGCAGAACAAGGAAGAGGTCGAAGCTGAAATCAACGACCTGCTCGACGACTACGATGCAATCTTCCCGACCGCGCAGGATTAAGTTTTATCCCCGCGACATCGGCCTGTGGCGAAAGACGTTTTCGTTTACCCGCACAGAACCTTGGGCAGGCCGTTTGCCATTTTCAACTCTGAAAAGGAGTTAATCGACTTCTTGGTTGAGCATGGCGTTAGGGTGGACGATGAAGCCTACCCGTTGAAATTCCTACCACAAAAGTGGAGCATTGAGTTCAACGAGTTCTTGTCCGCAGTTCACCAATGGACTACCATCGGGTGGGTATCAGAAAATACTTGACAGTTATACCTCTTTCGTGTAGACTGTCATAACGAATAAGGAGTATCAATGCCACCATTGAAACATATCATGGTCGACTTGGAAACCCTTGACACCGTTGCCACTGCGGCGATCCTGTCAATTGGTGCAGTCGAGTTCGACCCGACTTCCGACAAGATCGGAGAAACCTTTTACATTACCATCAACACCGAATCCTGCGTTGAAGCTGGCCTGAGCATCAACCCGAAGACTGTCGAGTGGTGGATGGGTCAGGCACCAGAAGCCCGCAAGGTACTGGTTGAAGCCAAGAACTCAAATGTCTCCCTGAAATCAGGCATGCAGCAATTTACCGAGTGGTTCAACCGCCGCAAGGCTGTTTATCTGTGGGGCAATGGAGCTGCGTTCGACAACGCAATCATGTCTCATGCGTACCGCGCAGTAGGCCTCGAGCAGCCATGGAAGTTCTGGAACGACCGCTGCTACCGTACACTGAAGGCACTTGCACCTGAAGATATTGTATTCGAGCGCATCGGTACCTACCATAACGCTCTTGATGACGCGATCTCACAGGCTAAGCACATGCAGCGATTCATGGGTGGCGCAGAATAAACCTCAAGGGAGTATATTATGGATTTCAGTAAGATGACATCGCGCCAGCGCAAACGCATCAAAGAAGGAACAGCTTTCGAGCCGCGCAACTATCGTGACTACACTCGGGGAGAGCTCTTTGCAGCTTGGTTCTACATTGGTAAAAAGGCACGTGAGGCGATCGGTTATGGTGGAAGTATTGGGGCAGATCGCTTCGAAGAGAAGTGGCTCGGTGACCTCGACTCACATGATGAAGAGCTGGCCCGGGCTGCTCGCTATGCCATTGTCCTGGGGCTGCGCGACGAAGGCTTCAACGTCGATCATACTATCAAATGCGCAACGCGCTATTTCGGAGAACCACTACGATGAGTGAACCAAAAATCTGTAGAAAATGTACCCATCATAAAGAAGAGGCGAACGGCCTCAAGAGGCTGGATGTGTGCGTTGCACCAAAAGTCATCCACAAGGATGCGTACAGTGACGCACACATCCAGTTCCTTGTCACTGGTAAAGGTCTCTTCATGACCTGTGACGAAGCACGCAGATCAATCTGCGGCCTGGACGGTAAGTATTTCGAAGAGAAAGAGTCCTGATGCCAATTAAGTTCTCAAAGCAGCACTTCGCAGAACAGGTCGAAAAACTGGCTGCTCGTGGCACAACCTATCTGGACGCCATTCAAGCTGTCTGTGAGCAAAACGACATTGACGTCGAGGCATCAAAGGCATATATCTCTGGCACGTTGCTCGAGAAAGTGACGATTGAAGCCAGACGCCTGAAACTAATCAGGAAAGAACACAACGAAGATACAACTGCGGAGCTGCCGATATGAACCTCTCAATCCCAACGCTGACTGATCAGATGCTTGCTCTTGCAGAAGCGCATATCGACAGCTACTACTCTCTGCCTGAAGAATTCCTCAGAACACTGCCAGCATTCGAGACAGACTTCCGTGTCATGCGATTGCAGATGTCTCGTCGTACTGGTCACACCACCGCAGCCGTGGCACTGGCTCAAAAGTACAATGCGGCTCTGTTTGCATTCGATGAGCGCCGGAGATGCGAGTACATTCGTGAGTACGGCATTTCTCAAGAACGTGTGTTCAATGTCAGATCATTCCGTTCACGCTTGCCACGTCTCTACATGCCAGCCTTGGCAACATTCCACGTTGCCATAATCGATACCGTGTCGATGGTCTCAAATGAAGACTTGACAAGAGTACTCGAATGTGGTATATTTACACGCACACCGATAATCTTATTGGGGTAGAAGTTGCTTTCAGGATTTGAGGTTTTTCAGCATTATGTCGCGCTGAAGAGCCACTTCAACACACCATCCTACGACTATATCAAGTACCGCGCAAAGACCACGGTCAAGCGCAGTTCCTATGAAAAGCGCAACGATAAGGCATTTTTCGAGCGCTTGGCAAACCGCAACATGGACTACATCATACCGTACCTTGTTGCCAATTTTGTCGAAAATGAGAATTTGTGGGTGGGCGATCTGACCCTCAACCAAGAGTCAGAAGAGATCTACTTTGCATGGCGCAAACGTATGTCCCGCCTATTCACAACTGCAAGATCGGACATGGAAAACATCCGGGACTTTCTTGCAAACCGTAGCCTGACCTTTAATGATCTCTTCGTTGTCAAGGAAGGATCACAGCCAATCATCTTTAGGTTGTTGGTTCAACGCTACATCACCCTTGAAACCTATATCATCATGGATACCGTACTCGGCTTTTCAGCACGCTTTGACCGCATGTTGAAGAACGATTACATCTATGAGCAATGGTCGCTGAAAATCAAAAAGTATGCACCATTCCTCAATCTTGACAAAGCGAAATGCCATGATGAAGTTAAAGAAATTTTCCTGAAATCCTGACAGATCGCATAAATAGTAAGTGGTCTCAACAACCACAAAAATCAATAATATCAATGTCTAGCGGTTAATCCGCGCTGTACAGAACAGGAGAAATCAATGGCAGCAAAACAACCAGCATGGAAAAAGTCTCGCATGTCTTTCGGCGATCTCGCCAAGCGAATCGAGAACGAATCAAAAAGGTCGGGCAATTCTGACGACCGCTTCTACTACCCACAACTCGACGAAAACAAGAATGGCTCTGCAGTCATCCGCTTCCTGCCGCCTGCTGAGGGCGAAGACGCACCTTGGGTGAAAGTCTACTCTCATGGCTTCAAGGAGACCGGTGGCTGGTACATCGAAGAGTGCCCAACTACCATCGGCAATGACTGTCCTGCATGTAAGGACAACGGTCGCCTGTGGAACTCAGGAATCGAATCCGACAAGGAAATTGCGCGTAAGCGCAAGCGTCGTACGCAGTACATCGCAAACATCCTGGTCATTCAGGATCCGAAGAACCCCGAGAACGAAGGCAAGGTCTTCTTGTTCAAGTTCGGCGCCAAGATCTTCGACAAGATCAAGGACGCCATGTTCCCTGAGTTTGAGGAAGACGGTCCGGCTATCAACCCGTTTGACTTCACTGAAGGCGCGAACTTCATGCTGCGAATCCGTAAGTACGAGGGCAACGTCAACTACGACAAGTCCAAGTTCGAGGAAGTATCACCAATCGCTGATGACGACAAGACCATCACCGATATCTACGAGCAGCTTCACCCGCTGAAGGAGTTCGTATCACCAGAACGCTTCAAGTCATGGGACGATCTTTCAGCACGTCTTGACCGCGTACTGGGTAGCGCTGCAACAACCCGCTCCGCAGCAGACCTTTCTGAAGAGGAAGATGATCTGCCTCACGGTGCTGGTATTTCAGCAGGCAGCAAGACCGCAACTCCGAAAGAGGAGCCAGTGGTTGGCGCTGAACCTGGTGAAGAGGACGAAGCGCTGGATTACTTCCGTAAGCTGGCAGCAGAAGACTAAGTCTTCATCTCCGCCAAACGAAATAGGGAGCCTTCGGGCTCCCCATTTTGCGTTATGTTGCGCCTGCGAGTGAGGCCTTGAGGAATGATGGGTCGTGGTTCGAAGGATCGATGCGTGGTGCAATGACCTGATTCGTTGTCTGAGATGTTTGAACCACAGTAGAGCTTGAGCCACCTGCGCCTTCTGCAGTAGGATGTCTCATTGCTTCAAGTTCGCGCTGTGATTGAACCAGAGCACCAGACTTGGCACCGTTCACTGCCTTGACATTTTCAGAAGTGGCCGCGACCAAATTCTGTGTCTTGTCATCATGAGTCTTATCGTAAATCCACTCACCGAGCGACTGTGACTTGCCGCCAGTTGCGTTCTTCACAAGGCTATTGAGTTCATCATTCAGCCAAGATCCGATTTCCCAACCAGCATAGCCAGCGCCAGCAACGGCAGCAGCAGGACCTAGTAGCGCTGCACCTCGACCTGCAATTGAGAGCGCTTTGCCAGCACCCTTCTTCACCACAGAGCCAGTCTTAGACATCTGTGTGGCTTTACCACCCGGCTTCGTTGTCTTGCTTGCTTTGCCACCTGCGGTTGTCTTGTCACCACTGAAGCCCGGAATCAGACGCGCAAGTGCGCTACCGAGATTCTTGATCATATCCCAGATGAATGATGCAAAGCCAGACAGGGCAGTCCAAGCCAGTTGAATACCGCCCGAAATCAGTGACACCGCACTAACCAGTCCGGTGACTGCACTCGTTGCCATTGAGAACAATCTGATCATACCAGCGACCATGATCATTGTCATACGAGCGCCAATGCCTGCTTTTCTACGAACTGGTGCTCCACGAGCAGTTGTTCGTGTAGGTGCTGCCTGTGCAGCATCTAGGCGCGTTGGCTTGCTTCCTTTGACTGCTTTCTCAACACCCTTTGTTGCAGCTTCAATCGCCTTCAGCTTGGCAAGGTTGGCTTTTTGATTCTTGGCTTCGCGTCTGCGCTCGAAGATCTCCTTGATCTTCGTTGACAGGAAGCCAGACAGCATCATTCCAAGCGGTGATTCGCCAAGCGCATAGGCAATGCCGCCTGTGATCTTGTCAATATTCTCATAGGCAGCTTTCTTGATTGAGTTCAGAATGTTCGACTGCTTCGTCAAACCCTCGTCGATTCTTTGCATGTAGCGGTCAAGGATGGCACGTGATTCATCACTGATTTCCTTATTGCCATCGAGATCCTTGCGGATTTGTGCCAAGCGAGCCAGACCAATCTTCTGATCCTTGCGCGCTGCACCATCGAGCTTTACCAGACCATCGAGCTGATCAACCACATCCTTTAGGTACGAATTGTCCTTGACAGCCGCATCGAGAATCTCACGCTGTGGAGCAAGTTCAATTTGCAGCATCTCAAATGACTTCTGCGTTGACTTCAACTCTTTCAGCATGTTCTGAGAATGGTCAGAAATTTCACCCAGAGACTTGCTTTGCTTTAGCTGCTCGGTGACGCCTTTTGCGAACGATACTGTGTTATCTGTTGGCATTTTGTAGTGCCTCTTTCTTCTCTTGGAGTCGTTTAATAATCATGAAGGTAAAGACTTCACGTTCCCACGGGAGCATGTTTTCAATCTCCGTCAGTGAGTAACCATGTTCGTGTCTTAGTTCAAAATTCAGCTTATAGAACGACTGCAAGGTGTCGTCAATCACGATTACACGAAAAAAGAGTCTAGTCCTGTCAATTCAATTTTTTCTGTATGCTTGCACTTCTTGCACTCGAAATCTACTTCAAGCACGAGGCGAGGTAGGTTGTCGATAAATGCTTGCACACGGTTAAACTGGGTTGGTGGCAGCTCTTCAATGAACGCCTCAAGCTCTTTGCGTGGTACGTTCTCGATCTGCCATACTTCGTCTCCGTTATAGATCATTTCCATAGCGGAGATGATTGTGTCAAACATGCCTTCGACCGAGTCATTCATGCGAATGTCCTTGGCGTCCTTCATAGTTGGCACTTTCATCTTGATGCCGATCTGATCGGTCAACTCAATGCGCTTTGAGCCGCTGGTCGGACCGTAGTATTTCACATCGTCAATCTTCTTCACGATCTCGTTGGTATGACCGCACTTCTTGCCTTCTTCGTCCGTGGCTTCACACTTGAAGAACAGCTCGATGTTGTTGCCCTTTGCATGTTTGCGCAGTTGCAGGATCATCCACTGAAGATCAACGGCTGGCACCTTCTCAAAGTCAATCTTGCCAAAGGTGCAGTTGGTCACAACTTGCAGGACAGCGGCGTCGATTGCTTTTTCATCTTCACTTTCTGCAGCAATGATGAGGATCTTCTCCTCTTTTACCAAGAACGGACGAAATTCAACTTCAATGCCTGAGCATGGAAGGGTTGTCTTACTTACGGGTGCGCTAATTTGCGGCAATGATGTCATTCAATAATCTCCTAGAATAGCTGAGGAATCTTACTCACCATCTGCTCGACTAGGTCAGGAACAGTGGCCTGCGCATTTGTCAGATCGATTGACTCCCAATGGTGATAAGCGAAGGTGACGTTGAATGTCTCAATCTGGTCATTCATATCGTAACCGAGCGCAATGTCGCCCATCTGAGTCGGGAAAGCGTCAATCAGCTTGACATACTTGACCGGATGGCGTGTCTGGTTCAGTTGTATGATATGTATATCCGTCTTATAATCTTTGTGAAAATTGTAGAACTCGCCATTCTCATCATAGATGAAGTTCATCCATTCCTGGATGACGTTGTGTTCGATCATCAATGAAGAGACCTGGAAGGTTAGCTGCACATCATTGTAGACCAAGTCGCCAGCTTTCTTCGCCGAGTTTGGCAAGCCTCGACGATCATCGAATGTGGTGTAATTTTTGCCTGGAAGCACGGCGTTGCTGCACGCCAGCGAGAGCGCCTCATCAAACGGGATGCCAAGCACCGAACGGAAAGGGATCTTCAGTCGGTTTGGGAATAGCTGCACAATGTACTTGTTCGGACGCGCGAAGTCAAGTGCCATCGTCTTGAGGTTGTGAATGGGGTCAAGAATGGTTCCAATTCCAGGTGTTGGCTTTCTGGTATCTCCAAGTTTTGACATTAGATCTTACCTCGTGAATCGTTGTAAACTGTGCCAGAGCTGGCACCTTGCCACTTCGCAATTGGCATCATTGTGACGAACTTCCACTCATTGGCAGGAATAAGCGCGAACTGCGACTTCGTGTGGTTGTACAGGTATCGGTGAATCGTTGGCTTGAATTCCTTTAGCTTTGACGCACTCTTCAGGAAGCTGTACGTCACGCGCAACTTTGTTGTCTCATCCATGCGATCATTCGATGCGTATTCCATAAGCTGAGACAGCAGCTTGATTCTCAGCGTAGGAGGAAGATAGTGCAAGTTCAAGCCCCATACTGAATTGCCGCGCTTCTTGATCACGATGATTAGTGGTTGCTTGTCCCAATATGGAAGTGTATCTTTGTGCTTTGCATCATAGAGGAATAGGTACATCTTGCCAAGCTTCGGGATGGCAGTCTTCTCCTTGTCACTCATAATGCTTCTGGCAGTCTTTCCTTGGAACCACTGCATCGCATCGCGCGCGAGCTGGCTTGGGCTTAGCTTTTTGCCAATGCCCAGACGATCAAGAAATCTCTGCGGTACTGTAAAGCGTGCCAATTACTTTTTCCTCTTCTTGATACCCAAATCGTATTCGTCAAGAACAACGAACTGCATGTTGTTCTGCTCCGCAATCAGTTCAGCCGCTTTCCACTTGGCCTGATTGACCGCGTATGTTTTCACAGCACCAAAATATCTCTTGGTCTTGCGTTGGGGTTCTTTTGGTGGGTGGCGTTGCGCGTTTGGCTTGATCTCAATCAACTTCTCTACGATGTTGCCGTGCTTGTCACGCATACGAATCCAGAAGTCAATAAAGTACCTGTGTCGCTCTCCGTCCACTGGAGAAATATATGGGATGACCACACCTTCAGAATTCCATAGCAGAATGCTAGAGTTATGGTCACAAAACTCCATGAATTTACGCTCCCAAGAGCTCCGGTAGATGATCTTTGTAATGTCACCACGGTACTTCTCAGGATTAGATGGACGAAACACACCCTTATAAGCCATACCATTATTTATGGGAGCCGTATAAATATTGTCATGGCAACATCATACGATCCTATCGCTGCGAAAGAGCACGCCAGCGCGCAGAGCAAATCTGGAAGAATTGGATTCGACTCACCGCTAGTGTTCCCCGAAAAGAACACCCAGAATCACTGGATAATGTTCAGACCATACAGACCTTCTTCATACAAGGCGCCGAAGGCTACGTCTACGACGAGCCAACCTGACCAGAATGCAGAAGCAAAAATCAATTTCACTGCAGGACAGGCCATCTACCTATATCACCCTGATCAGATGTTGTCGAACACTGCGATCAACTGGGAAGAAACTGAGACTGGCCTCATTGGTGCGCTTATCAACCTAGTCACCGACACTTCAATGAACAAGCTGAAGGACGTCGCAACTCGTGTTGCATCCCAAACCGCGCTGGGTGGTAAAACTGCACAGATCATCTCAAAGCGTCAGGGTCAAATCATCAACCCTAACACAGAGCTGTTCTTCAAGGGCGTTGGCTTCCGCGAGTTCACCTTCAACTTCCTACTTGCGCCAGAATCAGAGGAAGAATTGCGCGCTGTAATGGCGATCATCCGCTCGTTCAAGTATCACTCTGTCCCACGCTCTCAGTCAGATGGTTGGATTCAGTATCCGCACTATTGGGAGATCGAGCACAAGTCGCGTGGTAAGATCATTCACAACTTCAAGAAGTGTGCATGTACGCAGGTCAATGTTGATTCAACACCAAACCAGATTTGGTCTACGTTTGAGGGCGGCGATCCTATTGCCATCAAACTGGAATTGACGTTCAAAGAACTGGAGCGTATCACTTCACAGGACTACGACAATATTGATTCGGAGGGTTGGTTCTAATGTTTGACAAATTCCCGACAATCGTATATGATGGTCGTATCCTGACCGACATCTCGCGCCGCTTGTCAATTCACAAATATCTGAAGGACAACATCGCCATCTTCGAGACTCATATCATCAACGAGGGTCAGAAGATTGAGGACATTGCACTGAAATATTACAGTGACCCGAAGTATCATATCCTCATCATGATCATGAACGACATCATCGACCCATTCTATGATTGGGTACTGTCGTCAAAAGAGCTTCTCGCCTACGTGGATGAGAAGTACGTCAACGACGGTGGTCGCTTTGGCGTGCATCACTACGAGCTAGATGGCAACGTAGTAGATGAGTTCACCGTAGGCGCTGCCAGCGTATCAAACCTCAACTATGAGGAGCTGGTCAACGAAGCAAAGCGCAAGATCAAGATTCTCCGCCCTGAATACACTGACCTGATCAAACAAGAACTTGAGACAATACTAAATGAGTGAAACAGGCTTCGAGCAAAATAACGTTCACATCGAGTCTATGACGATTGAACGTAACGGTACATCTGTGGACATCCGTCACGTATTCACAGAAATGGTATTCTACGAGGACATCTTCGCGAACGCCATGAGTGGATATGTCAAGCTCCTTGACTCTCACAATCTGCCCGAGACTCTCCCGATAATTGGTGACGGATCAGAAAAGATTGTGGTCACAATCAGCACAAACAGCAAGGCCAAGTTCAAGAAGGAGTTCCTCATCTACAAGTGCGAGGACTATGCTCTTAACGGCACAAAGCAGTACGTAACCTACAAGCTGTTCTTCGCATCTGCGCCATTCATTCTCAATCAGCAGAAGCGCCTGCGTAGATCGTTTGGCAGTGAAGAGCAAGGAGTGCGCGCATCAGAGATTGTTGAGAACGTCTGCAAGAATATGCTTGACATTGCAGCGTCGAAGCTGTATGTTGAGAAGTCGCGCTTTGACCGCAACGTGGTATGCCCGAACTGGACACCGTTTCAGCTTATTAACCACTTGGCACAGTCAGATATTCTTGACGGTGGTTCTCCAACCAAAGATAAGGACTCAACCTTCTTGTTCTATGAGGACAAGGACGGCTTCAAGTTTGTTGCGCTTTCAACCATCATCGAGGATGCACTGCACAAGAATAAGGCCATCAATAGCTTGACCATGACGGACTTCTCAAAGTTCTCTGACAAGGAAAAATCAATCAGACGTTCTGATCCCCGCCAGATTTTGTCGCTCGTTTTGCCTACCTGTTTCGATCAACTGGCAAACGCATCTGCTGGCCTGTACGGCAACAGATACATCTATCACGACATCATCAACAAGAACATCCGCATCGAAGAGTTTGACTATGAAGCCAGCTTCGCCAAGTTCGCGACTGTGGATACTGGCTCACTCACTGGACTACGCTCAAATAGCCCCAAGGAAGCTACGGTTATTCTCCCAGGTGAATATCACTACGAGAACGACTCAAAAGCTGACACACCATGGAGACAGGTTCACCGCTCACGCATCCAACAACTCGACAACTACATCGTTTATGCTGAGGTGACAGGTAACACAAGTCACGTACTGGCGAACGTGGTCAACTTGGATATCCCTTCTACCATGAAGGAGAACAGCGGTAAGCCACGAATGAACAGCCATCTGTCTGGCAAGTTTTTGGTCTCAAAGATCAAGCATGTCATCACAGCAGAATCATACACACAGGTCCTTGAACTACGCAAGGGCAGCCTGAAGAAGGTATAACACATGATGCAAGGACTTTACCTATGGGAAGGAGTTGTCGAAGACCGTGACGATCCGCTAGAGCTGGGTCGCGTGCGCGTGCGCATTGTGGGTCTCCACTCCGAAAAACTCGTGCCTGATGATAAAACTGGCGAGGGTATCCCTGTCGCTTCACTGCCTTGGGCGCACCCTGTTTGTCCTATCACGAATGCTAACATGCACGGAATTGGTGAAACGCCACTAGGGCCAGTTGAGGGCACTTGGGTTGTCGGCTATTCGCGTGACGGTTCAGCGCTTCAAAACCTCGTGTACTTTGGCACGCTTCCAGGAATAGTTCCTGAGCAGACAGAAGAGGGCTTTGGTGACCCAAACAAAAAGTATCCGAAGCAGGATTACAAAGGTGAGCCAGACACCAACCGTTTGGCGCGTGGCGTAACTGAAGGCACAATTGTTCCAGGCAAGAAGAGTGGCACTGACAAGAATGTGCCTACGTCTACTGGCGGCCAATGGAGCGAGCCAGAAACTCCGTATGCAGCGAAGTATCCTTTCAATCACGTTCATGAGAGCGAGAGCGGCCACATCTTTGAAGTTGACGACACCGAGGGTGCAGAGCGTATTCATGACTACCATAGAGCAGGTACCTTCCGTGAAGTTCATCCGGATGGAACTGAGGTACATAAGATCGTCAAGGACAGCTATGAGATTGTGGCTGGCAAGAAGAATGTCCACATTAAGGGTGAGTGCAATATCACCATCTCAGGCAACTGCAACCTTAAGGTCATTGGCAACGTGACCGAGGAGACTCCACTGCACACAATCAAGGGTAGACTGCATGTAACCCAAAATATTTCAACCGACGCAAGTGTTCAGGCGGCTGATCAGGTTAACGACGCGAACGGAACAATGCAAGAAATGCGTGATACCTACAACGGTCACGATCACATTGGTAACCTAGGTGTTCCAGTCAGCGCACCTAACCAGCAACAGACGTAATAAATATTCATTATGAAGCGCACTCGTAAGGTTTACGTCGACATTGATCTGAGCATGAAGGCTCACCCGGTGACTGGCGACATCATCAAAGTTACTGACGAACGAGCTGTCGAGCAGTCAATCAAGACGTTGGTTCTGACCAACTTCTATGAGAGACCGTTCCAGCACTACCTCGGTAGTAACGCGCGCGGCTATCTTTTTGAGCCAGTTTCCCCGATCATCGAGGATGCGCTGACCAAAGATATACGTGACGTTATTCAGAAGCACGAACCTCGTGGTGAGATCGTCTCAATAAACGTGAACTACAACGAAGATCAGAACGCCTATGACGTTGTTATCTACTTCCGAGTTCTGGGATTGGATACACCCGTAAAAATTTCATTCATACTGGAAAGAGTAAGATAATATGGCAGCTACAACCGAACTCGACTTTGAAGGAATCAAGAACAACATCGTAACGTTCTTGAAGTCACAGCCTGAGTTTACCGACTTTGAGTTTGAAGGCGCAGGTATCACTGTGCTGATGGACATCCTTACATACGTGACCCACTACATGGGCGTCTATGGCAACATGAGCTTCTCAGAAATCTTCATGGATTCTGCACAGCTTCGTTCTTCAATCGTGTCACGCGCTAAGGAGCATGGCTACATGCCGCGTCAGAGTCAGGCAGCGGTGGCGAATATCAATTTGAAGATTCTCAACCCTGCAGGATCACCTGCCAGCATTGAGGTGCCAAAGGGCACCCAGTTCGTATCGTCAATTGACGGTCAGTCGTACCAGTTTGTCACTACAGACGCCTACAGCCTGACTGATCAAGGCGGTGGTGATTATAACGCGAGCTTTGACATTGCGCAAGGTCGATACCAGACATTCCGTTTCAACTACGATGTGACTGCTCCTAAGCCATTCATCCTGCCAGACAAGTTCACCGTTGATCTTGATCACATCACGGTCCGAGTCAAAGCGACCGCGGCAGCAGACGATTCTACTGCGGTTGAGTGGAAGCTATCTACTGACATCACATCCCTCGGTCCGACCAGCAAGGCTTACTTTATGCAAGAGACCTCAGATGGCAAGGTCGAGATCTACTTTGGCGATGGCGTTCTTGGTTCAAAACTGACTGACCAGAATCAGGTCATTGTCGATTACCTTGTGACTGATGGCAAGGACGCAAACTATGCGAACGTATTCAGTTTGGTTAACCCGGTTGGTGGATATGCGACCAACCTGTTCATCCTCGAGACAATTAGCCAAGCAGCAGGCGGCAGCGCTGAAGAATCAATTGAGAGTATCCGCCATATCGCGCCGAAGATTTATCAGGCTCAGGGACGAGCTGTAACTGAGGACGACTACAGAGCAATCTTGCTTGACAAGTACGGTTGGATTGAAAGTCTCAACGTCTGGGGTGGCGAGCGCAATGTGCCAAAGATCTTCGGTAAGGTGTTCATCTCAATCAAACCTGACTACGGCGAAACCACTACGACAGCGGTCAAGGAATCAGTCGTCGACTATCTTGACAAGTTCAAGATTGTGGGTATTGTTCCTGAGGTTATTGACCCAGACTACATCTACATTGATGCGGCAACGAAGTTCATCTGGGATAAAGAGACAACTACCAAAACGCAGGTAGAGCTGGAAGCGCTTGTTGCTGCGTCGATCACTGCATACTTCTCAACTAACCTGACCAGCAACTTCGATGCAAACCTCAACTATTCTAAGTTGCTGGCTGCGATTGACGGTGCAGCACATGCCATCGTGAACAACGAAACCTCACTGATGATTTCAAAGAAGTTCGTTCCGAACACACTTGACTTCTTCACCTACGAGTTTGAGTTTGCGAACTCTATTGTTCCAGGCACCTTTATCAGCAAGCCATGGACTACCGTTGCTGGCAGAACATACCAGTTCAAAGATGACTCTGCTGGCAATGTTGACCTGTACATGGACGACGTCCTTGTGCTGGGTGAATCAAACAAGCACACGATTGACTACGACACAGGTAAGGTCATCCTTGACAACTGGAATGCCGACATCACAATTGGCAACAAGGTAACACTTTCAGCACAGCCAGTTTCTAACAACGTGGCTTCTGCTCGAAACATCCTGCTGGCCGAAGGTGAAGTTACCATCACATCAGACTTCTTGAGATAATAGATGACAGCAGAAAGTAAGAAACTATCAATATTCGCAGAGCGAATGATTCCGGATTTCATCAAGGAAAACCACTCCGGATTCGTCACCTTTGTTACCAAGTATTTCGAGTTCCTTGAGCAAGAAGGCAACCCGTATGACTTGCTGACCAAGATCGTCTACACACGAGACATTGATAACTCAATCAACGACTTCGCTGAAGAGTGGAGAAAGGAATACGCTCCAGACATGCCTGAGAGCGTGCGAGCTGACCTCAAGCTGGTCATCAAACACATCCGCGAGTTCTTCCTGCAGAAAGGTAATGAGAATTCGTTCAAGTTCCTGTTCCGTACCATCTTTGACGAACCAATCGAGTTCTACTACCCTCGAGTTGACATCCTGCGCTGTTCGGACGGTAAGTGGCATAAGCCAACCCACCTGACAGTCATCAAGAATGACGACACCTTCCCTACCATCAACGAACTGGCTGCGGACTGGCTCTTCAAGGAGATCATCGGACTTTCATCCGGCGACACCGCATACGTTGAAGGTATCACAGAAGCAGTTCACCCAGATGATGACCCACTGAATCCGGTACTGCCGCCAGTGTTGGCACTCATCGTATCTGAGAACGTAGGCGCCTTCATTGAGAATGAGACGCTGCGCTACCTGCACGATGAGAACTCACCTACTATCAAGACCGCGGTTGCGACTGCAGGTGCTTCTATCATCGACACCAAGGACGGTAACTGGACGAACACTGATGGCTTCCTGTCATCAAACAAGTACCTGCAGGACAACTACTACTACCAAGAGCATTCTTACCAGCTACGATGCGGTTTGTCATCAGACTTCTACTGGAGAACAATCCGCAAGAACGTTCACCCAGCGGGTACGATCTTCTTTGGCGTGGTTGACTTCCTTGATGGTCTGCTCTCGCAAGCTGGCGCAATCACTCGCGCAGTAGGTAAAGAGTGGCTGATTTCATGGGAGAAAGGCGCTGGCGCGCTTGTGCAACCAAACGACAACCTTTGGCTGGAGAGCTGGGTATCTAGCGCAATTGCAGCGGCTTGGACGTACGCCTTCATTGAACGTTATCGCGAACTTAGCCCGTTTGACGCTCTGTTCTTGGCCGAACACTTTGACGCGCTGGCAGTTGACATCTTTGCAACGAATGCGAATGTGTCATTCCCGTACTCTAACCCAAGCGAAGTGACTATCGTCTAACTCGCATAAATAATTAAAATAATTCCAGAGGATTTGTAAATGGCATCTTCAGCAATCGTACATGACAGCCTTCGAGTAGTCGATGCGCTTAACTTTATTGACAAATTTGACGCGGTGCCGAGCGTCAGCAACTACCTATTCGTAGGTATTTCGGGAACGACAGCGTGGGTCGATGAAGTCAATCCTCCTATCCCAACGACTGCCCTTGATGAGAAAACATCCTTCTGGTCCGAACTTATTGGCATCCACCGTATTGCCATCACTGATATCTGCCCTGCCATTCGCAGAATCGACTGGACGTCAGGTGCCACCTACGTCGCTCTGGATACAATCCTCGAGAACCCATGGGTTCAGGACACTTATGTTCTGGCTTCAAACAACTACGTTTACCGCTGTGCAACCGCAGGTGGTGGCGTTGTTTCAACTGAACCGAACGGCACTGGTCAAGGCACAGACTACGGTGACGGCTATCTGTGGGATTTCATGTATGATCTCTCAGCATACGACCAGACAAACCTGCTGTCTAGCGCTTGGCTCCCAGTCAACTGGGGCACGAAGGAATCTGCTCTTCAGATTTCAAATGGCGATATAAATGCAGTTCACAGCCTCAATGCGAAGTATGTGATTGTCCGTTCGAAGATTCTGGATACAGATCTTCCAGTTGACGTCACCTACCGCAAGATCGCACTGATTGAAAATCCTGAGGACCTCGTACCAGCGGTTTGCACGAATGATAACTATCTTGCAGCCGATCTGACTGCAAACAGCGGTAACCTGCTGTACCTGGAACACAGACCACCAATTACACGTAATACCGGACAGTTTGAAGAAATCAAGTCTGTTCTGGAATTCTAAGAAGGGACAAATAGCGCATGGCTTACTCTTACAATTCTGATCCTTACTACGACGACTTTGAAGAGGCGAAGAACTTTCTCCGAGTTCTGTTCAACCCTTCTCGTGCGGTTCAAGCGCGTGAATTGACCCAACTGCAGACAATGCTGCAGAACCAAGTCGCGAAGTTTGCGAATCACATCTTCAAAAACAACACACCGATCCTTGGCGCAAACATCAAGGTCAATTTCCAGCGCGCGTTCCTCAAGGTTGATGCACTAGACCCAGACACTGGTCTTGACATCGACCTCAACAACTTCCTGGGTAAGACCATCACTGGCGATACATCAAATGCCAGCGCAGAGATTGTTCATGTTGACACAATCAACAAGATCGTCTACTTTGAGTACAAGGGCGGTTCGTTTGATGACGTTACACCAGACATCATCGCAACTAATGACCCAACTCCGTTCCGTGCTACTGTAACCGCAGGTTCAGTTGGCCTAGCAACATTCGCAAACTGCGAGCCAGGCATCATCTACTCAAATGGTCACTTCGTCATTGTTAACGAGCAGACTCACGTTGTTGAGGCTGAAGGTAACACCGGTAGCCACCACATCGGCTACACCATTGTTGAGGATGTCGTAACTTCATCTGATGACTCTACACTGTTCGACCCCGCTCAGGGCTCGTTCAACTTCAACGCTCCAGGTGCTGACCGCTATCGTGTAACGCTGGAGCTTTCATCGTACGCCGATGCAGATATTGGCAACGCTGACGATAACTTCTTTGCGCTGGTTGTCACCAAGAACGGCAAGATCATCCTTGATCAGGACAAGCCACAATACGCAGACATCCTCGAGACAATGGCACGTCGTACCTATGACGAGTCAGGTAACTACACGGTTCGCGACTTCCCAATCCGCATCCAGACTAATGGCTCAGACGCCACCAAACTCGATCTAACGCTCGAACCGGGTAAAGCCTATGTCCTGGGTTACGAATACGAGAAAATTGCGTCGACAACAATTCAGACTGACAAGGGTCGTGACTTCCAGCATGCGAATCAGGTAACCCGTTACGTCGAGTACGGTCCTTATGTTGACATCGCCCAGAATGGTATCCTTGATGACATCTCTGGTCTGCTTGACGTTTCACACCACGAGCAGGTAACCCTGTACACTGGCGCTGGCGGAACTGGTACTCAGATCCTCGACAAAAACTCAAACCCAATCACCATGCGAATCGCCTGCGTCACACGAAACAGCGTTGGCGAAATGCGCGTGTTCTTGGCTGACACTGAAGGTAAGACAGACTACCTCGTTTCAGCACGTTCAATCGTTGGTTCTTCATCAGGATCATGGGCTAACATTGAGACCTACGCAGACGGCCTGCCAGTTATCGGCAACAAAAACAAGAACACACCAATCATCTCGGTTGATGATTCAAGCGTAGCCGTTAAGGAGATCACTCTCAATCAGTCAACCTTTGAGGTACTGAGAAGCTACACTGGCCTGACTGTTTCAGCGACACCAGATGTTGTGCTGACTGCTGACGACACTGACTCTACTTGGACACCTGCTTCTGCGGGCGGCCTGGTTGCGGTTGTTAAGCAGGACGGTACTCCTATCGACCTTTCAACACTGACTTACACCACACCTGCTCCGAACTCTGGTTCAAACGACACAGCAACAATCTCAGGTTCTGGTCTGACTGGTCTGGTTGGTCAAACAATCGACGTTGTCGTCAAGATCGGTCGAAACAACGGCTCAGGTAACCCGCGTAGCAAGGCGGTCACCGTCGGACAGACACAGACTGCCGCTGATGCAAACGGTAAGATCACACTGACCCATGAGGACATTATTGGCCTGACTTCGGTCATCGAAGATCCTGCTGGCGCTGCAACACCTGTCAACCTTGACATTGTGACACTTGACAACGGCCAGCGCGATTACTACTATGGCCCGGGTGTCGTAAGCAACCTGAAATCTGGCGTTACCTATCAGGTCAACTACAACTACTACTCTCACGGTGTTTCTCCGCTGGGTTCATACTTCGCTGCGAACTCATACCCAGATTATGAGGTCATCTACAAGTACAAGACTGAGAATGGCCTGACCGAGTACAACCTGCGTAACTGCATCGACTTCCGTCGCAAGCTATCTGACTACGTAGGCGCTGGTACTGACATCATCGTCTCTGGCACAACCCCAATGACCTTGGAGTACGACTACTACGTTTCACGAATTGACAACGTCTACATCGACTCAAAAGGCAACTTCGGTGTCAAGAAGGGTATCCCATCACGTTACCCTGTCAAGCCAAACGGCGTCGACGATGCGATGACTCTGTTTGTTCTGAACATCACTCCTTACACATTCAAGGACGTGAATGTCGGAATCACCCCAGTTGACAACCGTCGCTACACAATGCGAGATATTGGTGAACTCGAGACCCGTATTGCTGGTCTGGAATACTACACCTCTCTTAACGCATTGGAGAAGGCGGCTGACGAGCTCTCAATCACTGATGCAAACGGCCTGACCAAGTTCAAGCACGGTATCTTTGTTGACGATTTCAGCTCTTGGGCTGGTTCACAGGAACAGCACGCAGACTTCCGCGCAACGCTTGACATGAAGAAGAATCTGGTACGTTGCCCGTTCACAATCGACAATGCACCGCTTCACCGCGTGTACGATGCGAACTACCCAGTCAACAAGAATATCAAGATTCACAAGAACAGCGTAACGCTCGACTACACCGTTGTTGACTTCATCACGCAGGGCAAGGCATCAAGCTCTATCAACGTCAACCCATACGCCGTGTTCTCGTGGCTGGGTGAAGTTGACCTCAAGCCAGCTACCGACTACTGGGTCGACATCGTCACTCTGCCAACATTGCAGAAGACAATTGGTGAGCCAGTTGAACGCCAGACATTCACCGAGTGGAACTCATGGCAGACAACTTGGTCTGGTGTCCAGGCTACTACCGTACCTTGGGGCAGTGCTGATCACGGCTACAGCCGACTGACTTGGAACAACGTTTCTAACCAGACACGTTCTGGTGTTCGTACTGACGTTATTCCTACAGTTCGTACCGAGCGTTCAGACAAGATCGTTTCACGCGAAGTCATTCCATTCATGCGCGCGCGTAGAATCTGGTACTCTGCGGTCAACATGCGTCCAGGTATCGGCTTGGCAGCTAAGTTCGACGGTGTGAACGTATCAGGATACTGCACCAACTTGACCACAGACAGCATCGGTTCATGTGTCGGCTACTTCGACCTCCCGGGTGGTACATTCACAGTAGGCGCGAAGGAATTCTTGCTGTACGACAACGAGCTGGGTGAGGACATCTCACGCGCAACTGCGACCTACACCGCTGAGGGTATTACTGAGACACATCAGGCTACCATCACCACAATCTACGGTTCAAAGGTCACTCGTACACCTGTCTCTGAGAGCCAGACTGTAACAACTCCATGGGTACGTACCACATGGTCTGACCCACTTGCGCAGTCATTCCTTGTCAGCACACCAAGCAAGAACGGCGTGTTCCTGTCAAGCATCACTCTCTACTTTGAGACAAAGGATGCAAGCCTGCCAGTTTCAGTCCACCTCGTTGAGATGGAGAACGGATACCCAACTCAGAGAATCTTGCCATTCTCTAAAGTAACAGTAAATCCAGTCGACGTAAACGTTTCAACCAACGGTTCGGCTGCAACTGTGTTCGACTTCTCTGACCCTGTTTACCTACAGGAAGGCACCGAGTATGCGTTTGTCGTCATGACGAACAGCACCAACTACAAAGTGTTCCGCGCAGAGATGGGTGCAGTTGACCTGATTGACGGTAAGGGTATTGCCGAGCAGCCATACGCAGGTGTAATGTTCACCTCACAGAATGCATCTACTTGGACTGCTGACCAGAACTCAGACATCAAGTTCAAGATCAAGCAATGTGTATTCGACACCGCTGCTCCAGGTATCTACGACCTGACCACTAAGGCTTCGTTCATTGATTACACAAGCCCATCTAACTCATTCGAGCTAGGTGAAACCGTGGTCGGTGACACCTCAGGTGCAACCGGTGTGGTCATCAACGACAGCGGTACAGCGCTGACTTTCAGCACTCGCAACGCAATTGCGTTCCAGAATGGCGAAGGACTGACAGGTCAGAGCAGCGCGTCGGTTGCTACTGCAAACTCTGTGGAATACACAACTCCGCTTGAGGTCAATGCAAAGGCAACAACAGTCAACTTCGGCATTGATGCGCTTGCGCTGAATGATACCACAATCACCGCAGAATACAAGTTCACCGGTGACGCGGCATACACCAGCTTCGAGAACAGCACAAACATCAACACAAATGTCCGTAAGACAGTCGACTCAGACACCAGCCCACTAGATGTGAAGATGACCATTGCGTCCACTGACAGCAACATCTCACCTGTGATTTCACTCGAGCGCTCTAGCGTAACGATGGTGAACAACTCTGACCGTAAGCTGATTCCTTACGATACTTTGGCTGGCGGCGTGTTCATCATTGGTGAGACAATCACTGGCGGAACATCTGGCGCAACCGGCGTTCTTGTTGCTGATGACGGAACTGTTCTCACTCTGGCATGGCACAATGACATTGCATTCCAGAACAACGAGCAGATCACTGGTAACGTGTCATCTGGCGTTACTGCAAACGTCAACATGCCGGGTTCAGCGGCTGAAGACCGCGATCTGGGTACCTACGTAACCATCCCAGTTGAGATCATCAACCCGGCAGATGACCTGCGTGTCATCTTTGATGCGTACACACCACAGAACGCATTCTTCAACGTGTTCTACTCATCAACTGCCTACGTGCCTAAGTACGTCACCGAGTCACAGGCTGGCGCTGCAGAATGGCTAGTTCCAACGAGCGCTTACGCTGGTCTGGAGCAGATCGTTGTAGGTCAGGAAGTGTTTGTTTACTACCTGACTGCTGGTACCGGTGAGTTCCAGAACTTTGTTTCACCAACTGGCGGAACAGAGCCTGCGCAGGCAGTCGTAACCAAGATTGATGACACTGGTAAGGTTTACCTGAAGGCAATCTCTAATGTCACCATCTTCCCTAACGGTGCGAACAGCGTTCTGCTCACAACCGAGTACGTTGGCGCGCTGCCAGCGGCTGACCACATCGACTCTGTTTGGGAGTCAGGTACAGCACGTACAGTAGGCGACCTTGTCAAGCATAAGGACCTGCTGTGGAAGAGCAACGTAACTTCTGCAACAACCGCAGAGCCAACCAAGAACGGCACCGACTGGTCACAGGTTCCTGGCGTGTTCACCAACGACGTTCTGGTTGAAGAGGATGCGATTGTTTGGAGACCAATGAAGCTGGAGAAGACCCCAACTATCGACCTGCAGGGCGTTGGTGAGTACACCTACGTTCCTGATGAAAACGCGAACGAAGAGTTCAACACATTCGCGATCAAGGTCGAAATGCGTGGTTTGTCAGTGGTCGACATTCCAAAGATCACCAACTTCCGAGCAATTGCAGTCATCTAAGGGGGTGTAAATGAGACCTGACCTCATTCCAGTAGAAGGTAGAGCTTTGGCGCGCGATCCAAAATCGGGCGCCTTAGTTTCTACAGATCACAATAAATATTTGCAAGCCAAGCAGCGAAAGCAGCAAGTCAAGAAGCAGGCTGCTCAGGAAAATCGCCTCATTGCTCTGGAGCGTCAGGTCGCAATTTTGACGCGCACAGTAGAAGACCTCCAAGCGCAAGTGAAGGCATCGCAGAAGAAGGCAACAAAGCCAGCGGCTAAGGATTAAGAATAAATGGCACAGATTCAAACCGTTCTTGGAACAGACACCTTTAAGACATGGAGACTGATCACTAATGATCTGATCAATGTCTTCAACATGCCTACCACCGGTACCGTTGTAACGTTGGGCACCCGTGTTGAAACGTTCAACATCACCGAATCGGCTGGTGTCCACATTGGTTGTACGGTCTCTGACAACGGCGACGGCACTATCGCCCTCACTTCTGGTGAGGCACTGCTACGTGAGAGCAACTCACTATCTGCACCGATTCGCTCGGTTGGCTTTGCTGCGGTTGCATCACTGGCGCTGACTGATCAGACAACCAACTTCGTCTACGCCGACTACAACTCAGGTACTCCTCAGATTGTGGCAACCACAATCAAGAGTGACGTAAATGACCGAGACCGCGCAATGATCGCCATCGTTCAGAAGAACGGTGTGAAGCTGACCATCCTGCAGATTGCTGGCGAGTCAGGCGACTTCGAGCGCCGTATCACTCACAGACTGCGCGATACTGACGGCTTCAAGCGCGCAACTGGCGCGCAGATTGGTGAGCCATCTCCGCTCCGCTTCTCTATCACTGGCGGTGAATTCTACTACGGTGTAGGTGAATACCTGACACCATCACAGAGCACCGTTCTTGATCAGAGCGGTACTGCTACTGCTGCCTCAACTACAACTCAAATCATCGACTCTGCAAGCCGAGACCTTGTTGTTCTTGGTATTTCAGTAGGTGACGATGTGTGGGACATCACCAACGGCCAGCACGCTAAGGTCGCTTCGTTCGCGACTACCACAAGCACAAATGACACGATGGTTCTAGACAGAACCCTAGGCACATCAACTGCGTCTGCTTCGTGGGAAACCACTACCGCTTCGTTCGAGTATTACTACAACGACGGTACTTGGAAGGAAAACGCTGGCTACAAGTTCGACAACACCCAGTACAATAACTTCGGTGTAGGTCTTGCTGCAATGACAGCCACCTACTACAAGACGGACTGGCTGTACCTCAAGATTGGTTCAAACAAGACCACTCTGTACACAATCTACGGCGATGCAGAATATGCAACTCAGGCTGAGGCTGCAACTGCAACCCCACCACAGAATCTTCCATCGCCACTCGATTACCTTGGCGTTCTGATTGGACGCGTTATCGTACAGCAAGGCAATGCGAACATCGTATCACTTGAATCTGTTCTGAACGCTCAGAACTTTGCGTCATCTGGTGCAACCACATTCTCAGACAACGCTTTCCAGATCTACAACGACGTTGACGTTTCAAAGAAGGCGTCATTCGACGTATCACCGGTTGACACTGGCACAGAGCGTATTCTGAAGATTCCGAACAAGCATGGCACAATCGCCGTTCTTGACGACATTGAGAAGCAGCATGACGAACCTAAGCTCTTCTCATCAATGGGTGCGCTTTCACGCCGTGTTATCCCTTACAACATGACCGTCGTCTACGGTACATTCGAAGACGATACCTCAATTGTGGTGAATGGTCAGACCGTACTGTCAGGATTGCCAGATGATAGCGTTGGCGAAATGGTTCTATCTGCAGGTGACATCGTATCATCTAACAAGCCAATTGCACTGAAAGACAAGCTCGACGGTAACGTTGTGCCTGCGCTCATTGCTGCGGCTGAACACTTCTGGTTCTACTCAGATCGTTCTGCTCCTCACGAAGTAACCATCTACGCACCAGAGCAGGACATCGACGTCATCTACTCTACTGACACCAACTTCGCTGTCTCAGAAAATGTCTGGGACCCTGCTGTTTCAGGTGGCGGTGAGACAAACGTCATTCACGTACCAAAGGGCAAGACAAAGTCCGTCTTCGTACAGTACGACCCAGCATCTACTCCAGGTGTTTCACCTCCATCTGCAAACGCATCAGAAATTGGTCATCACTACTTCCACTCAAATGGCCCTATGGTCATCTCAAAGGAAGGTGCCGCTGCCGATAATATGTGCGTGTACCCAATGTCACGCGAAATCCTCATTCCATGGAGCGGCTTGGCAGCAGAACAGGCAGTTTCATTCACTGGCTTGACACCAACCCACGTCGGAAACGGCTACTATGTCTGTGACGATGTCATGCAGGCATTCGCAAACGATGATGGAGTAGGTTCTTCTGGTCACACCGGTATTCCATATACGATGTGTGGTGATTCATACATGTTCGAGCACGACATTGCTGGCTTCCAGATTCTTGCAATTGAGCCATGCGACATCCGCGTGTTCTGTGCAGACAATCTGTATGCTGACATTGATCTGACTGCGGCATCAAGAACTAATCCAGTCTACCATGCAGTCGGTAACAATGCTTCTGGCGCACCATCTGTCGCTTCACTGTTCCCTACCGTTGGTTACGTTGACTTCGACACATCTACTGCAACAGGCACCTTCGTTGATGACGAAACCATCACACAGGCTGTAACAGGTGCAACCGCAGTCATCAAGGAAGTTTACCCAAACCGTCTGGTACTGACTTCAATCTCTGGCTCATTCGACACTGTGAACGTAGTAACTGGTGGAACTTCGGGTGCGACATGCACACTCACCAAAGCGCCATACCGTATGTGGAAGTTCTACGGAACCAAGCCGTTCGCGCTTCGCACCAACGACCCGAACGACATGGAATACATCCAGCTTGGATACAGAAAGTCTCTGCGTCAGGACGCGTTTGATAACACTGCACAACTTGACAAGAACATCCACCTGCAGGAAGACTTCATCCACGAACGCGCTGACTGGATTACCAATTTTGACGATGATATGGACTTCAAGTGGGATAATGTTAGTGGTTCTGGTGCGGTATCGTACCCAAGATCACCTACTGTTGCTGGCTCATCTGCTTGGGGTGTCCGTGAGGTCACTGGCTACCGTGCAGATGTGTACAAGACTAAGATTCCATTCAACCCTCACCAGCTCTACAAGGTAACTGCGCGCGTGCGAGCGACTGCACTTGACTCTGCTGGTCAGGCAGTCATCTACATGGGCTTCGCAGGTTGGGATCGCGACTACAATTACTGCAATACCGCAGGCGCTAACTCTCCTGCGAACCAATACTACGTCTTGGCAAACGGCAGAGACCTGGCAACTGATGGCCTGAACACTTGGGTCGAACTGGTCGCATACTTCAAGGGTTACGGTGCTTATGTTCCAAACGCAACCGACCCAGAAGCACCATCAGGCGTACATGATAACGTCAAGTTCTTCCGTCCGTTCATGCACGTTAATTACCCAACCGGCGGTGACGGTAGCGGTACGATTCAGCTCGACTACTTCAAGATCGAAGATGCTGACTACATCGAACGCGACATTGTAGAGGCAAATACTCGTTCGGCAAATGACACAACCTTGCAGTCAAACATCGACACCGTTGTTAGTGACCTTGCGGCGCACGATGTTCCAGCAAATCACCAGATTCTGCTGACAACTGAAGGTGCGGTCAATGGTGAGGCTATCTTCGCTACTGGCGACTGGAATAACTACGTCAACACCGGATTCTACCGCGGCAATGATCTGCTAAATGCTCCTGCTCTTGCCGGCGCTCACTGGTGGAGATTTGTGACTGTAATTCGTCACTCTTCAACCTACGTCATTCAGAAGATGACTGACTTCAACAACGCGGCATCATGGTCACGTGTTCTGCTAGCCGGCGTATGGCAGGCATGGGTACGTATTGATGCAAACGCAATCGGTGGTTCTCAGATCGCGGCTAACTCAATTGGCGCAAGCCACATCATTGACGGCTCTATCGGTACTGCTGAACTCGGCGCAGGTGTTGTAGGCGCCGCCAATATCGCTGATCTCAACGTGACATCTGCGAAGATTGCAAACGGCGCAGTTGTAACCAATAAGATTGCCGCTGGTGCTATCACAACTGACAAGATCAGTGGACCAGTGTCTGGTACTGCATACAACTTGCTCTACTACGGTCCGGACTACAGAAAGAACACTGCTATTGCTTGGCAGACTGTTGCCACATGGTACTACGCAGGATCTAATGGTCAAGTTCAGGCACGATGCTATCAGGCTTTCCAGCAGGCATCCACAACGTACACACGTCTACTTCACAACGGCGTTAACGTTGCACAGGTAACGAATACGACAGGGTGGTCAGCTTGGGCTGTACGAGATGTTGCAAATGGCGACTCATTCCAGTTGCAGGCATATGGATATGGTCCGTACTACAACTACACATACAACACGACTTCTTACTACCACTGCTACGCGCAGGTTGCTTGTTCTGGCCCTGTAGGTTACAGCGTTTCATAAGGATAATTAGATGGCAGATACAACATACTACATCATCTTTTCTGAAGACGGTTCTCACATCGACCGTCTCTCAGAGAAGCGCGAGAAAGGATCAACAAAGATCTCTCAGCAAACCTACGAAGAGATCATGCTGCTTCTGAGAACAGGATCAACTCTTGAGCAAATTTGCTTCGACAAAATAAACAAGGTCATCGCGCTTGACACCATCATGATTGATGAGAATGAGAAGGAATCACAGAAGAAGAAGATCTCTGAAGACTTTGGTCTTGCTTCAAACTTCATCAAAGCCCAAGACATCATCTTCAATGGTGGAGTAAAGACCATCCTTATCTTCGAATCACTTCTTGCGTGGGCTCAGAGAACAAGCCAGACATCGGTTTCTCTGAGAGATGCGTTTAATGCGCACCACAACGTAACTCTCGATGTTCTTCAACTGATCATCGACGATATGTGGTTGACCTATCAAGGCATGTTCTCTGCACGCGCTGACTGTGAAACCAGCGGCAAAGATTTCTTCATCGATACCCCATATCTGATGCCGCACGAACTTTAATGTGACTTAGAGCACATTTTCTATAAATATTACTAAGCCGTTGAGAATATCCAAGTAGTGCAGGAAGCACCCACCGGATAAAAAGGCCAGGTGATATGAAATGCTTCTAGCAATATGGGACGATGTACAACTACTAAAAAACGGAGATTTGAGCAGGATGCCTCATGATCAAATTCCGGCGACTCTAGACGCAGTCTTTCCCGAATGGTTCAAGACTGTCGTCATGCTCACGATTGCAATGATCTCCAACGGGATTGTGTCGCTGGCAAAAAGTAAGCTCGCGGGAACTTTCGTATTCTCTGTTTGGTTGATTAACATTGCTCTGGCACTTGTCATAGCTTTTCTGGTCGACAACATCGCTCTATGGATTGAGCCAGCAATGAACATCCGCGCCGAAAGCGCGTTGATGGTTCTCACTGGTATGTTGACCAAAGATATTCTCGAGTTGGCTGAGAAGAAAGGATTGTCATGGATACGCTGGAAGTCTGAGGAGGCTCCATCACCGGAGGATAAGAAATAATGTGGATTGATCTAATCAATAGCCATCTTGAAGATCTCGTGCAACTGCTGATCACGATCTACATCTTCGCAATCTCAACAAAGCTGTCTTTCGTCTCAATTCGGAACGCTAAAAAGGTCGTTTCGCAGACTGAGAAGCAGCATAACACCGACCACATCTCCTTCTCATTGCTGACATCTATTGTATCATTCTTCCTTGTCATCTCATACGGCGCTCACCTATGGCTGTCTGCTCACGCACCCGTGCACCTCGACAAGGTCAGTGAGTTTGTCAACGTCACTGGTAAGATCTTCGAGACCTTCATGCTGGTTGCATACGCATGGATAATCCGTCACATGAACCAAGAAGAGTCTGATAGTGGCAGATACCACGAAACTATCTACCCGGAGTCACATAACAATCTCTCATAAATAACATTATGAGAATAGCAATTTGTCCAGGACACCACACAAACGCGAAAGGCGCGGAAAACAAGAAGCACAAGCTGACTGAAAACGACGTCGCTATCGAGATCATCAAGATAGCGGAGGAATTGCTGCGAGCTGACGGTCATACCGTTCAGGTCTTCGCTGGCAAGCTATCTGAAAAGGTCAAGCGCATCAATGCTACCGTGCCAAAATTCGATCTTGCATTCGACCTCCACTTCAATGCTGATGCAGAGCTCGAGGACACTGATGATAAGAAGGGCTATGGCGTAATGGTCATGCACTATCCGACCAGTGCCGCTCGAAAGAGTCAAGCTGATAAAATGTCGGCTGCAATCGCAAAGAAGCTTGGAGAAAGGGATCTAGGCGGCCGCAAAGGGCTCTATTGGGGTGGTTCTGACCCCGGAACAAAACCTGACTATTTCACTGACAAAACCAATTGTCCTGCGTTCATTCCTGAGCCAGGATACATTGATAACAACGGATTCGCCAAGAAGTTCTTGACAACGAAGGAAGGACTCACTAAAGTTGCCGAAAGCCTCGTAGAAGCGGTCCGAGCATTCGAGGCATAACATGGAAGAATTCTTTCAGTATCTAGATCAAGGCTGGACTTTTGCAAAAGAGATCATAGCCTACAAGCCTCTCTGGGTTGTGTTGATGATTGTGTCTGTAACCCAGATCGGTAAGATGTACTTTGGCGGTAAGCTCCAAGACAAGACACACCGACTGATCACTCGCCTTATCTCTGGTTCGATTGGTGCTCTTGGTGGTTTTATCTTGCTCACCGAAGGTACGGATTGGCAGTCAGGTGTAGGACTTGGTCTTGCGCTTTCAGTTGCCATCTCTGCACTCTACGTGCCGACTATCAAATGGCTGCGCAAGGGCCCCGAAGGCGGATTCAAGCAAGGTCTTGCGGATTGGCTCTCAGGTAAATAATGGAACTCTTCAGCAAGTCATTTGACCTTAAGGACATCCTTCTTGTAGCAATGGCGGCTTTCATCGCCTTTTCACTGTTCACTGATCAAGGAGCAGGCACAAAGCACGGAACGGATTTCCAGAATATTGCCCCAGGCGTGGTTCAAGGACGAACAGAGATTGTTCACAAGATTGACATGGCTGGCATTGATGAGATCATCGCCAAGAGCGTAAATTCTCACATGATCAAGGCTCGTGGTGAAATCAAGGCCACCATCGATGCCAAGTGGCAAGAGCGATCCAATGAAGGCGGCACAAACGTTGAGAAATATGGCGTAAAGAAGAAAGAGCTCTACTGGCAGGATGAAACTGGCGCGCGCTTGCCAATCGGTGTCGCGTTGTACTCACCAAACAAGGATGCAAAGGGAATTGATCCTTGGCTCTCAAAGACATATCAGATTGACTACACTGCACAAATAGTCCGATCTGAGGATTACGACGGAGGCGTTCACAATACTGTTTCTGTATGGGCATCATCGCCAAGCAGAAAGGGTTATGAAGATGTCAAGCTACGCCTCAACATAAAAGACGCACAATTCCAGGAACTGCAGGATAAGCCGCTTGTTTGGTCATGGTGGAACCCTACCGTGTCTCTTGGCGCGTACACTGCAATACCTGCAGAGTATGGCATCATCGGCAAATTCAACTTTATGAACTACGGCTACGAAAAGCAGTTGCCTGTGTTCCAGATTTTGTCGCCTACGTTCATGCTCACAGCTCCTAGCAGCTACAATGTCGGTCTGGAAATTGGTTCGGTCAATCTTGGTGAATACTTGCCATTGATTAAAGACCTTCACCTAGGTGCGGGTATTACGCTTGACAAGAAGCCTTTTGCAACACTAACCTCAGTGTTCTAAATAAATAATCGGATAGCAGGAGAATACCATGCCACCAAAAATTAAGCAACACGATGTAAATACCGACGGTGAACTCTTCAATGCGGTAGCCACTGTTGATGACCGAGGCGAACAAAACGGCATACTCGACAGACCGTTCTATATTGGTCTAGGTGATGGCGCGGCAATTGATGCGTTCTCACGTCTACGAACATCAAACCCATACGCGATCTTTGACGCCTCATTCGTTTACGGTAAGCAGACACACCTCTTTACTGAGGTTGTTGCCAACGGCGGTGCGGTCACAAACGATACACCAAATGCCTCTCAGGTTCTTTCGGTAACTGCTGCCGTTGGTTCAAAAGCTGGCAACTACTCTTCAGAGCGAATCCACTACCAGCCAGGACGTTCTTTGCTGACGATTTTCACTGGCAACTTTAACGGCCATACCGCTGGCATCACAAAGCGTATTGGTCTGTTTGATGACGATGATGGTTTGTACTTCTATTCTGACGGTACCGAGATGGGCGTTTGCTTGCGCTCGTCAGTATCAGGTGCGCCGCTTGAAACAAAGATCCCGCAGTCATCATGGAACATTGATCGACTCGACGGCACAAATTCAGTCGAAACAGTGAATGAGTCTGGAATTCTACTAAACCCAGCTAAGTCACAAATCTTTTTGATTGACTTCCAGTGGCTCGGTGCTGGTCGTATCCGCTTTGGTCTGAACATCGACGGCAAGTTCATCTACGTGCATGAAATTCTCAACGCAAACAACATTGATACAGTCTACATGAGCAACCCAAGTCTGTTCATGGCATACGAGATTGAGAACGTCACAGGTGCAAATACTGGCACGTTGAACCAAATCTGCTGCTCTGCATTCTCAGAGGGAGGATATGAAAAGCGAGGATTCTTGAAGTCACGCTCTACCGAGCTTGTTTCAGTTCCTCTGTCTCAAACTCCTGGTGTTCTTACACCAGTTCTCAGTATCCGTCCTAAATCATTGTTCAAGGGCGTTACGAACAAGTCAACCATGATTGCACTCGATATCAATATCATGGCAGAAAACAACACCGTTCACTGGGCTATCCTTGAGGATGCGATAATCCGAGCAGCAGGCCAAGGTGCGATTGTCAGCTACACAGACAACGGTACTGAATCTGTTGCAGAATACCATATCAACACAGGCGGTACTGCTGAACGTTCAACCACTCCAGGAGAAGAGGGTCGTGAGATTCTCGAAGGCTATCTGGCTTCAGGTGGCGTTGTCAAGGCCCAGACACAAGGCTCACAAGAAATTGGCTTCAAGATGATCATTAACCCAGACGGACACCACGACTCAATCACCATCGCTGCAACCAGCGACACTGGTCTTGTTGGTGTAATGTATGCGGCAATCACTTGGAGAGAAATCAGAACATAAGGATTGACTGATGGCAGGAATCTCAAATTTTTACCGTGGTGACACCAAGAAGTACAAGTTTGACTTCGGCGCAACCACCGACATCACTGGCTGGCGAATTGTTTGCACACTGAAGACAAACAAGACAGACCATGATAATGCTGCACTTCTGCAAGTGTGGGCACTGGCTGGCGATGACGCTGCCGATAGTCCTGCAACTGGCATCATGCACATTACCCTGCCATCAAATCAAACCCAGTATATCCCAGAAGGCACCTACTACTATGACTTCCAGCGCGTGATTGATGGCGCGCCGGCAGACGTCGAGACACTGCTTTCTGGTAAAGTTAAGGTGCTGCAGGATATCACTGTTTCGGTTGCTCCTTAATGATCACGTTCACACTGTCTGAGGTTTCGGTCAGTGCCGTAATGACGGAGGTCGTTGACGCACCAACGATAACCGACACACAAGATACGTTCGCGCTGATAGAGATAAATACTGGCGCACCGCTACAAAGTCTAACTGAGGTAGAATAATGGCTATCATTGAGTCTGCAGAAGACCTTAAAAACTATTGCCTGAGAAAGCTAGGCTCACCTGTCATCAACATTGAAATTGACGACACGCAGGCCTACGACAGAATCGATGAGGCAATCGAATACTTCACCGAGCGCCACTACAACGGCGTTGAAGAAGTCTACTATAGATACGTCGTACGTCGTCCAGACATCGAGCGCGGCTACCTGAACGTTCCAGATGAGTTTGTTGCGGTAATTGACATCATGAGCCAGAACCAGCAACTTTCATCTGAGGCTATGGCCGATGTTCAATATCAGTTCATGGTGGAAAACCACAAGGATCTGATGCGTTCACAGCTTTCCGAATACTACATCGGAATGCAGCATATCGCATTGCTGCGCAATCTGTTCACACCTGAAAGATCGTTCTCGTTCAATTCAGCATCTAACCGCTTGCTGCCACGTTGGAAGCTCTCAGATGTTGGTACACAGAATCTTCTCAAGGACAATACTGACATCACAACGGCTAACTGGACAGCCATTAACGCTGTTTTGACGTCTAATGATACCACAGACCCTCTGGGCGCAGAAAAAGCGCATACGGTGGCGTCTGGGGCTGCTGGTGCGTTTGGATTGAGACAAACCTATCTAACTGACTCCTACGTTCGTGGCGTTGCCACTATCTGGGTGTCATTGCGTGCGGGCACATACACAGGGCCCGTCACAATCACCCTGAAGGACTCTGCAGGAACTATCGTTGGCTCGAAGATTGTCACTCCGTCAAATGTATGGAAGGGCGAGTACGTGACTGCTACATTCGCAGATGGTCACGTCGACGACATTCAGGTCATTGTTGAAGGTACAGCCGCTAGCGCTGGCGAAACATTCTTCGTCTACAACCCATACCTCTACTTCAATTCAATGCTCATCTTGCATGGCTACAAGGCTCTCGATCCGATTGAATCAACGAACGTCTACAACGAGCGCTGGGTTAAGAAGTATGCGACTGCACTGATCAAGAAGCAGTGGGGAAGCAACATCAAGAAATTTGATGGCGTACAGCTTCCAGGTGGAATCACCATGAACGGTAAGGACATCTTTGATGAGGCTGAGGAAGAGATCACCAAACTCGAAGAGGCCTTCAGCCTAGACTACGAACTCCCAATTGACTTCATGTGGGGATAATAGATGGCTGTTAATCCATATTTCAAGCTACACGGCCAAGACGCTGGCAATGCCAACGAGCGTGCCCTTGTGCAAGGATGGGTGACCGAGTCAATCCAGATGTTTGGTATTGAGTGCAACTACCTACCTCGTACACTGCAAAAGGAAGACACGCTCTTTCATGAGGATATAATCTCATCATTCGAGAGCAACTATCCGCTTGAAATGTACATCGAGTCATTCGATGGCTTTGAGGGCGATGGCGATATGCTGATGAACTTCGGTTTCAGCATCAACGACCAAGTGGAGCTGGCAGTTTCAAGAGAGCGCTTTGTTGAGGCCACTGGTATGTCGAAGCCACTTGAAGGTGACCTTATTCACTTCCCGCTGTCTGGCTCACTGTTTGAAATCAAATTCGTAGAGCACGAAAATCAGTTCTACCCTAACGGAACGCTACCTACATATCGCTTGAGATGCGAGCTGTTTGACTACTCTGGCGAGAGACTCAATACTGGCATTCCTGCCGTTGACGATGTCGAGACAAATCTTGACGCTCTTGATCCGTATGCTGACAACGTAAATATTGAGAATGAGGCTATCACAATTCTCGACTTTAGTGAGAGTAATCCATTTGGTCAACCATAAGGTGAAATAAATGCTCGGAACACCGTTCTATCATGAAACCATCAGAAAGCTGACAGTTGCAATCGGCACACTGTTCAACGATGTCCACGTCTTGCAGAAGGATGCCGTGGGTACACTGATCAAAGACATCAAGGTCCCGCTGGCGTTTGCGCCACGAACAGGTTACTGGTCAAAGCTGCGCGATGACGTAGGTGGTATGACTGAAGACTGGGTTCAGAAAACGCTACCAAGAATGTCGTTTGACTTTGAGGGTCCTGTGTACGATCCGACTCGCCAGCTTAATACGACACAGAAAATCAACATGCCTTCGGCTACTGGTTCAACACTGCGCACGCAGATGTACCAGCCGATTCCGTATAATTTCATGTTCAACCTATCCGTCTACTCAAACCGTGTAGAGGATGGTCTGCAGATGATGGAACAGATTCTTCCATACTTCGCGCCGAGCTATAACCTCGTCATCAAGATGATTGATGAGAATGGCGCGCTGGTAACTCAGGACGTTCCGATCTCAATTTCAAACGTGGTAAAGGATGACAACTACCAAGACGGATTTGTAAAGAATCGTCTCATCTCTTGGTCGTTTGACATTGTTGCCAAAGGCTACATCTACCACCGTACAGTGGATAGCAAGCCGATTAAAACTGCGATTGTCAATATGTACAATGATCCTTCGATGACCAACCTGCTCGAAGACATCAATGTTCAGGTTGATCCGCTGGCAGCTAACAAAGAGGACATCTGGACTCCGGTAACTGTCATCACAATCGACCCATCGCAATTAGGATAAACGCTACATATTAAACTATGTCTGGTACAGATGAAGCAATTGTAGAAGCACTTGAAATCTCCGATTCTTTCCTTGTTGAAGTGAAGGACGCAAAGCCTGCTCTCAAGCAGATGCACAAGAGACAGAAGGGTACGCTTCGACCTACAGATCAGGACATCACTGACGATTACAACTACGCACGCGGCACTCTTCACGATTTGATCGAGAAGGGTGGTCAAGTGCTGAATGATGCGATTCTCGTCGCTCAAGAATCAAAGCACCCGCGCGCGCTTGAGGTTGCTGCCAATATCTTGAAGCAGATGTCTGAACTATCACAAGACCTACTTGAATTGTCAAGCAAAGCTGCCAAGATTGATTCTGAAAAGAACTCGGACCCTAATGCGCCGAAAGAGCAGCACAACCACATCCACGTTGGGACTACCGAGGATCTGCGTAAGACAATCAAAGAGCTGAAGAGTAACTAATGACTGTCTACCAGACCTACCTAGGCAATCCTAACCTAAAGCGCGCTGGTCAGAAAATCAACTTCACAAAAGAGCAGGTGCTCGAGTACGAGCGCTGCATGAATGATAAGGTGTATTTCGCAGAGAAGTACATGAAGATCGTCCACGTCGACCACGGACTGATCAACATTCCGCTCTATGAATATCAGAAGAACCTGCTGCAACACTTGGGCGACCATCGCTTCAATATCATCTTGCAGTCTCGTCAGTCTGGTAAAACAACCACGATCACTGTGGATATGCTCCACTATATCCTCTTCAATGATCACAAGACATGCGCAATCCTTGCTAACAAGGGTGCAACCGCGCGCGAAATCTTGTCTCGTATCCAAATGGCCTACGAGAACCTGCCGTACTGGCTGCAACAGGGCGTAATCGAGTGGAACAAAGGATCAATTGAACTTGAGAACGGCTCAAAGATAATCACCGCTGGTACGTCAACAGACTCAATTCGTGGTTTGCCAGTTGCTTATCTATTCGTGGATGAGTGCGCGTTCCTTGACATCTGGGAGGAGTTCTACGCTTCAACCTATCCGACAATTGCGTCAGGTAAGACATCACGAATCGTTCTAGTGTCAACTGCTAACGGCATGAACCACTACTACCGAATGTGGCAGGATGCCATCAATGGCAAGAGTTCATTCCACCCGTTTGAGGTTAACTGGCGCGACGTACCCGGACGAGATGAGGAGTGGCGCACTGAAACAATTGCGAACACCTCGTACGAAGCATTCCTGCAGGAACACGAAAACCACTTCTTGGGTTCAGCTAATACGCTGATCTCATCAGGCTACCTGCGCAAGATGCTTGTCGAAGAACCAGAATACAAGCTGCGCGATGGCAATCTACGCACCTACATTAATCCTATCCTAGGACATTCTTACTGTTTGGTTGTTGACACTTCACGCGGTAAGGGATTAGACAATTCAGCGTTCTCTGTGATAGATGTCACAGAGTACCCGTTTGTGCAAGTTGCAACATTCTACGACAGCCTTATTTCACCATTGATCTACCCTAAGGTCATCAACGAAGTAGGTAAGAAGTACAATGATGCCTACGTACTGGTAGAAACGAATGACATTGGCGAGCAAGTTGTCAATATCCTTAACTATGAATACGAGTACGAAAATCTTGTTTCTATTGGTGGGGACAAGAAATATTCACTTGGAATACGAACAACCAAGTCTGTTAAAGCGCTTGGATGTTCAACACTTCGAGATTTGCTCGAGAACTCGAAACTGATCATCAAAGACAAGAACACAATCCTCGAGCTTGGCGGATTCATTCAGAAGGGAACGTCATACGAGGCGGACGTTGGATTCCACGACGACCTTGTAATGACGCTTGTTCTTTTTGCATGGCTCACCACACGCACGTTCTTTGACGAACTCCGTGCTGGCTTCAACCTTAGCCAGATGATTTTCGCCAACGAATTGCAACAAATTGAAGAGGATCTTTCACCATTCGGCTTCATCGAGGATGGACTAGATTCCGACGAACCTCATTATGAGGTTGATACTGACGGACTGGTCTGGTCGTCTGCTTAAATGAAAGACGGACTTTAATAAATAATACAAATATAGATGTCATACGGCAAATAAATAAGGAGTTAATAACATGGGATTCTCATTGTCTGCTATTGTAGATGTAAATGAACAAGATCTAACCACATCTGTTCCTGCAGTAGCAACTTCTATTGGTGCTATGGCTGGCGCATTCTCATGGGGTCCGGTCGAAGAAGTAACTCTATTGGCTCGAGAAGCTGATATTGTCACCCGTTTCTACGGCCCTACTGATGCAAATTACAAGGATTGGTTCACTATCGCTAACTTCCTGTCTTACTCACGAAACGCTAAACTCGTTCGTGTCGTAGGCGCCGGAGCTCTCAACGCTGCGGATTCAGGCACTGGCGTACTAATCAAGAATTTTGCAGACTACGAAGCCCAGCTACCAACCCTGCAGACCGCGGCGACTGATGCGTTCATCGCCAAGTACCCAGGCGTGGAAGGCAACGATATCGTGGTTCATGTCGCAGACGTCAACAACTTCGTAGGCTGGACTTACGAAGGACAGTTTGACTATGCGCCTACAGGTACAGAATTCTTCGTGGTAGTTCTGAAAGCAGGTACGATTGTTGAAACACACATCGTAGACAAGACTGCTGGCACAAAGAACTTCCAGGGAGACACAAAATACTGCGAAGACTACCTCGCAAGAGCATCGAAGTACGTCTGGTGTATCAATTCTGCTGCACTGGTCACTGACAACGCAGGTTCTCCTGTCGTCTACACCTTGAGCTCTGGCGCTGACGGCGCTGCTCTGGTCGACGCAGATTACCGCACTGGCTTTGACCTGTTCCTGGATGCAGAATCGATCGATGTCAACCTGATTATGCAGGGTGGCTCACCAACTGCAACCGGTGCGTACATCGTGCAGAGCATCGCCGAAGTACGTAAGGACTGCGTGGCGTTCGTTTCGCCTGATCAGGCTGACGTCGTCAACCCAGCAACTACACCTGAAGGGGAGCTTGCTACTCTGCGTGACACTGGCGACTACAACTTCTCTTCAAGCTACGGTGTAATGGACGGCAACTACAAATACCAGTACGACCGCTATAACGACGTCTACCGTTGGGTACCGTTGAACGGCGACATTGCTGGTCTGTGTGCTCGTACCGACAACGTGGCAGACGCATGGTGGTCTCCGGGTGGATTCAACCGTGGTCAGATCAAGAACGTTGTCAAGCTGGCGTTCAACCCGAACAAGGCACAGCGCGACGAGCTTTACAAGAGAGGCATCAACCCAGTTGTTGCGTTCTCAGGTGAAGGAACAGTTCTGTATGGTGACAAGACCATGCAGACCAAGCCAAGCGCATTCGATCGCATCAATGTGCGTCGTTTGTTCATTGTCCTTGAGAAGGCAATTGCAACCGCTGCGAAGTACACACTGTTCGAGTTCAATGACTCGTTCACACGTAACCGCTTCGTTCAGATGGTTGAGCCATTCCTGCGTGAAGTTCAGGGTCGTCGTGGTATCTACGACTTCCGTGTTGTATGTGACGAAACAAACAACACAGGTGAAGTGATTGACAGAAACGAGTTCGTTGGTGATATCTACATCAAGCCTGCTCGTTCAATCAACTACATCTACCTCAACTTCGTGGCTGTCAAGACCGCTGTACAGTTTGAAGAAGTAATCGGATAAGGAGTAAGTAAATGTCAGTTGACAATTTCAAAGCAGAAGTCGCACAATTTGCTCGCCCTACGCTGTTCCGAGTATCTGCTCCTGCTGTACTAGATCGTAAGTTGCAGTTCCTTGCAAAAGGCGCCCAGCTTCCTTCTTCACAGCTTGGAATCATCGAAGTGCCATATCTTGGTCGCAAGATCAAGATCGCTGGTGACCGTGTATTCGTCGAGTGGACACTTACCATTCAGCAGGACGAGACATTCACCATCCGCAAGCAACTCGAGGATTGGTCAAACTCAATCAATGATCACGTTCTGAACGTAGGACCTGCTGCGGCAGAGGATTACAAGTACGACATGATCGTAGAGCAGCTTGGCAATGACGAATCGGTCATTGCTTCATACAAGCTGGTTGGCTGCTTCCCACAAGAAATCGGTTCAGTAGAGTTGGCGTTTGATTCAAACGACACGGTCATGGAATACTCTGTGACTATCGCATACGACTACTGGACTCGAATTCAGTAATCTGGAAACATAGGGGCTGGTTTTCAACTAGCCCCTTCTTTCTTCTATAAATACAAATATGGAATTCTTTGGAAGCATCGAAATCGGAAGCAAGAAGAAGGATGAGAAGCTCTCTCCTTCATTCGTACCTCCGACAGACACAGATGGCGCTGTAGAAGTTGCAATAACCAACACGATTGGTTTCGACTTCGATGCGTCATACAAGAACACGAAAGAGCAGATCGAGCTTTATCGCAAGGCTGCCGCCAATTCGGACGTTGATGACGCTCTAGACGAAATCATCAACGATGCCATCGTGTTTGACGCTGAAGAGACACCTGTTGACATCATGTTCTCAGATGACGCAGACGTTTCAGCCAGCATCAAGAAAAAGATTTCCGAAGAGTTCAAAGAAGTTCTCCGCTTGCTCAATTTCAATGAGATCGGAGACGACCTGTTCCGCAAGTGGTACGTAGACGGACGTATCTTCTACCACGTTATCATCGACAAGAAGGCCCAGAAGGATGGCGTGGCAGAGCTACGTTACATCGATCCGCGCTTCATCAAGAAAGTACGCGATGTCAAAAAGGAAAAGGGCCCAGGCGGAGTCGAAATTGTCAAGAGCGTTGAGGAATACTTCGTTTACAACGATCCCGGCTCAAAGCACTATGTCAAAAAAGAAGCAGTCAAGATTCCGAAAGAGGCCGTCCTGTATGTTCCGTCAGGACTCATGGACTCGGAAGGCAAAGAGGTAATCTCATACCTTGACGCTGCGATCAAGCCACTGAATCAGCTTGTCGCACTCGAAGACTCGCTAGTAATTTACCGAATCTCGCGCGCGCCAGAGCGCCGTGTGTTCTACATCGATACTGGTAACCTGCCAAAGACAAAGGCAGAGCAGTACATGAAGAGCATCATCAACAAGCATAAGAACAAGATGGTCTATGATGCCACAACTGGCACAGTCAAAGACAACCGTCATATCATGTCTATGCTTGAGGATATCTGGCTACCAAGACGTGAAGGCAACCGAGGTACTGAGGTTTCAACACTCCCAGGCGCTACTTCATTGGGCGACATGGATGATGTCCTATACTTCGTCAAGAAGCTGTACAAAGCACTCCGCATCCCAGCATCGCGTATCGACACCGAAGCAGTGTTCAACATGGGTGTATCTGCGGAAATTTCGCGTAACGAGATCAAGTTCTCGAAGTTCATTGACAAGCTGCGCAAGAAGTTCTCGCGCCTGTTCCGTCAGGCACTCAAGACACAACTGCTCCTCAAGAATATCATCACTGAGGACGATTGGCTCGATATCAATGAAGCAATCCAGTTCCGTTTCAATTCAGACTCACACTTCACAGAGCTGAAGGAGAATGAAATTTTGCGTGGACGTCTCGAGTTGCTGGCAACAATTGACCAGTATGTAGGACGTTACTACTCAATCGAGGACGTTCACAAGCAGGTATTGAAGCGTAACGATGATGAGATCAAAGAGGTGAATGATCGCATCGAACAGGAAAAGGCTGACGGAAAGATCAAACCTGGTGAGGGTGAGGGTGACTTTGATATGCAAGATCAACCTGGCGGTGAGCCAGCGCCTACCCCAGTCAAGATCGTAGAGCCTGATAACCAAAACGATCAAGAAAATAAATAATTGGAGCACAATATGAAGGATTTAGATTTCAACTCACCGTCTAACTTCGCCTCAAGCGTGACCGAGTTCCTTGACCAAAAGCGTGAGGAAGCAATCGATGCTGAAAGAGAGCGCTTGACCAACGGTGAACCATCAGGAGAAAACGAAGATGGAACTGACTAAAGAAGTACTCGAAAGCGCTGGTAAGTTTACCGAACTAGCCAGCAAAGAGCTTTGTGAGATGGTAGAGCAAGCTATTGACGAAATGGCTGCTGACATGGCGGACTCAGAGGTAGAAATCAGCTTTGCGAAAGAAGACATGCACAAGGTCATTCAGGTCGCGAACAAAGTTGGTATCGCCTACAAGCTCGATGACGAAGGAACCAGCATTGAAATTCTCGAAGACGATGAAGACAAGCTGGACGCATTCTTTGCGGCACTTGACGATGAAGAGATCTCATACAGCGATGAGTCGGAAGATGAGATGGATGGCGAGATGGAAATGGAAGAGGGCCTAGACGAGTCTGAGCTCTGTGAAGTTTGCAAGACCAAGAAGAAAAAGATGCAAGAGGGTGAAGAACTCGAGCTTTGCGAAGTCTGCAAGGGCAAGCGCAAAAAGAAGATGAATGAGGAAGACCTTGACGAGGTCGCTGCTTCATCACGCAAGCGAGTACACACTGCCGCCGCTGACAAGCTGGCACACCAGAAGGCCTACCGTAAGAACAAGGCCACCATCAAACTTCGCCAGAAGCGCTTCCGTAAGACCTCTCACTACAAGAGATGGCGCAAGCGTGCAAAGATCAAGTCTCGTATTGGTCAGACAGCATACGGTAAGAGACAGGTTAAGAGAATCTAATGAGATTCCTGACCATGCTCAAGGAAGCTGCTCGTGTTGATACGTCAACGTTCGAAGGAGCCCACGGCAAAAAGCCAAAGGGCTCTGGACGTTGGATGTTCACCAAAGAGAAGTGGGGTATTGAAAACTGGTCAAAAGCTGTCGAAGGTGAGGATTACGTTATCATCACCGATACCTATGCAAAGGCTGCAAAACAGGCTGCAAAGTGGGCTAACGGAAAAGGCCTCTACGTGGTCTACGTAGCTTCCTAAGGAGTAAATTGAAATGCTACTGATCACCGAATATCTCGAAGATACTACCAGAGCCTACATTGAAGAAGGCAAGAACGGTAGCAAGGACCTGTATCTGCAGGGTATCTTCATGCAAGCAGAGCAGAGAAACCGCAACGGACGTATTTACCCAAGATCGATTCTTGAAGCACAGGTCAATCGCTATGTGACCGAGTATGTGCGCACGAATCGCGCTCTTGGAGAACTCAATCACCCACAGAGCCCTGTCGTCAATCCTGAGCGCGCCAGCCATCGCATCGTCGAGCTGACATCAGAGGGCAACAACTTTGTGGGTAAGGCACTCGTTCTCAACACACCAATGGGCAACCTGGTTCGTGGTTTGATCGAGGGCGGCACCCAGATGGGTGTTTCATCGCGTGGCCTTGGTACTGTAAGACAAAACAGTCGAGGCGTTAACGAGGTTCAGTCTGACTTCCGCCTTGTCTGTGTTGACGTTGTTTCCGACCCGTCAGCGCCAGATGCCTTTGTAAATGGCATCATGGAAGGCCATGAATGGGTATGGGACAATGGCAAGTTGATTGAGCAAGAAGCTGAGAAGATCTACAAGCTGATCAAGCGCACACCAAAGGCGCGTTTGGAAGAAACACAGCTTGCAGCCTTCCAAGACTTCGTAAACAAGCTGTAAATGGCGATCTAAAGATCAAGATTTATAAATATAAAAAATACTAAGGTATTCTAAAAAGGAGAGAAGATATGCGCTTTATGTGCCCTGAATGTGAAGCTACAATGAATCTTCAGGAAGAGCAGCACGTATGCGAATCTTGCAAGAAGACTCTTTCTCTAGATGAAGCTACCCAGTTGTTCGAGGAAGGCGAACTGATTGGTATTGCCGAAGAGGAAGAAGTCAAGAAGCTTGAAGAAGAGCATGATGAAGGTGAAATCGTTGTGAGCAATCTCGACGAAGACATCGCTGCACTGACTGAAGGTGAAGAGCTTTCAGAAGAGTTCAAGTCAAAAGCCGCAACTATCATCGAGACCGCTGTAAAATCTCGCGTCAAGGCCGAGGTGAAGCGCATCGAGGAAGCCTACGCTGAAAAGCTGGATGAGGCTATCGCCGATGCTCGTACAGAGCTCGAGAAGAAAGTTGATGGCTACCTCGCTCACGTTGTCAACGAGTGGCTCGAGGCTAACAAGCCTACGGTAGAAAATGGTATCAAGGCCAAGATGAACGAAGAGTTCCTTGACGGTCTGGCTACACTGCTGAAAGAGCACTACGTTAAGGTTCCGGATGACCGTTGGGACCTCGTTGAAGAGCTGGCTAACAAGGTTGAAGACCTTTCTACCAAGCTCGACGAAGAGATCGAGAAGAACATCCAAGCAACTGCCACCATTTTTGAGTCTGAAAAGAAGGCGGCATTTGCAGAACTCGCCGAGGGTCTTGCTGACACTCAGGTCGAGAAACTGACAGAGCTTGCCGAAAGCGTTGACGCAGACAATATCGAGGACTACAAGTCTAAGGTATCAACGCTGAAGGAAAGCTACTTCAAGAAGACCAGCGGCGGCAAGCCTGCTGAAGAGCTTGAGGAAGAAGCAGGAAGTAAGGAGAACAAAGGTTCTCCAAGCGGACTCATCGAACAGACCCTGCGTCTGCTGAAATCTGAAAAGTAATTCGCAAGAATTGCAATTCTATAAATAATTGAACAAGTTTATCTGGTTCAAAATTAACTAGGAGAATAAAAAGGTATGACTACTAATCAGCCACTATTGTCTGAAGAAGTAAAGCAGAAGTGGGAACCTGTCATCACTGCTGAAGGCGTTGATGAGATCAAGAACCGCGACGTTCGAAACACAACCATCCGTCTGCTTGAAAACACAGAAAAAGCTGCCCTTGAAGAGGGCGTAAACACCGGCAACATGGTTTCTGGTGGCGGACAGGGCTTTGACCCTATCCTGATCTCAATGGTTCGCCGTACCATGCCATCGCTGATTGCGCATGACATCGTCGGTGTTCAGCCAATGAGCGGCCCAACCGGCCTCATCTTTGCAATGCGTGCTCGCTACACTGGCGACCCACAGACTGGCGCAGAAGCGTTCGGTACTTCGGCACCAGACGTCAACCACTCTGGTAACGGCGCAGGCGCAGCAATGACAACTGCGGCAGGTGAAGCACTTGGCGTTGACATCCAAGGTGACGGTACAACTGATGGCACTACCGCGCGTACTGCCTTCACCGATGTAACCAACATCGCTCAGACCAACCCATGGGCTGAGATGTCATTCAGCATCGATAAGAAGTCAGTCGAAGCTGGCACTCGTGCTCTGAAGGCTAAGTACACCATTGAACTGGCCCAGGACCTGAAGGCAATCCACGGTATGGATGCAGAAGCCGAACTGGCAAACATCCTGTCAACCGAAGTTGTGGGTGAAATCAACCGTGAAATCATCGCAACCATGCGTTCTCAGGCTCGTACTGGCGCGCAGAACACCAACGTAGCTGGTACATTCGACATGACCGGTGGCGCAAACGACGACACTGATGGTCGTTGGGAGATTGAAAAGTACAAGAACCTGTACATGCAGATCGTCCGTGAAGCATCTTTGATTGCTACCACTACCCGCCGTGGTGTTGGTAACTTCATTGTATGTTCGCCAATCGTCATGGCTGCACTCGAGCAGGCTACCAAGCTCGACACCGCTGCAATCAGCGGCACTCTGAACAGTGACTTCGTAGGAGCAACCTTCGCGGGTATCCTGGGTGGTCGATTCAAGGTGTACGTCGATCCGTATGCTGCTGCAGACTTCGTGACTGTGGGTTACAAGGGCGCTAACGTCTACGACGCTGGTATGTTCTACTGCCCATACGTACCTCTGCAGATGATGAAGGCCGTCGGCGAGGAAGACTTCCAGCCACGTATCGGTATGAAGACCCGTTATGCAATCGCATACAACCCATTCGTATCAGGTATTGCTGGTCAGAACGACTACTACCGTGACTTCCTGGTAACTGGCGTTTAATAACCCAGTTTCATAACAACCTGAAGGGCGCCCTCTTGGGCGCCTTTCTTTTTGCCTAGCCATAAATAAAAGTATGAACTTCGCACTCAGAAGCAACTTTGAATTTGTCCTAAGCAGAATCCCTAAGACCAACTTCACGGTTACAGGATGCTCTCTGCCTACTCACTCAATCACGAACGTTCCGTGGCATACGCCATCACATGACATTGCCACTCCAGGCAACAAGATGACCTACGACCCATTGAACGTAGAGTTCCTGATTGACGAGCAGTTCGACAACTACAAAGAGCTCTTTGACTGGATGCAGAAATGCCGAGCATACAAAGGCAACGACTTCCAAGATATCTGGTCCGATGCCACACTGACAATTCTGTCTAACAACAAGCAACCACTGAAGAAGATTCGATTCGAGGGTGTCTTCCCCGTCATCCTAGCAGAAGCGCAGTTTACCACACAGGACGCAGAGCCAACAGAACACATTTGCAACATCACCTTCGCGTACACTCAATTCCAGTTCGTAGAATAACTTGACAGGCTTCTCGGATTCTGGTAGACTACCATTCTATGACTCTAGAAGACCTTAAGAAACAAGTAGCGCGTGACGTAAAGATCGATGAAGCAAATCTCGATCGTACTGCGGTCAATATCCCTATGCTGTATGTCAAGTACCTTGACCTGCTGCACAAGTCACAACTGAAATGCGCGAAACTCAAGGGCGACTACGACCTCATATATCGCCAGAAATTCCTTCACTATCGAAATGATCATAACGTCATCTTCAAGAATCGTGGTGAGATCGAGATTATGATTGACGGAGACGGAGAGCTCCAAGAGTCACGCATGAAACTCGACTACGAAAAGCGCAAAGCTGAATACCTCGAAACTGTACTGAAGATCATCTCAGGTCTTTCATTCAACATACGCGACGCCATCGAATGGCGCAAGTTCCAAGCAGGAGCCTACTAATGGCGCGATTCTCCGACGAAAAGAGATTCTAGGCCGAATTCCACCATTTATTGCGTCATTATGGCGCGATTCTGTCATGAAAAAGTGGTATGTTTTTCTTGGAGAAATCACTCTTAAGAAACGCATAAATTATTGATATGGCTGAAAGAAAAGCAGATATCACCGTACATAGGGTTGACGACGTCTACGTTTGGATTGAGTGCGAGCTACACATTGCATTCTCACTGGACGAGTTCTTCACATTCTTCGTTCCTGGCTACCGCTTCATGCCAAAGTTCAAGAACAAGATGTGGGATGGTAAGATCCACCTGTTCTCAATTCGCAATCGCGAGCTCTACTCTGGATTGACTTCATACGTCAAGCAGTTCGCGGAGCAACACAAATACAGCATCCACATCGATGATGACGTTATGCCACAAACAAACGTCAAGCCTGAGGATGTGGTCAAGTTCCTTGAAACTCTCAACGTCCACTCAAATGGCGAAAAGATTGAGGCACATGACTACCAGCTCTTCGGCATCTGGTGCGCGCTCAAATACAAGCGATGCATCTTGCTGTCTCCTACTTCTTCGGGTAAGTCTCTGATGATCTATGCGCTGGCGCGCTGGCTGCGTCTCACTCGCCCAGGCAAAAAGGTACTTGTCGTCGTGCCAACAACCGGACTGGTTGCGCAGATGGCAGGTGACATGGCGGACTACTCATCTCACGTCCACTGGACAGCAGATGACGAGGTTCACATGATCATGGGTGGCCGCGAAAAGGATTCTGAGTGCGGTATCTACGTTTCAACATGGCAGTCTATTTTCCGTAAGCACAAGGGCTACTTTGAGAAGTTCGGCACCCTGATGATTGACGAGGTTCACTTGGCAACATCTGAATCGCTGCGCGGAATCTGTGAGAAGATGACTGAATGCCCTTATAAGATCGGACTCACTGGTACGCTTGACGATTCAAAGACCTCTCGCCTTGTGATCGAGGGATTGCTCGGCCCTGTCAAGAGAACCATCACAACCAAGGAATTGATGGACAGAAAGAAGGTAGCGCGTTTGAATATCAAGGCGCTGTCTCTCATCTACACGGATGAGGAAAAGCAGTTCATGAAGAAGGCCAAGTATCAAGATGAGGTTAAGTGGCTGATCAAACACCCGCGTCGAACAGACTTCATTGCGAAACTGGCTCTGGCTCAAACTCAGAACGGACTGATCCTGTTCAACAACATCGAGCATGGTAAGGATATCTACAAGCGGATCAAAGATATTGACCCTAACCGCACTGTTCACTTCGTTGACGGTTCAGTACCTGCTGACCAGCGCGAACAAATCCGTCATTGGGTCGAAAAGGAAAAGGACTCGATCATTGTAGCTTCGTTTGGAACGTTCTCTACTGGCGTTTCAATCAAGAACCTGCACTGGGGCATCTTTGCATCACCATCGAAGTCAAAAATCCGCACGCTCCAGTCGATTGGCCGCGGCTTGAGAATCAATTCAGAAAAGGATTCATTCATCCTGTACGATATTGCTGATGATTTGACTTGGAAGAGACATAAGAACTATGCGATGGAGCACTTCTTGGTGCGCGTTGACTACTACAACAGAGAGCAGTTTGAATTCTCTTTGAAGCGAATCAAAATATAGAAATGTGCGCAGAGGGAGAGCGTAGCGAGCGAAGCGAGCTGGTTTGCGGAGCAAACCTGAATGGTTTGCATTGTGGTGAACCATCTAACCTTCGCTTTGCTCAGGTCTCGCTTCTTCGAAGCTCGTGGTGCTTTTTGTAATTGTTGATTGAACATAGACGTGACAGTATCGGCTTACGAATTACCGATTGCCATTCCGTCATCTGGGATCATAGCTGGCGTTCAACTACGATGTGACTTTTTGTTTCCTCAATCCCACGGCCGATCCCTCACCATATCAAAAGACTTAGGCAAGGGCATTTTTTGACGACTAACCAAACTTCGTGCGATACTTATATTGGCTGCCGCTTAACCTCTAGTCCCAACACAAGGACTTCATTAAGCGCTCGCATTCAACCAAGGGGTCAAATGGTTGCGGTCTCATCACGTTTGACTGATCAGAGAGCTCTCAGTTGTTGCCATGATCGGTCCTGAAAGATAACCGTCAAGATCATGGATGTGTTCTTCAAGGTTGTAATGATACATGAATATTTAGCGCGTGTCAAGTCCAAATAACCATAACAATTTCTTATAGGAAGGGCAATTAGGTATAAGGAAAAAATATGACTTGACAGGTGCCCCAATATGTTGTACAATTTGCACCGTGAGGTACTATACAATGATTTAGGAGAATCATGAGCAAGAAGAAAACGCATTACGTTTCGAACAAAGAGTTCCTCTCTGATTTCGTCGAATACAAGCGCCTAGCGAAAGAGGCAGAAGCTGCTGGTAAGCCAAAGCCAAGATTATCTGACGCAATTGGCAAGAAAATCATGCTCATCGCCGAACGACTCTCATACAAGCCTAATTTCATCAACTATTCTTATAGGGATGAGATGGTAGATGACGCGATTGAGAATTGCGTCATGTACGCTGACAACTTTGACCCGGACAAGAGCAACAATCCGTTCGGGTACTTCACGCAGATTTGCTACTTCGCTTTTATCCGCCGTATCCAAAAAGAGAAGAAGTTGTTTTTCACCAAGGTGCGCTACGTGCAGCGCTCGGGTGCAATGCTACAGCAGGCTTCTACCCAGTCCCACGATGATGACTGCGATTTTTCCAACCAATATCTTGACTACATGCGCGACTTCTATGAAGTCGACTTGGATGAAAAGGACGAGGAACAAACACCACGAAAGAAGAGGGCAACCTCTGACACTGTTGATCTGACCGAGGTATGCGATGGCTAAAGTCGTGATCATTGGCGACACCCATTTTGGTGCGAGAAATGATTCTGAGGTATTCCTAGAGTACTTCTTCAAGTTCTTTGAGCGCGTGGTCTTCCCGTACATCAAAGAGCATGGTATCACCCACGTTATCCAGACGGGTGACTTCATAGACAGACGTAAGAGCGTCAATTTCAAGACGCTGCATGAAGTCAACCGCAGATTTATGGATGTTCTGCCTACGCTGGCTGATGGCTTGCAATTCCACGTCATCCCAGGCAATCACGATATCTACTATCGCTACACAAACGAAATCAACTCACTGCAAGAGCTGTTCGCGTGGCGTGACTGCGTCCACGTGCATGACGCGGGGCCTACAACCATCGACATTGATGGCGTCCCGATTGATATGATTCCATGGATCAACAAGTACAACTCGAAAGAGATTGTCAAGTTCATGAAGAACAGCAAGAGCCACTACTGCGTCGGCCACTTTGAAATTGTGGGCTTCGATATGTACGCTGGCATCCCAGGACATGGTGGCCTCAAGTCAAACGTGTTCGGCCATTACGACAGGGTTATCACTGGTCACTACCACACCAAATCTTCTCAGAAGAATATCGATTACGTTGGCACGCCATACGAAATCACCTGGAGCGACTACGATGACCCTCGCGGCTTCCATGTCCTTGACACTGAAACGGGAGACTTGACATTTGTTGAGAATCCGTATAGAATGTTTCACAAAGCATTCTTTTGCTCTGATGTCGACTACGACGAGTTTGACTTCACAGAGCTGAAGGATGCAATCGTCAAGGTCATTGTGCGCGACCGTAAGGATACCAAGAAATACGATTGGTTCCTTGACCAAATCGCGGCAGCAATGCCACACGACTACACAATTGTCGAGTCCGATGTTGTGCTGGTTGATGGCGTAGACGTTGAGGCTTTTGAGGCACTTGACACCTTGACCGTACTGAAGGCAGCAGTTTCAACAATTGCTGAAAACGAGGAATTGAATGAAGATAAGATGCTAGAGCTCGTACAAGAGCTCTACACCGAAGCAGTTGCGCTAGGACGAGACCAGTAAATGATCGTATTCAACAAGGTTAGGTATAAGAATTTCTTATCAGCCGGTAATCGTTTCATTGAAATCCAGTTAGACAAGACCAACACGACACTGATCATTGGAGACAATGGCGCAGGCAAGTCTGCTGGCATCATCGATGCGGTTTATTTTGCTCTGTATGGCAAGCCGTATCGTAAGCTGAAACAGGCGCAGGTTGTGAACAGCATCAACCAGAAGAACTGTCTTGTAGAGCTTGACTTCACCATCGACAAGAAGAAATATAAGGTGCGCCGTGGTATCAAGCCCAACATCTTTGACATCTTCATTGATGGTGTTCTGAAGGAAAACTCTGCAGGGTTGAAGGACTACCAAGACTACCTTGAAAACTCAATCCTGAAGATGAACTCTACCACAATGAAGCAGATCGTCTTCCTGGGTTCAACCACCTTCGTGCCTTTCATGCGCCTATGCACCAATGATCGCCGCAAGGTGATTGAGGAGATCCTAGACATTCAGGTCTTCTCACTGATGAACCAAATCCTCAAGACGCGCGGCGCAACGCTGGCAACCAAATACTCCGAACTGCAAAACCAGATCAAGATGGTGCGCACCAAGATCGAACTCAAGGAACAGCACCGTGACGAATTGGCCGCTGCCAAAGGTGAGCAGGTTGCTGAAAACGAGCGCCAGATCGCCCAGTATCGTGCCGATATTGAAGCCATTGAGAAAGAGAGTGAGATCATTCATGCTGCCATTGATGAAGCTCTTGAGGAAGTGACTGACGAGACAAAGGTCAACAAGACATCATCCGAGCTATCGCTACTTATCTCAACCATCAAAAAGAACCAGAACAAGAATGAGCGTGAGATCGTCTTCTTCAAGGAGAACGATGAGTGCCCTACGTGTAGCCAGCCAATCCACAAAGAGTTCAAGGCAGAATCAATTGATTCATGCCAGAAGAAGGTTGACGAGTGCTCTAAGGCTATCGATATGGCTGAAAGCCGACTGTCTTCACTGTCAGCGCGCTTGGGTCACATCTCAGAAGTACAAAAATACATTTCTGAGAATGAAAGAAAGGTTGCGAGCAACAATACTCGTATTCGGACCATCTCAGAGCACGTAAAAGCCCTGGAGACTGCGAATAAGAAGATTCAGGATGAAAACACCAACGAGAGCGCTTCCGACGTAGACAAAGAGATACAGGGCCTCGGTGATGATTTGTCGAAAATGATCAAGGACAAGGGTGGCTTGGCAGATACTGGTCAGTATTATTCCTTGATCTCATCACTGCTTAAGGACAGCGGCATCAAGAGTCAGATCATCAGGAACTATCTGCCAACAATCAATAGCCTGATCCGTAAGTATCTGGAAATCTTAGAGTTCCCTTGTGAGTTCACATTCGATGAGAGCTTCAACGAGACCTTGAAGTCACGCCACCGCGACCAATTCAGCTATGCAAACTTCTCTGAAGGTCAGAAGATGCGAATTGACTTGGCACTACTCTTCACCTGGCGCGAGCTGGCACGCTTGCGCAACTCTGCTTCCTGCAACCTGCTGGTTCTGGACGAAATTGGTTCGAGCTCGCTTGACGCTGCAGGAACAGAAGCCTTTATGCGCATCATTGAAGAGACAACAGACAATTCGAACATCTTTGTCATCACTCATGACAACACAATCACCGATCAGTTCGCGCGCTGTCTCGAGTACAAACTGGTAGATGACTTTTCGGTGATGATGGAGTCTTGACAAACCGAATGAAATCGTGTAGAGTTACGCCATGAAAATTCAGTTCGGATCCGACCTACATCGAGAGTTTCTACGTAACAGCATCGAAGGAGTTCGTGGCTACCCACGCCTGAGTCCTGAGGCTCAAATGCGTGCAGACAATTTTGGCACTGGCGCGCACTTCTACTTCGACTATGCAGGCGATGACATCGATGTCTTGGTTCTTGCTGGCGACATTGAATACATGCGCCGATTCGAGGACTACGATGTGATCTTCAACGAAGCACTCACACTGGCACGCCATGTTCTGTTCGTTCCTGGAAACCACGATTTCTGGCGCTCTCGCCTGTGCAAAGTTCACGAGCTACAGATGCGCTACGCATCAAATCCCAACATCCACATTCTCTACAATGAGATTGCGGAGATTGATGGTGTCAATTTCTACGGAGGCACCCAGTGGTCACGCCTTGACCCTGCATGGGATTTCCTCTATCAGCGCCAGCTAAACGACTTCAAGAAAATCAAGTTGTTCCGTCCTGATGACATGCGACGTGAGCATAAGAAGTTCTGTAACGGACTGCTGAACAAATCACGCGAGCGCGACATCGACGTTGTGGTCAGTCACTTCCTGCCATGCACGAAATCGATTCATGCAAAGTACAAGCACGACACGTTCATGAACGGCTACTACTGCACGGACATGCTTCCTTATATGTACAACGTCAAGCTCTGGATTCACGGGCACACTCACGAGCAGCTCGACTACACTGTCTACGATACTCGCGTTGTCTGTAACCCTCACGGATACCTTGGTTTTGAGCCAGCGGTTAATCTGTTTGACCGATCACGGGTTGTTGAAATCTAGACTTGACAAAAGGTCCCGTTTAGTGTAGACTTCACTTATTGAGTGAGGTAAAGATGACTACATTATGCCAAGACGGACAGCGACTGAAATTCTTGACTGAAAAGCATGGTGAGGAATACGCAAAAGACTTTGCCCGTCGCACCTATACCATTTACAAGAAGTCTTTGCTTTCAAAGAAGTTCAACCATACGCAGGTAGAGCCATATCGCTCTCGCTTCGTGCGTTCTTGCGTGGTTCACAAACGCTTCTACGAAGGCAAATTGAAGTTCTGAGGAGTTTATCATGAACGAAAGAACCATCGACGCACGTACCGCCAAAGCAGAGGACCTGCTGCGCGAGATCGCCGACGACAACATCAACCCTGCTCGCTACGTTGTTCTGGGTTGCTGGGATGATCAGGATCAGCGCGTGGCTATCAAGATCCCTGCGCATGTCTACCGCAAGCTCTGTGAGTTTGCCATGCCCGGTATCGAGGAGTCTCATAAGCACATCAAGCCTTGAGAAAAAGATGAAATCTTTTTCTTGACAAACGGTGCCGTTTCGTGTAGAATATCACTATTGAGTGAATAGAGGTTATTATGAATCACAACGTAGACACAGTATATCAGCAGAAAGCAGCAACCCTGGCGCGTATGATGGCGCAGGAAAACCTGGTTGTGCGCTTTGCCAACACGGCGACTGCTTCCTTTCATCCTGATACGCGCGTCCTGACGCTACCAAACTTCGTGAAAGAAGCTCCAGAGTGCGTGCGCTTTGGCTTCAACGCTCATGAGATCGGCCACGCCATTTACACCCCGGCTGGCACTAAGCCTACTTCAATCCTCAACATCCTGGAAGACGTGCGCATCGAGAAGCTCGTCAAGCGCAAGTACAAGGGTTCCGCTCTGTACATGATTGAGATGTGCGAGCACCTGTTCAATGACAACTTCTTCGGTGTTGACAAGATCAGCATCAACAACCGTCCTTTCCTTGATCGCCTGAACGTTTACGCAAAGTGCCGTGACGCTGTTCCAGGCCTCGATGTCAAGTTCAGCGATGAAGAGCAGAAGCTTGTTGACAAAGCATTCCTGACTTCATCCTTCGAAGATGTACTGACCCTGGGTAAGGAAGTCAAAGCATTCCTGAAGGCTCAGAAGAAAGCGCAGGAAGAGATTGTACTGCCACCAATGCCTGAAGATGAAGACAGCGTAATCCGCCCTGTCCCAATGGCTGACGAGGACGACGAGGAAGATGCAACTCCTCCTGCTGATGAAGAGACCTCAAAGATCACTACTGAATCCGATGAGGGTGATGCAGAAGAGTCTGAAGATACTGCCACTGACAAGTCTGAAAAGACTGAAGAAGAGAAGGACGAGGATGAGTCTGAGACTGAGGAAGAGACCACTGTACAAACTGACGAGACTCCTGACACCGACGAAGAAGAGCAGGACGAGGATGACGAAGAGTTTGAGTCTGAGACCTACGACCACTTTGAGAAGATGGCAGAGTCACTGGTTGACGGTGAAAACATGGCAGAAGATGCAGTTTGCGGTCACCTTGACGACGCAAACATCATTACCTACAAAGAGTGGGCAGCATACCTTGACGAGAACCTGTCATGGGTTATGTCTGGCGGCGCAAAGGCACAGAACTTCATTGCTTCACTGCGTCCTCAGGTCATGACTATGGTAAAACAGTTCGAAGCCAAGCGCCGCGCTTCTGAGTGGGTTGGCACTAGCTCTCACAAGACTGGCGAGCTTGACGTTTCACGTCTCTCCGAGTACAAGTTCAACGATGACATCTTCATCCGCGAAGATCGTGCTCCGCAGGGCAAGAATCATGGCCTGGTACTGACCATTGACCTGTCCGGCTCAATGCACAAGCAGATCTCCAACGTCATGAAGCAAGCTATCCTGCTGTCAATGTTTGCCAAGCAGGCAGGCATCCCGCTCAAGGTGTATGGCTTCACTTCGTCCTACCGCTTCAACAAGATCATCGAAGACAAGCGTGGCGAGCGCTTCGTTGATTCTTCTGTGAAGAGCGTTGTAGCCGAGTCAGGCACCATCATCCTGGAGCTGGTTGATACCAAGAGCAACAAGGACTTCCATCGCGCACTGGAAACCATGTACGATGTAGATAGATGGTTCCGTTACATCAGCGGCACAACTCCGCTGACCTCAACGGCAATCGTCCTGTCATCTGTTGTTGCAAAGTGGCGCGTCCAGAACGGCATTGAAATCCTGAACAGCGTGTTCCTGACTGATGGCGCTTCCTCAGACATTAACACTATCGGCGGCGCAAGTTCTCGGTCTCCGACTCCACGTCTGCTTGACACTGTGACTCGCAAGGCTTACAAGTTTGGCTACTCAAACCACACCCAGACCGCTTACGACATCTACAAGTCACGGACTGGTTCGCGTATGACTGTGCTCTTCATGGGTTCACCAAAAGAGATCCGTCACGCTCACTGGAGCAAAGATGGTCTGGATGATGCAATTGCAGCATCTTCAAAGAACACCGTTGCTCCTCTGCGTGGCATGTTTGAGGGCGTGGTTGACCTCTACATGGTTATGGCAAACCGTGACAAGCTTTCTGTAGCCGATGGCCTGGAAGTAAAAGAGGGCAAGGACGCAGCGGCATCATTCCGTCGACTGGCGCGTGCGCGTGCTGGAAGCAAGGTATTCATCTCACTATTCATGGAGACTATGGCATGACACAAGATAAGATCATTGAAGAACTGGCATGGGCTATCACCTGCTCATGGATCTACGCCATCAATGTCAACGAGACATTGCGTATCTCTGCAGGTGACCTGAATGTGACCTTGACGAAAGAGCTGATCATCAAGGCAGAAGCACTCGCCGAGAAGAACTGGAACCAGGTTCCTGCGCTTCGCTGAATAGATTTTTCTTGCGTAACTTACTAGAAACAATCAGGAATCTGGTCACTGTGAATAGGTTCCTGACTAGCAATCTTTTGCTTGACAAAAGGCCACGTTTCTGCTAGAATATCACCATTGAGTGAGTGAGCAGGCGCACTGGTCAAAAAGAGCTCAAAGAAAGTTCTTGACAAAGGCGCCGAATTATGCTAGAATTTCACTATTGAGTGATTAGAGGAGTTAATTATGTCTAAACGTCGTGTAACAATGCTGGAGTTCAGCACCCTGGCTCAGGCCATGTTCAAAACCACCATTCTGAGTGACTCTCAGATCAAGGCAGTAGCTGCCGAGAATAACGTTTTCATCCCAGGCGAGATTTGGAAAGAGAAAGTAGGCGAGGGCATGTTCTCTGTTGGCGAAACTGTCAACGTTCCTTCTGCTACCGCTGCCACTTCCGAAGAAGATACGCCAGCGCCAGCCATGCAGTCTGAGATGATTGGTTCAATCAAGGCTGTGCGTAACAGCGATGAAACCTACCTTCAGCAGATTGACCCACACTTCATCAAGTGGGGCAACTTCACCGACATCAACATGATCGTGAAATCCCGCATGTTCTTCCCGACCTTCGTTACTGGCCTCTCCGGTAACGGTAAAACCACTTCAATCGAGCAGGCTTGCGCCAGCTCTGTCCGTGAAGTCATCCGCGTAAACTTCACGCGCGAAACCAATGAGGATGACCTGCTTGGCGGTATGCGACTCATTGAAGGTGACACTGTGTTCCAGTATGGTCCGGTTGCCGAGGCTTACCTCCGTGGCGCTGTGCTGATCCTTGACGAGCTTGATCTGGCTGACTCTAACAAGGTCGTGGTTCTGCAGGCTGTACTTGAGGGCAAGCCGATCTTCATCAAGAAGCTGGGCAAGAAGCTGATGCCAACACCAGGCTTCCAGGTGTTTGCAACTGCCAACACTAAGGGTAAGGGTTCAGACGATGGCCGCTTCATGGGCACCAACAACCTGAACGAAGCCTTCCTCGACCGCTTCTCAATCACCATCGAGCAGCCATACCCGTCCGCTGCAACCGAGCTCAAGATCCTGCGCAACTACGCAATGGACTTCGGCACTGTTGACGATCGCACTGAAGAGGTCCTTCAGAACCTCGTACAGTGGGGCAAGATCACCCGTGACACCTTCCTGGAAGGCGCAATTGACGAGCTGATCTCTACTCGCCGACTGGTTGACACTGTGAAGTCCTACTTCATCTTTGGCAAGGACATCCAGAAGTCAGTCAACTACGCGACCAACCGCTTCAACGATGACGTGAAGGAAAGCTTCGTAGAGCTGTACCAGCAGATCGACGCAGGCCTCCGCAAGGTTGAAATTGACGAGGCCGAAGCGTGAAACTGATCACCACTAAGCCTGATCACCTAGGTAAACGCCACGACTTGCTCGTGGCGTATGCCGTTTGCGACCTTGAGAAAATCCTTGCATACGTCGAGAAGCTGACGCGCGAGGAGCAGAAAATCTACCGTGGCTTTGATTCATACAACCTGCAGCATTACCACGGGCGCAGTCCTATCTCCTGTTTGGAGAAGGGCTCTGCCATTATGCTCGGCATTGAAAAGTGCCACACATGATCGACCTGTTCGTTGACAACGCGCTCGAGCGCTACCTTGACACTGCTCGGACAGTCTTTGGTCAGCATGGAAGCATCTGCTTCTCCTCGAGGTTTGGCTACTCACAATTCGACCCGAGCGTCTACAACATCGAATCCGAGTGTGAAGTTGACGAAGTCCCTATCACCAAGAGCGTCAATATCGACTACTCTACAAGCAACTTGGTTCTCGAAAACGCGCCAGAGATTGATTCAGAGCTTGTCAGCTACCTTGCAGACAAAGGAATCCAGTATTCGTCAATCGTAAATCTCCGCTCTTGCGTGACTGATGGCACATTCCGCGAAACAATGTGGGGAGTGAACGCTGTCGGCAAGATCAACCTGTATCTCAAAACCACCGCTCTTGACCTCGAGCAGATTGAGGCAATGCTTCCGAAACTGGTTGGTTGCTGCGCTTCGATCAACGTCATGACTGACGACAAGGCAGCGGAATTGCTGGATAAATATGCCAAGCAATACCCGAACGTCAAGTTCCAACGAATAACCACTTGACAAGGTAGTCTGTTTCGTATAGACTACGCAATTATATCTGAAAGGAGTACCTATGCATCTAAGTGATAGCACGATTGCAGCATTGAAGAACTTTGCTACAATCAACCAGAGCCTGCTGTTCCGAAAGGGCACTGCGCAGAAGACCATCTCGGTAGCCAAAAACGTTTTCGGCTATATCGAGATTGACGACAAGCTGCCGAAGGACTTTGGCATTTATGACCTCAACGAATTCATCGCCGCAATCTCACTGTTCGACGAACCAGAATTCAACTTTGGCGAGAACTTCGTCACCATCTCTGATGCGTCAGGCAAGACCAACGCAACACTGGTCTACAACTACGCCGACCCATCAATCATCGTCTCACCGCCTGAGAAGCAGATTCAGATGCCTTCTCCCGACGTATCATTCAGCATCACCCAGAAGCAGTTCGATCGTATCATCAAGTCGGCATCCGTGCTTGGCTTGCCAGATGTGGTCATTCGCCGTGAGGGTAACAAGCTGATGCTCGGAGTCACCGACAAGGGCAACGACGACTCCAATGGCTATGCCGAGCATGTAGGAGACTACGATGGCGATGCCAACTTCACCTTCTACATCCGCGCTGAAAACATGAAGGTCCTGCCAGGCGACTATACCGTCGAGGTATCCTCAAAGCTGATCACTCACTGGGTTGGCAAAGAGAACAACGCCGAGTATTTCATTGCCCTCGAGAAGAGCTCTACATACGAAGCCTAAGGAGCAGATCATGAGCCGTGAAGAGTTTTTGTGGGTTGAAAAATATCGCCCACAGACGATTTCAGATTGTATTCTGCCAACGCGAATCAAGGACGTATTCAAGCAATTCGTAGCCGGTGGGCGCCTTCCTCAGAACTTGCTTCTGACGGGTGGCGCTGGCATTGGTAAGACCACAATTGCTCGCGCGCTTTGTTCTGAGATTGGTGCAGACGTGTTGTTCATCAACGCCTCTATTGAGGGTAACATCGACACACTGCGCAACAAGATCAAACAATTCGCGTCATCCATCTCGATGATGGGTAATGAGAAAGTGGTCATCCTTGACGAGGCGGACTACTCAAACGCTCAGAGCTTCCAGCCTGCTTTGCGCGCGTTCATGGAAGAGTTCTCGAGCAATTGCAAGTTCATTCTGACCTGCAACTTCAAGAACAAACTGATTGAGCCAATTCATAGCCGCTGTGCAGTCATCGAATTCGTATTCACACCAGATGAAAAGATGAAGATGCAGGCTGGCTTCTGGGCGCGCTTGCGCCACATCCTTGAAGAAGAGGGCGTGACGTATGACGAAAAGGTACTGGCTGAATTTGTCAAGAAGTTCTACCCAGACTTCCGACGTGCAATAAATGAGTTGCAAAGGTACTCTACTTCTGGTAGTATTGACACAGGCCTTCTGGCTACCATTGGCGACGTTTCAATTGACGAGCTGATGAGATTCCTGAAAGCCAAGAAGTACTCCGATATGCGCAAGTGGGTCGCTCAGAACTCTGACCTTGACCCAGCCACCATTTTCCGCAAGATATATGATGGCGCTTACGAGTACCTCAAACCCTCAAGCATTCCACAGGCTGACCTGATACTGAACGATGCACAGTACAAGGCTGCCTTTGTGGCCGACGCAGAAATCAATACCGTTGCTGCCTGCGTCGAAATTATGATGAATTGTGATTTCGAATAAGGAGAATATGAAGTGAAAAAGCAGAAAGGATTTACCCTCATTGAGTTGATGATCGCGATCGCCATTATCGGCATCCTGTTCTCGATTGGCGCTGGTCAATATGAGAAGTACAAAGAAGAGCAGCGTGTCGAGATGATCAAGAAAGGCAAAGTGCCAGGTATTGAGTACCATGATAATCGCTTGCAGGCTCGGTAATGTCGGGCATTGATCTTTTTGGCAACGACATCGTCGAGCCAGAAGAGGTTGCGCCAGCAAAGCGCAAACGCCTTGACCTATTCAAGGACTTCCTTCCAGACCTGACCCAGCACAAGGTTAACTTGCTGCGTCAGGATCCGGAAGCGGAGAAGGATTTTCAGGCTTTCATTATCAACAGGGCAATGTCTATGCATCTTGATTGCGTCCTGTACGCCAATGAAGTCAACCGTCGCCCAACCATGACAAAGCAGATGGTCTATGACTATTATATCCACTCAATTCGCAAGGGCAAACGGTATGGATGGGCAAAGAAAACCAATGTAGCAGACGTGAAACTGATCATGGACTACTATGGTTACAACGAATCAAAAGCGCTCGAGGCACTGCGAATCCTCAAGCCAGAAGAAATCGAAACGTTAAGACAACGTATGAATAAAGGTGGAAAAACATGAGTGAATGGACTCCAAATGATATGTTGGAAGTAACACTTCCAAAGGATGACTCGTTTCTGCAGGTGAAGGAAACACTGGAGCGAGTCGGTATTGCCAACTTCAAGAAGCACGAGCTCTATCAGTCGTGCCACATTCTGCAGAAGAAGGGCAAGTATTACGTCGTGCATTTCAAGGAGATGTTCGCGCTGGATGGCAAGCCAGCAAACATTTCTGAGGAAGACATCTTCCGTCGCAATCACATCGCCAAGCTGCTCGAAGACTGGGGACTGGTCAACTTGACTCACCCTGTCGAGGTGCTCGAAGGTGAGAATCGCGTCAAGGTGTTTGTGCTGAAACACTGGGAGAAGCCACAATGGAAGCTGATCTCGAAGTACACAATCGGAGCAAATCACTGATGGCAAAGAACGAATTCGGTGGGGTTGAAGGGCCCCTCCACCCAATACTGGGTGTTTACAAGATCCATCCTGAGGCGGTAATGCCAAAGGAAGCAACACAGGGCGCGGCATGCTTTGATATTTCGGCGTGTATCGTTCCCGGCCAGACAATCAACTGCTATGATATGTGCAACCTTAAGGTGCCGTATCACTACATCGAGCCTGCAGATGGCCCTGAGACGATCACAATTGAGCCCGGCGGACGTGTACTCGTACCAACTGGCTTGATCTTTGACATCCCTGAGGGCTACTCTTTGCGCTTGCACGCGCGCAGTAGTCTGGCATGGAAAAAGGGTCTCATGCTGGCAAACAGTGAGGGCATCATCGATCACGACTACTATCACGAGACGTTCGTCATGCTGTACAACTTCTCGAGTACGTATGCCGTCATCGAACACGGCGAGCGTATTGCGCAAGCAGAGCTCGTCCCTGTTAATCGCTGCCACATCACAGAGATCGTTGATGCGCCTACTCAGAAGACCGACCGCGTAGGCGGCTTTGGTTCAACAGGCACCCATTGATCACCAGACTTTTTAGTCAACTAAGAACCCGCGTCGCCATTGCATTTATCGTAATGGTGGCCGGGTTCTATTTAACCCAATACGCCTTCTATGCCTACTACCCTACCGAGATGGATGAATACACTTGGAGATACTACACTGGCGCAATCGCTGCTTCTGCTAGTTTCATGTGGATTTTCTTAGATGTGTGGATCGCGTGGGCAACATCAATCCCAGGAGATAGACGATGAGAATCCTCGACAAAGAAAAGCTACACGATGCAGGACGTGAGTACGAGCGCCTGCGTGGTATCATCACACAGATCAAACACGACATTGAGGAGAAAAAGGAACTGCTGATTTACGTGCAGGACTATTCACACCTCGGATATTCAGGCCCGCCGCTGACTGTCAACGTACCATGGGATCTCTATGGTCACTTGCTTGAAGGCCAACTTCCTGAACTCGAAGAGCGACTGCGTGTGCTAGAGTCACAGCTAGAAGCATTTTTGATTGACAACGAAGTCTAAATAGTGTAACATACGCCAAAGGAGTTATCTATGTTCGCGATCTCAAAAGAATTTCACTTTGACTACGGTCACCGAGTTTATACGCAGGAGCTTCAAGAGCAGCTTGCGCTTACCACTTTCTGCAAGTGTCGCAGACTGCATGGTCACACAGGTAAGGTCACTGTTCATCTGGCAGCTAACGAAGTAGGCGCAGATGGCTTTGTGACTGACTTCAACCATCTTGCATGGCTCAAGAAGTTCCTAGATGACGTTGCTGATCACAAGTTCCTGATCGGCGCAGACGACCCGCTGTTCATCAACATTACAGGCGACTTCCCATCATCTGTTGTCCCAATGGTTGATGCAGACGATGACGCTGACGGCATCTATGAGGGTATCAGCATCCTGGAAGGCGCTGAAGAAGACCCAGACGACGAGTTCGCTACTTCGTTTGTCGTACTTCCATTCTGCCCAACCAGCGAAAATCTGGCTCGCTGGATTTACACTGTATGCCAGCGCAAGCTCGCACCGTACAATGTAAAGGTGGCTGCCGTTGAATTGTCAGAAACACCAAAGACCAAGGCCGTTTACGCGCCAGCACATTAAGAGAACAGGAGTTTATTATCATAGAAGAACGCTATGAGATTAATTCCAAATATAAAGGAAACATCTACACACCAAAAATCGACAACCGCAGTTCTCACAACCGCCTTATTCGTGTTGATCGTGTGACGGGAGTGGGTCGCCCATCTCGTGATGTTCGTATAGAATATACCGTTATTGGCACAGGAGAGACTGGTTCCATTACACGCTCATCTGTTCAGAAATCGTGGGAACTTGTAAAGGGTTCGGAAGATGTTTCACTCCAGAAGTTGTCAAATCCTCGCGCAGGAAAGAGTAAATTTGCAGGACGTGTCTTTGTTTCAAAGCTGAGAGGAAACGTTTTCAAAATTCTAGGAGTTACTGTCTACGATGATGAAAGTGGCAATCCTCGTCGTGTGCTGTCTGCTATCTATTCAGATTCTTACAGCAAAGATATTTCAGACCACGTGTTCGGATTTAAGGTTCATCATCTGAATGAATCTTCGGCTCGTGGCGCAAATGAGTTCGGCACCGCTGGCGCAGATGAATCTCTCGACAATAGAAAATTTCAAGAAACCACCTTCATTGATGCACATTTCTACAAGAAGGTTGTTTCATCGGCAGAAGAGCGTAATATTCCAATGGAACTTTCTATTGAGGGAATCAATAGAAAGATGCATTATTATGTTATGAAGGACGGATTCCTTATGTGCCAGCATTGTGGAATGGAACTTTCTCGTAAGGTTAAGTCAAATATCGGACAGCATAATGTTATGTCTATTGACCGCATTTTTTCTAAGCCTTCACAGAACTCCGATTTTGGATACACTTTCACAAACATCCAGCCTTTGTGCGCAATGTGCAACAGAATGAAAGGTGACTCTTTGGACAGTGAAGTTCTGGAACACCACAAGAAGGTTGCACTATTTCTTGAAAGGCAAGGAGAACAAATGCGCAAGATTAAAATTACAGAAGCATTCTATTCAGTACAGGGCGAAGGACGTCGGGTTGGAGTTCCCTCAGTCTTTGTCCGGGTGTTTGGTTGTAATCTGAACTGTCCGGGCTTTGGTCAGCCGCGTGGCAATATGATTCCAATTGAGGAAATGCCCCATAACACATTCGACGTATCTCAGGTTGAGAGCATTGAGGACTTGCCAGTTTTCAACTTCGGTTGTGACAGTTCCGCAGCATGGAGCAAGCGTTACCGCCATCTCTCAGAGGATTTCACTGTCGACGAACTTAACAACCGGATTCAGAGTTACTTCACCGACGCGGATATGTGGAATACACCAGACCTCGTTATCACTGGTGGCGAACCATTGCTCAAGAAGTATCAGAAGTTCTGGGTCGAGTTCTTTGCAGGAACCAACTTCCAGATGGACCTGACGTTCGAAACAAATGGTACGCAGACTCTCTTGCCAGAATTCGTTCAGGCGTTGCGAGATTATACTACCAACGGACGAGGCAAGGTAACGTTCTCGGTCTCGCCAAAATTGAGCATCTCTGGCGAACCATTCCAGAAAGCAATTGTGGCAGAAGCTGTTGACCAGTACGTTGTTGAATTGTACGACTGGAGCCCTGAGGACTTTGATGTTTACCTCAAGTTCGTTATCCGTGACGAGCAGGACATTGAGGAAGTTGAAAAGGTAGAAGCCACCTACACCAATTTCATCGGAGACATCTACCTGATGCCGGAAGGTGCAACCATTGAAGGACTCAAACTAACCGAGCGTGGGGTTGCAGAACTGGCTATGCGCCACGGCTACTTCTTCAGTCCGCGTCTTCACTGTCATCTGTTCGGAAATTCGTGGTCTACTTAGTCCTACCAAACCCAACTTGGTAGGATGTTTTTCCGATCCAAGATGAGTGTATTTCATGGGATAGATATTTTGACTTTGAAATCCTCATCTTGGTTATTGGTACATCGTTGTTGCACCATTATTTCTGGTACAGCCGAGGGCGCAGACAAACTTGGTGAAAAGTGGGCAGAGGTTTACGGTCACGAGTGCGTGCGCATGCCAGCAAAGTGGGACCTACATGGCAAGCGCGCAGGGTTCTTGCGCAACCAGAAAATGTCAAAGAACTCTGAGGCGGCGGCAGTGTTTTGGGATGGTAAGTCACGAGGCACGAAGAGCATGATTCACATCTCAATGCAGTTTTGTAGACCGCTCTGGGTGTGGAATCAGAAGATTCAAAGGTTGTGGTATTATGAAGGCCAAGGCCCTTCAACCGACTTGACAAGTCATCTAAATTTTGATAGCATACGGATTTAAGGAGAACAGATGGAAGACAATGCTTATGCACAGCAAAGATTGCGTGAACGAATCAAGGTTTGCGAGCTCGACAAAGAGCCTATGTCATGCAATGACAATATCCCTGAACTTGCGGATATTCATCGCCAAGCGATTAGAACAAACGTTGAACTCGCTTTCCAGGGAGTTCTTGATGCCCTCTGCATCGATACAGAACACGACCATAACACTCGAGACACTGCTAAACGCATTGCCAAAATGTACGTCGACGAGATCTTCCGTGGTCGCTTCTACCCTATGCCCGACGTTACCGCGTTTCCAAATGCCAAAAAGTACGACCAGATCTACACTGTGGGGCCTATCACTGTACGCTCTACCTGTGCGCACCACTTCCAGAATATCACTGGTAAATGTTGGATTGGCGTAAAGCCAGGTGAGAAGGTCATTGGTCTGAGCAAGTTCAACCGACTGGTTGATTGGGTCGCTTCGCGTCCTACCATCCAGGAAGAGATGACAGAGCAGATTGCTGACATCATCGAAGAGCTGACAGAAGCTAAGGGCATCGCCGTGGTAGTGCGCGCAGAGCATCACTGTATGACTCACCGAGGCGTGAAAGAGCACGAGTCCGACATGGTGACTTCGGTCATGCGTGGTGAGTTCCGCGATGAGCCAAGCCTGAAAGCAGAGTTCCTGTCCCTCATTGATATGAAGGGCTAAGATGAAGCAGGCTGTATTCATCGTATCATACCTGGGAGCTGATCGTAGCTCTAAGCTCTATTCTAAGCGCTTGGAGTACCACAGACGACAGTTGGAGTGGCTCTGCTCGAAAGAATCAATTGACAGGGTTTTCGTGTACTCTCAGGGCTATAACGAAGATGAAATCTCCCTCTATGAATCTGAGAAGATTTGCTTCATTCATTCTGACGTACCACAACACCCAGGTAAGGGTCGAAACACTCTGCTACGCCACTTCTATGACTCGGATTACGATGTGGCTCACTTCATCGACAATGACTCGATCCTCTACGAGCACATTTTTGGTAGCTCATTCTTTACAAATCTCGAAAATGTATGGGATGAGTTACAGAAATCGTCTGTAGCTGGCTTCCGTCCGATCATCCCGCGCCACGAGCCCTTCACTGGTGACTACAAAGCGGAGAAGGACTTGCGTGACAATAACTTCGTATTCCGCCGCAACATGCACCTGAAAGGATCATTCTTCACAATCCGCAATTTCAAGAAGTATGATGGCGTGACTATCTTCTTCGATGAAGCCATGTTCCAGATGGAGGACGATGAGTTCGCCATGCAGATGCTGAAACACGGCCTGCACTTCTACAAGTGTGAAAACATTGTCCTCAATGAGATGGCGAATGGTGACTACTCCGTTCTGTTCTCTGATCAAGACCGTATGCAGGATGTCCAGGAATGGAAGAACTACATCGCGGAGAAGTACAAGGATGATCTGGTTGTACTTAACTCGAAAGGAAATGTACAACGTGGCAAGTTTATCTTCCGATACTGGCGCGCACCAAACGAGGTTGTCGTGCCACTTGAGGGCGCATTTTCCCTTGACAATTTCTTCTGAAGGTGGTATAATTCGCGTATGAGTATTCCAGATAGAATCAAAAACGAAGACCTGATTGTACGCAAGTCAATTTTCGTCAAATTTCAGTTCGAAGGTGAGCATTACTGGGCAGATGCACCAGATGAGGTAGCGTTCTTGCGCAACCCTCACAGGCACATGTTCCACGTGAAAGTGGAGCTCCAAGTGTTCCATGATGACAGGGACATCGAGTTCATCTTGTTCAAGCGCGAACTGCTTTCGCTTTTCAAAGACCAAAACCAATGCAACGGCAAATCATGCGAAATGATCTGCGACGACATCGCTGACTACATCCTCGAGCACTACCCTAAGCGCGGAGGCTTCTCTGTTGAAGTTTCAGAGGACGGCGAGAATGGCGCAATCGGGCTGTACATGCCGTGGATGGACTAACATGACAGAACGCAATTCACTCTACATCCTACCAATTGAGCCAATCGAGAACCGCTACCCAGGTCACTGGCATCAATTCATGCAGAAGCAGTTCATCGATTTCATTGATGAAAACGATCTGCCATTCGAAGTCTACAACATCAACGGCGAGTACAAGAAGAGCAACTCTGGAACCAGCGCGTTCCTCAACTTCATCGACACCAACGTCTGGAAGTCAGAGCAGATGAAGCAGGTTGCTCTTTGGTTTGCTGCGGGTGGAGTGCGTGACGGTGACGTCTTCCTGATCACTGACGCATGGAATCCTGCTGTTCACCAACTGCGCTACATGGCCGACCTGACAGGTGTGGATATCTGCATTGTAGGCGTGTGGCACGCTGGCAGCTATGACCGTTGGGACATCCTGGGTCAGACCTTCCCGAACAAGAAGTGGTCATACAAGGTAGAGGCTTCAATGTACGAGGCCTATGACACCAACATCTTTGCAACCGAATTCCACAGAAATATGTTTGAGGATGTCATGCGTAAGGCTGGCGAGAGCATTACGCCGTGGAAGAGCGTTGTATGTGGCTTCCCAATGGAGTACATGCAGAATGGCTCACTCAAGGAGTTTGCAATTCAGGCGCGCAAAGAAAACATGGTGATCTTCCCTCACCGCAAGTCACCTGAAAAGCAGCACGATATTGCCGAAGACCTTTCAGAAGCACTGGCTGAAAAAGGCATTGAGATGTATATCTGCCAAGGAAAAGGCTTGACAACTACCGAGTATCATGCTAAACTTGCACAGGCCAAAGTTGTTTTCTCTGCTTCATGGCAAGAGACTCTTGGCATTGCACAGTTCGAAGGCATGTTGCATGGTGCAATTCCGTTGCAGCCGAATCGCCTGTCATATACCGAAATGTATGACCCAACTTTCAACTATCCGTCCCTGTGGACTGAGAACTTTGAGTTGTACAAGTTCTACAAGAACGATCTGGTTGACCACATTGAGAATATGGTTCTCGGTTATGATCACTACACTGACCTGCTAGAGGGCAATGCTCAGGAGATCTTTGAGAAGTTCTTCACTGGCACGAAATTCTACGCAACTGTCCTCACTAGGAGATAAGTTTGAGAACTACCCGATATTTTGCTTCACTTAGCTGCGCAACTACCAGCTACCTGAAGAAGTCAGATCAGGATATTATCAGCACGTCTGATTGCATCCACAAATCATTGCGTTTCTTCAACAAGGACGCTGATAACTACTTCTACCATCCCGATGTTCTGTTCTCTGCTGCGCATCATGCCAAGAAGTATCCCAACATCCGTGAGGATTTGAGCATCGATGAACATGCTTGCATCTTTGTGGACTCAGGCGGGTATCAGCTTTCAACTGGCGCGCTGTCTGAAAAGAACTGGAACAACAAGATCGCCCTTGATTGGTCAGAGCGCAATGGCAACATCTTCCCGATCCTCGATCGCCCTGTTACCAATGCAGGTAGTGAGGGTGAAATTCAGCGCTGCCTTGACCTGTCACATGAGGCTGCTCGCTACTATCACGAAAACAGATCGAAATCGGACTGTTCTATCCTAAATGTGCTATCAGCAAAGAACGTGCCAGAAATGGAACGTTGGTACAAGGCTGTATCGGACTTCGAGTTTGATGGCTGGGCACACGGTGGTACAAACCGCAACTTCAAGGCCACACTGAAAGGCATTTTCTTCCTGCTCAAGAAGGGTGAATACGACAAGCCAAACGTCAAGTATCACCACATCTTCGGCGTGTCACGTATGGACGCGATGATCTACTTCGCTGCCATTCAGAAGAACCTCAATCGCCTGGGTGTTGACGTTCAGATCATCTTTGACTCGTCATACTTCCAGCGCAACTTGGCCTTTGGTGGATACTTCATCTTCCCAGGCTACACTGGCATCCAGCAGATTTACTACTCAAACCGTCATGACTACAAGAATGTTCCTGACGATCTAGGTATGCCATGCGACTGTCCTGTATGCCGTGACGTTGGCAGCGTGAAGGCTTGGCTGAAGAGTCCGCGTGACTTCTACATGCTTGGCCTTGAGCATAACCTGTATCTCATGATGCGCTACAAGAACACCATCGACAGCCTGATCAACATGGACATGCCTGAGGTGTTTGATGCTTCATTCCCTGCAGAGGTGAAGAAGAACGTGCGCACCATTTACAAGGCATTCCAGAACCTTGAGGGAGCGTATGAGATCATCGACCGTGAGTTTACAACCAAGGACACAGAGTCAGAAATGTCCTCCCTAGAAAACTTCTTTGGTGGTGACGACAATGGTTAGAGGTTACGCATTGGTCATCGGTCTCGGTATCGGTCAGATGTACGCCTACATCCTGTCAGATATGGGATACCATGTTGACACGGTTGACCCAAACAAGGAAGAGGCAACCTACAAGTATGTGAGCGATGTCAAGTGGGACTACTACGACATCGTCGTAATTGCCACACCAAACTACCTGCATGAGCCTGTGGCCTATGACGTTGCCAATATGTGTCTGACTGACCTCATCGTGGTTGACAAGCCAGGTTTCCGCGATCACTATTCGTGGAAGAACTTCAAGCGCCACTATCCGAACATCCGTTTGCAGATGGTCAAGAACAATCTGTTCCGTGACAGCTTGGCACTATGGCAGAACATCTCTGCAGATAGCATTGTGCTTTCGTGGCAGAATGAGAATCGCATCCCACATCCTGGGTCATGGTTCACTGACAAAGACCTAGCTTTCGGCGGGGTCTCTCGTGATCTGATGCCTCACTTGCTGCACATCTACTATGCGATCAAGGGTTTCAGTACGTTTGATTCGTCAATCAAAGAGCAGCACCACCTTCTCGAGAACATCAAATACACCGACTATGGTGAGATCAACCGCAAGGGCAGATACAATGTGGACGACTACTGCTGCCTTTTGAGCGGTGACGACATGTTGATTGCAGACTGGGAAACTGGTAACCCTGATGACATTAGCATCTCATTCTTCAAGCGGCGCGCGCAGACATTGCGCCTCGAGGATGACATTGCAGAGCTGGAGCTGCCGGTTTGCATCCACCGCGAGAAACTTGGCTTGTGTCCTGAGAAGGCATACGAGCGCATGTTCGAAACATTCCTCAACATGAGTGAAGGACAGCATGAGGTCTTCTCAGAGATCGATGACTGGGTATATGAAACAATGGAGGGCATCAAAGATGCGGGCTGTTAGACGATTCTACCTTGATGGCAAGGAAAACGTTGTTGAGGGGATCTTCAACAAGCCTGCACCGGGTCCGAATGAGATTGAAGTCAAAACTCTGTTTGCTGGCATCTGCAACTCTGACGTTGATCTATTCACTGGCAAGATGACACTACCTATTCACATGCACGGCCATGAGGGTCTTGGCGTGGTCACTCGAGTCGGTGAGGATGTAGAAACTGTGGATGTTGGTGACTATGTTGCCACGAACGCAGACAACTGCTTCGCTGACTACTACAACGCGCCCGTCGGCACGTTCATTCCTGTTGACAAGCCTTTCCCTCGCTTCATTCTGGAGCCAGTGGGTTGCGCAATGAACATCCTGGAATATGCAGATGTGACTTCACGCTCGCTTGAAAAATCTGTTGATCGTGTCATGATTCTGGGCACTGGCTTCCTCGCAAAGATTTGCGCGCAATGCTTGGCCGACTCAAATATTGAGACGGTTGTCATTGGCAAAGCAAACCCAGAGTTCTTCGCTGACTTGGGCATCAATCAGTTTGATTCTGTTAAGGATGCGGTGTTTGCATCAAATCGATCTCATGATCCATTTGCATCAAATCGATCTCATGAGCCGTTTGATGTCGTCATCGACCTGAAGGGCAATCCTGCCTACCTTGGCTCACTGTTTGACTACAACCTCCTGACAGATGGAGCAATCATGGTCATGGCTGCACAGCAGTCTGAGCCGTTCCAGAGCAACTTTGGTTACCCGCTGTGGAAATCAATGGTCTGGCTGTTCCCGTCACCTCGTGGTCACTTCAAATTCGAAGACGCAATGAAGAGGGCTGAAGAGTTTGCGTTCGAGTATCCTGGAATGCTCGATTCAACATGGTCACGTCGCTATGACCGCGAGGATATCAAAGATGTCCGTCGTGGCTTCAAAGATAGCCTCAATGGCGAGAAAGGAAGAGGGTACATCGTATGGAACAATCCCGTCTAGAAAGTTTCATTGAAGCCGCACTGAATACTCTAAGCGGCTTCTTGCTTTCATATATTGGATGGATGCTTGTCATTGTTCCGATCTATCATCTCCCATTCAATTATAGCACCGCGTTTGGAATCACTTGTTTCTTCACTGTGCTATCTATTTCACGAAGCTATTTCTGGCGCCGCTTCTTCAACGCTGGCGCTCACAAACTTGCCCAGGCATGGGCAATGAAAATTATCAAAGGAGCAACAAAGTATGATCAGATACTCCGCTGGATTCATGTTCTCAGAGGACGGCTCAAGGGTCGCCCTGATCAGGAAAATTAAACCAGATTGGCAGGCAGGTAAACTCAATGCCATCGGCGGCAAGATCGAAGGAGACGAGCCACCACATGAGGCTATGAGTCGTGAGTTCTTCGAAGAGGCTGGCGTACTGCACTTCGACTGGGAGCACATGGTTTGCTTGTACAACGAGCATTTTGAGTGCCACTTCTTCCGAGCATTCTCAGACATCGTGTTTGACGTAGAGACAATGGAAGAGGAGGTTGTTGCAGTGTACAACGTTGCAGACATCGAATTCGAGCGCACCATGCCAAACCTTGATTGGCTGATTCCACTCTGCCTCGACAGATCAATTGCGGGTAACATCCGAGTCAAAGATATATCCTAAGGAGAAACGATGAAACTGATCGGTATTGCGGGCAAGGCTCGCTCAGGAAAAGACTCAATCGCATCCCATCTGGTAGGACACTACAACGGTCACCGTTATGCGCTGGCTGACCCACTGAAAGAAGCGATTGCAATTGCAACGGGTATCCCACTCGATGACTTCTACAATGAGGATACCAAGGAAGTTGATAACCCGTTCTGGGGACTGTCGCCGCGCCACTTTGCACAGCACTTCGGCACCGAGTGTATGAGACAGCAGTTCCGAGAGGACTTTTGGCTGAAACGTGCAGAGCTTGAATACATGAAGGTTCTGGCTGAAAAGGGCCTGAATCACAACGGCATCCACACTCGCTTGCGTGGCGCTGATCACAGCATCTTTGTGATTCCAGATATCCGCTTTGAGAATGAAGTGGAATGGATTCGTGCAATGGGTGGCGAAATGTGGCATGTCATCAGACCAGAGCTTGGCAATGGAGTCATCCGCGACCATGTATCTGAGAAGGGCGTTGAAGCTGCAAACGAGGATGTCGTATTCTTCAACACTGGCACACTCGAAGACCTACACGAACTGGTTGATTCGCGCATGAAGGATCTCGGCTTTGAAAAGCAGAACGTTGCCAAGACGGTGATTCGCTCATACCCACTACGTCAGGAATCTGCTTGACAACGGCACCTTTTCGTGTTAGACTTTCATCCGTAAGAGGAGATACCCATGAGTTTTGAAAGAACATTAGTTTGTGAGATGCAGTACGGTAGCCACCTGTATGGTTTGGCAACTCCTGAGTCCGACCTGGACTTCATGGGCGTCTACATGCCATCTCTCACAGAAGTGCTAACTGGTCAGGTGGTTGATTGCGTCAACCTGTCAACTGGCGACAGTAAGAGCAAGAACACAGCAGATGACGTAGACCGCGTATTCTACTCACTGCCAAAATTCGTGCATGAAGTCATCAAGGGCAACACCACCGTCCTGGATATGCTGCACGCACCAGAGAGCGCCTTGCTTTCATCTTCTCCTGTTTGGGAGAAGCTGCAGGCCGCGCGCGCACGAGCATACACCAAGAGTATGCAGTCCTTTGTGGGCTACGTCCGCACGCAGGCCAACAAGTATGGTGAAAAAGGTCGCCGTCTGGCAACTGTCAAGATGTGCCTGAAGGTTTGTGAACACATCCGTGACAAAGAAGACCGGCTGGCTGATTACTGGGAATTCCTGCCAGTTACAGAACACACCGAGTTTGAGACCACCGAGCACGAGCAGCTTGGCACTCAATACTTCTACGTGGTCTGTGGCCGCAAGTTCCAGAACACAATCAGCTTCCAGGAGTTTGAAGATCGTCTGAACAAGATCCTCAAGTCCTATGGCAAGCGTGCCGAAGCTGCCGAGAGCAGCGTGGGCGTTGACTGGAAAGCGGTCTCTCATGCGTTGCGCGCTGGCTATCAGGCACGCGCAATCTTCAAGGAGGGTGGTTTCACTTACCCACTCGCCGAGACCGAGTTCCTGAAAAAGGTCAAGTCTGGTTCGCTTAACTTCAAGGAAGAGGTTGAGGGTGAACTCGATCGTCTGGTTGATGAAGTTGAGAAGCTTTCTGCTGTATCAGCTTACCCTGATCAGGTTGACCGTCAGTTCTGGCTTGGTCTGCTTGAGGAAATCTACACTGACGTTTACGGCCTGAAGGCTTGCAATCCCGAAGGCTTTGTGGTAGAATTGGACGAGGACGAAACTACCGAATGAGATTTTACACAAACGTTTATTGTAGAGGCAACACTCTGCTAGTGCGCGAGATCCGTGATGGGTCTCGCGCTAATTTCCGCGCCAAGGAATTTGCTCCTACACTTCTGGTTCCCACTTCCAACACCCACACAGAGTTCCATGACGAACGTGGTAACAATCTCGAAAAGCTCGAGATCGACTCCGTTGCTGATGCCAAGGAGTTCATTGACCAGTACAAAGATGTATCTGGTTTCCAAATCTACGGAAGTTCAAACTGGACATCCCAATATATCACAGACAAGTATCCTGGCGAATTCGCGTATGACGTAACCAAGATTCGCCTGTTCAATTTCGACATCGAAGTTGCATCCGATGAGGGATTCCCTTATCCAGAAGATGCCAAGTATCCTGTAATCTCAATTGCTCTGCATGACAGCATGACAGACCGCTACTACGTCTGGGCAGTTGGTGAGTATGACAACCAGCGCGAGGACGTGAACTATCACGGCTTCCAGACAGAAGCAGGTATGCTGCGCGCGTTCCTTGACTTTTGGAACAAGGAGTGCCCTGACGTTATCACTGGCTGGAACATTGCGATGTTCGATATCCCATATCTGGTCAACAGAATTGAGATCGTTTTGGGCGCGGCAGAAGTCAAGCGCTTGTCTCCGTGGGGCATGGTCAACAACAAGAACATCCGTGACAACTACGGACGCGACCACCAGTCCTACGAATTTGTAGGCATCTCAACGCTTGACTATCTTGACCTGTACAAGAAGTACACCTATTCGGCACAGGAGTCCTACTCACTGGATCACATCGCCTACGTGGAGTTGAAGGAAAGAAAGCTCGACTACTCAGAAGCTGGCACGCTGCACAGTCTCTACAAGACGGACTTCCAGAAGTTCATTGATTACAACATCAAGGACGTGGAGCTGGTCAAGCGCATTGATGAAAAGATGCTCCTGCTGTATCTGGTCTACACCATCGCCTTCATGACGCACCAGAACTTTACAGATACGTTCTCTCCTGTGCGTACATGGGAAGCGCTCATCTACAACTGGTTCTATGATCAGAGCATCTTTACCAAGGTCAAGAATGTATCTGGCAACAAAAAGGTGCAGATCGCTGGCGCGTATGTGAAGGAAATTGATCCAAGCGTACACGATTGGATTATCTCCTGTGACTTGAACTCGCTGTATCCTCACCTGATCATGCAGTACAATCTGGGTCCCGACACACTGGATGAGGAACTGACCTGTTCGGTTGAGTCCTATATTGAACAGTACCTGAGCCACCCCGACAAGGCCTCTAAGGATGCGCAGAATGCGCGCAGACTGACTCCTTATGTTGAGGGCACCGCTGATACGTCAGAGCTGGTCGAGATGGAACGCTGCATGGCAGCAAACGAGACCTACTACCGTAAGGATCACCAGAGCATGTTCTCATGCCTCATGGAGATGCTGTACGCTGACAGAAAGAAGACCAAGAAGCTGATGCTGGCAAAGCAGCAGGAGAAGGAAAACACCAAGGATCCTGCAAAGCGCGCAGAGTTGACCAAGGAGATTGCGGCACTGAATAACAAGCAGCTTGCCTACAAGATTCTGATGAACTCTGGCTATGGCGCTATTGCGAACGCCTACTTCCAGTTCTTCGATCCGCGCGTTGCGGAAGCCGTGACGCTTTCAGGTCAGCTTTCAATCAAATGGATTCAGGCACGCATCAACAAGTATCTCAACAAGATCATTGGTACGGGCAACGTGGACTACGTGATTTACTGCGATACCGACTCGGTGTACGTGAATCTCAACGACATTGTGCAGGTTGCGTTTGGTGAACGCGCGAAGGATCCTGCTAACCACACCAAGATTGTGGACTTCCTCGATCAGGTGGTTAAGGAGAAGATTCAACCAGTTATCACCAAGGGCTATGAGGAACTGGCAGAGTACATGCACTCTTACAGGAACGCAATGGTCATGGAGCGAGAAGTAATCGCATCCCGTGGTTTCTGGACTGCCAAGAAGCGCTATGCGCTGATGGTCTACGACTCAGAAGGCGTGCGCTATGCAGAGCCAAAGCCAAAGATCATGGGACTTGAGGTTGTGAAGTCATCAACGCCAGAGTTCTGCCGTAACAAGCTGAAGGATGCGATCAAACTTGTTCTGACTGGCGACAACAACCATGTCCTTGACTTCATTGAGAAGACTCGTGGTGAGTTCACAAGGCTCGATCCTGCAGACGTGGCATTCCCTCGCTCTGTGGCTGGTTTGCGCAAGTACGGCGTCAACGATGATTCCCGTTACAGAACAGGAACACCAAGACACGTGAAGGGTGCTCTCAACTACAATTACCTGCTGAAGAAGTCAGGCAACAAAGTAGACGCACCAATTCAGGAAGGCGAGAAGATCAAGTTCCTAACGCTGAAACAGCCTAACCCGCTGCATGACAATATCATCGCATTCCCGTCTCACACGACACTCCCACCAGAGTTCGAACTGGCGAAATACGTGGACTACGATGAACAGTTTGACAAGGCATTTTTCCAGCCTTTGCGCGCCATCCTGGACGCTGTAGGTTGGAAGAGTGAGAACACCGTATCACTGGAGGATTTCTTTGGCTAATCGTGGTGAAGTGCTGACTCGCATGGTCAACCATAACGGAAACGTTCTACAGTTTCTGGAGCAGGTTCGTGCGTGCAAGAAGATCTTTAGGTTGTCAACGATCACGACCTATATCACTTCGGAGCAGCACCTACTCCACCAAAACCCAGAGTACCTCGAGTCAGTTGACAACGAACTGATCTGGAATCTGGCACAGGCAGCAAAGGAGAAAGGCAAGGTGTCTACCTCCGAGCTGCCTTGCAAGATGCAGACAAGTCCGTTTGGTAAACGTATAGAGCGCCGCGCTCATGCAGTCATTATTAGCAATGATGATGCCAAGCAGATTTTCTCATTCCTTGAAGAGCTGGAAAAAGTTGCTCTTGAGCAGGTTGAGAGCATGGAAGCAAAATAAAGTCTTGACAATATGCTAGAGTTGCACTAAATAAAGTTTACATACCATCAAAGTTAGGGAGTCTAATACGATGTCACGCAAATACAAGTTGGCCGTCTACATCGGCCGTTTCCAACCATTTCACAACGGGCACAAAAAGGTAATCGAGGACGGTCTCGAGATAGCCGATCGTGTGCTGGTCATGCTGGGGTCATACAACACCCCGCGCACTGCAAAGAACCCATACACAAAACTCGAGCGCTCGAAAATGATTGAGCCGATCTTCAATCCTATCAATCCGCCTCCTGGGTACATGAACCGCGTCATTACCACGGGCATTTTCGACTATACCTATGACGAAAACAAGTGGATTGAGCAAATCCAACACAAGGTCGCGCTCACTGGCTACAAGGGAAGTGAAGTTGTCCTGCTGGGCTTCAACCGAGATGAGAGCAGCTACTACCTGAGCCATTTCCCGAATTGGCACACCTACTTCTCATGCGAGCACCACCACTACAACGCGCCGATCAATGGCACAGAAATCCGTGATGCGTTCTTTGATCATCCTGGCAAGTTCTTCAGAAGCCACTACATCGACATGCTTCCTGAGACGACTCTGAACGTCATGAAGGAGTTTGCAAGCTCTCCGGTGTTCAACACCATTCAGGAAGAGTGGTGCTTCATTCAAGACTACAAGAAGTCATGGGAGTCTGCTCCGTATCCCCCAACCTTCGTGACAACCGACGCCGTGGTCATTCAGTCAGGACATATCCTGCTTGGCAAGCGCAAGTTCTCACCAGGTAAAGGACTCTGGGCACTGCCAGGTGGCTTCATTGAGAAGAACGAGCGCATCATTGATGGGGCATTCCGTGAACTGGTCGAAGAGACAAGTATCAAGGTACCCGAGCAAGTTCTGCGTGGTTCAATGACGCACAAGGAGGTCTTTGATTCTCCTGCACGTTCAGAGCGTGGTCGTACAATCACGCACGCATACCTGATTGAACTGAAGAACGAGAAGCTGCCGCGTGTGAAAGCTGCGGATGACTTTGAAGAAGTCGAATGGTTCACGTTTGCCGAGTTCGAACAGATGTCATTCAAGATGTACGAAGATCACTGGCACCTTGCCAAACACATGATTGCTCGAAGCAAAGGGAGGAAATAATTATGCCTTGCAGATGTGACTACATGGAACCAACCGAATACGAGCGTGAGAGCAAGGATACTTGCCAGCGCTTACTCTATGCCCTCAACGATACTGGTCAACCAATCCCTCGCTGGGTGAAGCTGGCAGCATCTAGCTCTTACGGTGACGTTAACCGTATCAACGAAGCTGTCGTCATGCTTTGCTCTACCATCCGAGCAATGTCACCAGATGACTTTGAGCGTGTTGTCTACAACGCTCACAGCAAGGAATCGCGCAAGCTGGCAACATGGTGGGAACGCCATGAAAAGGCTGATCGCAAGCGTGAAGCCTGCGAAGCCAAAGAGCGCGCGGAAGAAGAGTTGCGTCAGGCAGCACTCGCAAAATTGAGCCCCGAAGAACAAGCCGTACTGGGCTTAGACCAGTAAATTCAAGAAGTTAGGGAGTCTAACATGACACACAATCTGATCTTAAACACCGACTCGTACAAGACGAGCCACTTCAAACAGTACCCGCCAGGTACCGAATACGTCTATTCCTACATCGAGGCGCGCTACGGCATGAACCCGTATGTGATTGTACTCGGCATGCAGGCATTCGGCATGGAGTACCTGACCAAGCCATTCACTCAGGCTGACATCGAGGAAGCCGATGCAGTATTCAAGGCACACGGTGTACCTTTCAATCGTGAGGGCTGGGAGTACATCCTGAAAGAGCACGGCGGCTATCTGCCACTGGAAATCCGCATGGTAGAGGAAGGCTCAAAGGTACCTCTGCGTCAAGTCATCGCAACAATGGTGAACACTGACCCGAATGTTCCGTGGCTGACCAACTACATGGAAACCGCGCTCCTGCGCGCCATCTGGTATCCGACCACTGTGGCAACAAACAGCCACCGCCTGAAGGTGATCATGAAGAAGTATTGGGAGCAGTCATCTGACGCACCAATCGAGTCTCTGGACTTCAAGCTGCACGACTTCGGTGCACGTGGCGTTTCATCTGAAGAGTCCGCTGGTCTGGGTGGTATGGCTCACCTGGTCAACTTCAAGGGAACTGACACGGTCTCTGCGCTCATGTACGCGCGTCGCTACTATGGCGCAGATATGCCGGCGTACTCAATCCCGGCTGCAGAGCACAGCACCATCACTTCATGGGGCAAGGAGCGAGAGTTCGACGCCTACCGCAACATGATCAAGGCATTCCCGGATTCTCCTCTGGTTGCTGTAGTTTCAGACTCGTACGATCTGGACAACGCCGTGGTCAACGGCTGGGCCGGTGAACTGAAGGCAGAAGTTGTCAGTTCGGGTAAGACTATAGTCGTCCGTCCTGACTCTGGTGAGCCGCGCGTCATCGTGTGCCGTACCATCAACCAACTGATGGACAAATATGGCTACACCGTGAACAGCAAGGGCTACAAGGTCCTGCCAGACTGCATCCGCGTGATTCAGGGTGATGGTATGGACGTCGATACGCTGCCACTGGTGCTGGAAGCAATGATGGAGGAGAAGCTGTCTATTGACAACATCGCCTTCGGCATGGGTGGCGGTCTGCTGCAACACTGCAACCGTGATACTTACGGATTTGCCCAAAAAGCAAGCGCAATTTGTATAGATGGAGTCTGGAAAGACGTATATAAATCGCCGAAAACTGATCCGAGCAAGGCGTCAAAGGCAGGCCGCTTCAACCTGGAGAACGTTGTGTTCCGTGATGGCAAGTTGCTGCTGAAGACCAACTTCGAGCGCATCAGGGAACTGGCGTCCATCTAAAAAGGTGAAAAAGAACTTGACAACTCCTTCGCTTTCGTGTAGACTTTCATTATTGAGTGAGTGAAGGAGTTGTCAATGTTGACTTGCAAAGAGAAGCTGATTGAAGAATGCATCGAGGCTATCAATTACCATGAGAATCACGATGAGCCTGAAAAGGCAGAGCGCGTTTTGTATGCGCTCAATCTTGTTCACCGACTTTCATTGAGTCAGGCAATCACCGTTTACAACAGGGTTAATCTGGAGGAGTTTGTGCATGAAGAAAGCGTTGACCCAGCAGACTACCCGACTTACTTTAACGCATCCTGGGGCATCGAATAATGGCTGACGTACTTCTCAAGAATGTAGGCAATGCGCTGCAGGCCAAAGAAGTCTTTGCCAGCATCGTCAAATGTCAGAACATCCTTGATGGTCTGCATCCCGACAAAGTGTGGGTTCATACTTTCAGGGATCTTGGCTATGAAATCCGTATGCGCTGGGACGACGAAAATTATCGCTATGAAGCTGAATTGAGGTACCTATGAAATATCCAAATATTATGATCAAATCGGCGCATGACGTCGAAGCTTGCCGGATGGCAATTTCTGTTATTGCACAACGTCAGGATGTCATCAAGGGCATCTGCAAAAGCGGCACGCGGGGCGCGTTCTACTCTGCAGACATCGAGCTTACCAACGGCGAGGTAGTCACCATCATTGTAGACTACAAAGTTGCCACCAATACCTTTGAGGTTCAGTTCGCACAATGAAAGACATTTTCCTTAACTCTCTGTGCGAAGCTGTCAACGCTGGCAACTACCAATTCCGCTACGAAGTCTACTTCCTGATCACTGATGACGTACAGATCCCGAAGCATATCCGGGAGCAGTACAAGCAGGCCAACAACCCGGTCATGATGCTGTCAATCCGTAATGACGCATACCCAGACCCTGAGTTTGACTTTGACAAGCAGGAGCTGTCTTGGTACGTCGAGTTCAACCACGTGGGTTATACCGTTGTCGTGCCATCCCATGCAATCATCTCAATCGTAGATTCCTATCAGGAGGAGGGTATTTCCTTCCATGACCTGTCACAGGAAAACGCTGCGCCTGAGGCTACCGAGCAGCCAGCTCCTAAGCCAGTACAGGCAGCACCGAAAGCGCCAGCAAAGCAGGCACCTAAGAAGGCTGAACTGAAACTCGTGGTCGACAACGGCCCGACTGAAGGTAAGAAGTCTGAGGCACCACTGGAGCTTGTTGTTGACAATGGCAAGAAGGAACCTGTCCGCATGTTCAAAGAGGGCGTGTTCAAGAAAGATGTTGACAAGGGGTCCGAAGTATGATAGGATACGACTTGCAAGCGCAGAATGCCTACGATGACGAAAACAAGAAGTTGAAGGCCATCATACGCGAGGTGCATCGCCTTACCACGATGACGCCTGATCAAAACGAATATGCCGTCCTGGATGGCATGGTACAAGAAATAATGGAACTAACAAGAGGAGTATAGAATGAGTTATTCAAAAGGTGATAAGGTAGTCGTTGTAGCTGCCCCAACAAATGAAGATTACGTCGGTATGACGCCGGCAGACGTCGAAGGTCTTTCTGGCGTCGTTGAAGAGATCATGGAAGAGGCTAATCACGTCTACTTTGGCGTTGAACTGACCAACGGCGAGTCCTGGTATTTCCAGACCAAGCACCTGCAACCTGAGCAGGACTATTCAGACGAGGCAGTAGCCGATGAGGTAGGTGCGTAATGAAAGCGTCTCTGAAAACAGGCCTCAAAACGGCTGCTGCCTACGCACTGTCTGCCACCATCTGGACGCTGGGCTACTTTGCCATGATCAAGGGCGTCGATTGGTCCGGTAACCTCTTCATGACCTGGGTGTGGTTCGGCGCAATCATGAGCATTATCACCGGCGCACTGTTCATGGTCGGATATGCCATTGATGGCGAGAAGATGGCTGAAGGTCTCCGCAAGGTTTACGAGAAGAATCCAGAGAAGCTGGATCGGGTTGGCAAGTGGTACACTTATCTGTGGTCGCGCGCCTGGTATGCTTCACTTATCGGCTTCGCCATGTTCTACGGCTGGTTTGCTACCATGATCGGTCTGATCATCAGTTGTGCAATCCTCGAGTGCGTGAAGTACGTCATTCGTACCGAAGTCAAACAGGCTAAGGAGACTGCTACCGCATGAAGGGCTGGATAATTCAGAACGAGAATGGCACGTTTCAAGGGCCGTTTTGTGAAGAATTACGTTATGTTGACAACGCCCAGATTCTTGATCGACTGAACGGGATCGACAAGAAGCGTGTACACAAATTGATACCCGTCGAATTTGAGTGGTGCGTGGGCAAGAAAGTTATCAACCCTGCGTCACTGCCAGAAGAATACCAAGAATACTATCTAGGAGAAGATTGATTATGATGGACGACAAAGAAGTGGCTTCAATGGCCGCAGAAGATATGAAGAACTCTGGCGAGGCCGAAGCTCTGTCTGCAAAGATTGCTGCCGCCGCTGATCAGGCTCAGATGGACGAAGACCTGAAATTCATGAAGCAACCGACACAGGTGACCTTTCCCGGTCAGGGTGATGCTGCACAAAAAATCCTGGATCAGGCGCAGGCGCCTGCTGCCGGCCAACAGCCTAAGAAGCCGCGCGGCTCGAACTATACGCTTCCAAAGGCGAAGCGTGCCTGGGTTGAGTACGTCCAGGGATTGAACATGCGCGCGATGATCGCACGCTTGACCAGCAAGCCAAAGGTCAAGCCGACTGCTGAAACTGCCATGCAGTCTCGCCGCCTACAAGATCGCTCAAAGTATGAAGGAAACGGTACCTTGCGTCCGGTTCTCGAGGTGAGTGACATTGCCCCAGCAGAAGCTGCGGCTTAATTTCAACAAAAATACACAATGTGGAGATAAGGAAATGTTTGGAAACGGAATGACTCTTATGCAGCGTGTCGTAATTGAGAGCCCCTTTGCGCTCGATGGTGAAATTGAACGCAACGTAACCTACGCGCGCAGAGCGGTCTCCTTTTGTGTACATCAAGGCATGGCGCCCATTGCCAGCCATTTGCTCTTCACCCAAGAGGGTATCCTGGATGACAATATCCCAGCAGAGCGAAAACTTGGCATGGGCGCCGGTTTTGCTTGGCTACCACAAGCAGAACGCGTTCTTGTTTTCTGTGACTACGGAATAGGACCCGGAATGTATGAAGGCATCGGTAGAGCACATGAGTTGGGTATCCCGATCACCTACATGAAGATCGGAAAGAATGATGACGTAGGTAAGGTTCTTCCTACGGTCATCGAAACGAATTTATTGCATCCTGCGGTCTATGAAGGTTGCATGACTGCATGGGAAGATAGTGACGAGTACTACGCGAACGCGTGCGCAAATTTTATGAAGACATGGGTTTATGATGACAAAGATTAACGTTGTAGGTGATGGCGCATTCGGCTCTTTCCTCATGGGGCTTTTCAGTCAAGTGAAGGGAATCGAGCTGGCAGATGACGCAGAGATCGTTGTATTGGCGGTGCCATTTTCAGCCTATGACGATGTGGCAGCAAAGTACGCAGGAAAGTACCTTGTGAACGTTTGCTCCATTCAGGATGATTCAACCAAGATTTGTCTGAGACACTCGCGTAGGGTATTGAGCATCCATCCGATGTTTGGTGCGCGCACACCGCCTCACATGCAGAAGACCTGTATTGTGACCTACAACTCTGGCAACTCGGCGTTTCATGCGAATGAAATCATACGGGCATTCCGTGATTCTGGCGCAGAGATTGTCACGCGCACGCCAGACGGTGATGAAATCACGCCTAAGTGGCACGACATGATTATGGCAAACAGCCATCTGAGAGCGCTTGAGATCGCTGAAATGGCTGCTCCAATGCTTGAGGGCATTATGGACATACCTGACAAGTTCTTCCCTGCCACCGTGGTCAATCTACGCAACCTGGTGAAGCAGTTACAGGACATGCCTCCAGGAACGCGAGATTCAATCAAAGCGAACCCGTATAAATAGTTCTTGACAAGTCCTTGCCGCTGTGCTAGACTTGCGCCATTGAAGGGATTGATTCATTCAATGCAGTTGAGAAAAAGTTCTTGACAAGCCCTTCAGATGTTGCTATAATACGCAATATCAAGTGGATGAAAATATTTTCCCTAGGAAGAAGTTTTCGTGCATAAATATAACACAGGACGTCTACAAGTCCTGATCAACTAAAGGAGCCGATTCAAATGGGCACACGCACAATGAAAAGTCTGTTTAACCATTCGTCTGAATCGGCGTGCCTCGCTCTCGCCGCCTTTGGCGCAGAAGTGGATGGCCTCGTGACCAATTGGCAGGAATTGCCATATCGACCTAAGTCAGGCGATATTCAACGAGATCCCACTGACATTTAAGGGTTAAGCCCAATCAGCTTGCCCTTCAAAACTGAAAAGGAGCAAGCGCACAACAAACAACCAAAACACATATCGACTGGGGTCCTAGTATAATGGGATTATGTCGCCCTTGCAAGGCGAAGATCGGGGTTCGATTCCCCGGGACTCCACCATGCTCGCGTAGTTCAATGGGAGAACGCCGCCATGACAAGGCGAAGACGATAGTTCGATTCTATCCGTGAGTACCAGTTAAAAAAAGATGTTGACAACTCGGTTTCGATATGCTAGAGTTGCGCAACAAGAAATTGACTTTAGCTAGTCAAGGAAAGTATGTTTAACGCGGCCGACGAGCTTTTACTCCTCCGCGAGAGCGCGCAAGCGCCTTTACATAGTGTCAAATGGGGCCGCATGTACCAAGGGGGTGAGAGTGGTTTGCAACCATACTGTGAAGGGTTCGATTCCCTTCGGTTCCACCAATTTTCAGGGGTCGTACAGGTTTCGATTGAGACACGGACGGCATCGTAAGCACGCACGTAGGCTGACCACGTTAAACGTTGGCATGTAAATAGTCGCAAACGACGATACTCCGATTAGCGCTGTAGCGTAATCACTCTCAGGAATTGCTCGCCCTTCGGCGGTTCCAAGAGAGTTTACTTAGAAGGGATAAGCTGATGAACTGGCGCGTCATCAGACGAAAATTTAGCCAACTCGGCAACCACGGTTTGTTCGTTTTACGTGAACACCGAGTATAGAAACGAACTAAGCGTGTAGAAAGCATGAAACAAGGTTTCAAGACAGGGGTTCGATTCCCCTCGACTCCACCAGTTTAGAGAGCGCCCGTAGTCCAATTGGAAGAGGCACAGGACCGAGATTCCTGACAGTGAGAGTTCGAATCTCTCCGGGCGCACCAGATAGCGTTGTACGTGATGGCAACTATTCTAGATGAGACGGTTCGACGGAACCCAGCTTGGTTCGAATCCAAGGCAACGCTGAAAAATTTGGTCAGGTCGTTTAACGGTAGGACCCGCGGCCGATAACCGCGTAGTGGAAGTTCGATTCTTCCCCTGACCACCATGCCGCTGTAGCTGAGATGGATTAGCGTGGGTGTGAAATACCCAAGAGGTTGGTTCGATACCAACCGGCGGCACCATCTGGATGTAGGTTAATGGTAAACGCTGTGGCCTGGAACCACGGTATGGAGGTTCGATTCCTCCCATCCAGACCAGTTTAATGTTGCAGAAATGCAGCTTAAAACCGTCAATGCTGGTTTTATGCGTCATTTTTGCTA